TCACTCAGAACACCGAGGCAGCAAAATTCATCGTTATCCTTTCGCAAGGCACATGTTCCTTGAGGATACTTGCCCGATTCCAGTCGGGTAGCCAGTTCTTCAGCAATAATGGGGTCCATTTTTCCTCCTAATAATGAAATTTAATTGTTTGGGGTGACAGTTATCCTAGGCTTGGAAACGCGGTAAAGGCTGTTTGTCACGTCGTCCAGAACAATCACATGGTCATCGCTTGCTACGGAAACCACAATGCCGGAATTAAGTGTGACTGTTTCGTAGTCCATGAACTGACCCAAGAGATAGCTTACTTCTACACCCACATCAACACTCAGGTGCTTACTAGCATCCCGCATTTTTGCAAATTCGCGCAACGCTGCACGGCTCACGTCAAAGTCCATTACCCAACATCCCTACTCATTCCGCCACCTTGTCTAGGTGGACAGTGCCGAGTCTAGACTACTGCCTAGGCCCGACACAACCCCTCTAGCTCTGCCGGGTAAGCCCCAGCATCTCACGCAGGTAGGGAGACATGTCGTTGATGGCGGTACGCATCTCCTCAACAACCAGCCTTTCGAGCCTACGTGTGGCCCGTACAGCGCCTGTCTCAGTGCTCAAGAGCCGAAGGGGCTCACCGCTCGGCGTACGGCTCCAGAAACCCTCAGGAAGCTCTGTGCAGCCCATGATGCGGAGAGAGTCGATGCGGATTCCCGCGCTCTTGAGCTGTCGGATAGCACCCATCTGAGACTCAGCGTACTGGACAACAGGAGTTCCGTACTTACGCCAGTCACGCACGACATGAGAGCACTGGCTAGAGTGAACAGTGATCTTGCCATTGTCCGCGAACACGCTAAGAGCCTTGACACTCATTGTTCTTCCTTCCGTCAGTCACCACTGTCTAGGTGAACAACACAGAACCTAGCATCTCTCTAGGTTCCATGCAATCCCACTAGTCCGCGTATGCTGCTGCTCGAAGTTTTTCAAGTTCAGGAGATTCGAAAAGGTCCTGCAAAGCACCCTTCACATTATCCAGTGTAAGGTCATACGATCCTGATGCTAGGGCCCATACAACCCCAATCGCGGAATCCACCAACCCCTCTGTAATTCCTTCGGGGGAGCGGCAATCAGTCGGTTCATTACTCATTATTTTCCCTTCCATGCAATCCCGCTAGGGCTTGACGTATTATACAAAAACTTTGTACACCAACCAGTAAATTCCCGCGACCAAGAGAAAAGAGAATCCAAAGATTCCAAAAGTCAGAGCTACTGCTGCAAACGGATTCATTACTGTTCTCACTTCCCTATTGTGAGGCGAATTTGGTAAGGATTACCAGAAACAGCCCAGTTGAGTCCACCAGTAACTAGCATGAGCACTGCCATAATAGCCAAGAATGCCCACACAAACGGCAGCATAAGAACACGAGCAATTACCATAACCGATTCCTTTCTAGTAATTCGGTCAAAGCCATTTCCGGAACACATTTCCATCAAGGAAAGGATTTCCGGCTATGACTTAAATCGAATTACGTGTTATTCGCAGCGTTCCGTCGCTCCATAACAGCATTTCGCCACAAGTAGTTCAGCAAATCCAGAGCCTCACTGGCACGGTAGTTTTCCCAATCAATCGGGGAAACATACCTATCTCCGTCATACTCATCTGGACCATTTTCCACATTGAAACCATGGTGTATGTAGGTGCCTTCCTCCGAAGTAGTCAAACCGAGATACCTAGCGCCATCCAACCAGTAGTGGCCGACTCCCAAACGCTGTGCCGCTTGGGCAGTAGCGCAACGCCCACCATCGGAGATATCCAGGATATCGACGTTAATGCCGACTCCCTCAACCCACCACTCAGGCCACTTCTCGTCAAACAAGGCAATTCCCTTTGCCACCCGGGCAGCGTAGTCGATCATTCCCGGCGTATAATCGATCATTTTATTTCCCTCTCAACTAGTCGGATAACACCACTCTCACATAGTGAGAATGATGCAAACCTGCTAGTCGGTGTTACCATCGAAAGCTATGGCTTTTTCCAGTACTACTCCCCAGGTAGCCCCCATATCCTGCATACCTTGGGCAGTGTACAGAATAGGGAGAACCCCCAATTGCACTGCACTTATTACACCCTCTTGGTGAAGTCTTTTAACCAGAGCAGATGAATCCTCGCCATTGTCGTACATTTCATTAAAGGGTACTCCCAAACGGTACAGCACATTCCCAACAATACAACTGGGATTGCTGTCCAAATCTAGGTAATGGCAGGAAATTCCGGAGGGATATCCATCATCATCGAGGGCGGATTGTCCGTACTTATTGACGTATACGTACTCCTCACCCTTTTCCGCTACAGCTTCCTTCAGAGCCTCAATGACATTCTCTATCGTGAGATCAATAGACATATTTCCTCCTTTTATACTACTTACAGGGATATGAATACTTTCAGAGCTTCGGCATGATTCCTGAAATTCGTTTCCCAGATGAAAAACTCATCACCTGATTGCTTTAGGATCGTGTAAAGCTCCCAATCCTTTAGCAAATACATGGCGTGCTCCCCAGAACGATAAATCATCACACTTTCGCTGATGTACTCGAATACACCTTCGGTTTCGAACGGAATCCACACGTTATTACCTCCTTTTGGTTGACCTTAAAATCACTGAATCCAGTCAGTTATTCCCTAGTTACAGCGTTGTCCGGAGATTGGACAGAACAACAATCCATGCTTCGGTCAATTCCGTGTACCGACCAGACGAATCATCGAACCCGTAAGGATGACCAGAGCAATACTCTATGTCTTCTTCACTGCACCACAGGGAATACTTGTAGTACCCAAAGATTTGGCCTACAATACAGTCACTCAGACTGTGCATATCCAACTTTTCGAGATCAACTCGGTTAATCCACGCGTCAAGGATTCCGAAGTACGAGTTAAGAAACTCGATTCCGTTATTGACGCGCTCATACATTTCTTTTTCCATCATGAACCCTTTCAGGATTCAGTGATTTTAGGATCAGCCAATATGGAGAGAAATACTTACTAGGCAGTTATAAAGTTACTGGAATACCTGTTAAATTACCTCAGGGCACTTTGGGAAGTGCGGCGGTTTTCTCGACGTAGCTCACTACGTCAGTCCAACTCATGCGACCCCAGTGATACTCGGGAAATACCTTATGCGTGATGTTTTTATCTTCACTGTCGTATACAGCAATATCTATAAGCCCATATTCAGACCCGTATTCCCCACGGTTTCGAATAGCCGAAAAGAAATAACCATTCGGAAAACTCACCCAACAATGAGTTGTGTAATCATCCGAAAGATTCTCGAATACTACACCATCAAGGGTAGAGAAACGCTTTACCAATTGCTCAAACATGGATTTTCCCATTTCTGGAATTCCAGTAGCTTTAAAACTGCCTAGTTAGCATGACCCACTATTCAATTATCAAGTAACAGTATTGCTTCGTGTAGAAGTCTCGCACTTGCCGTCTTGCTTGTCAAACTAGCTTTCGCTAGGTCAACTCCGGGTGCCTCGACTCGTTTTAGGCCCTAGGGGCTGTCCGTCTTGGCCGTTCCTTGCTGACAGGTAGAACATTACCTTTGCCTAGATGCTGTGTCTACCACCCCAGAGTAGTGATTTCAAGATCTTTAGCTACTCTCTGTGACAAGCTCTGTATGCCTGTCTGAGAGCCTCGCTGTGTCGGCACAGCCTCAGATACCCTGACATGCCAGAACGGCCGCTAGAGAGTCATACAGACCCCTTAACGGCCGTTCCTAGGTCAGTCAGTAGTCGTAGACTGCCCGTTGTAGATCTATCCCTGCTGTGTCCTCTAGTGCAACCCTGTCAAGAGCTTCGCGCAAGCGCTCTAGGTGAGCCTCTGAGAGCCCTGTGAGCATGTACTGACCTACTCCGGTAGCCCGTATCGTAGGAAGCTCTACAGCCCCTGTAGAAGCCATTTCTGTGTCCTCCTTTGTAATAAGGGGAGCGTCCAGTCCTTCACACCGGACCCAAACACCTTTATGCACCAAAAGGTGAGGAGAATGAACACTGGTAATTTCGCAACCGTAAATAGGATATGAGAGCATTACTTATCTCCCTTTGTTCCATAAATAAGAATCCAGAACAGAAAACCAATAATGATAACCAGGGGAATACCTAAAACAACTATTAAGTCATTAATAGTAATTCCGGGCATTACGCAGTGTATGAAATAGTAGTGATATTTCTAGTATTGATTACCACAGTTTTATTATTAGCCAGTAGTACGTAAGTATTTCCAGTGTTTACGTTATCAATAAGAGTGTATATGCTTTCTTCTGTTACTTTACATGTGAGATATGTTCCATCAATAAACCGTATGGTTATTTCTGTGTATTCCATTACACATATTCTCCTCTATTGTGTATAACTAAAGAATACAGAAATATTTTTGTATTCCATAGAAAAACATAAAGAGGTATACATAAATAATGTATGCTTGTTTATAAAGGAGAATAAAAAGTATATATATATTTCAATTATAAACAAGCATATATGTTTTTCTTTATAAAAGAAGAGTATAACCAGGGAAACCATAACTGTCAATCTCCCTGGTCAACCCTTACAGCCTGTCAGGCTCCACAGAAGTCCAGTACAGTCACACTGTCATTGTAATCATCCCAGATAGCGTTAGACGCTCCGACCATAGCAGATTCCAGCACGCGGAACCCACCCTCACGCGCTATCCAACGCCCGGCCAGGAAGACACCAAACTCCCAATTGCCGAAGGAATCCTTGGATATCAGAGCAAGATATCCCTCGAAACCGTACTCGTAGGTGTCTTCGTCCTGGTTGTAGAACCATGCATACATCTCGGTGTACCTCTCACTAGGGCCTAGAGGGGGTCTGTGTGGCTCTCTAAGCGTCCAACACGGGCTAGGTGGGGAGTTCCTCTACCTAGGCCATGCAAGGCTCTTAGCGGGGCTTCCTGAGTTCTGCTCTGATTCGGAACACGGTTCGCTCTGTGCATCCCAGAATCTCGGATATCTCTCTTGCGGATTCTTTCGGGGAAAGCTTCTTCACCACTTCCCTCATTTCGTGGTAATTGAAAGACAATCCTCTTTCTCCCCGAATTGCACGCACAATCACTGAATCGTCAATATACTCATTTTTATGAGTACAAGTGATACAGCGGCGGTACGGAATTCCATTCTTACGGAATACCGTGTAATAGATTATCTTATGGCCTTTATGGATTTCGTTATACCAGGCATCCGGTATAGCCATTTCGATTTCTCCCCTCTCAGTTTTCCAAGTGCTCACAGGTACACCATGCAAGATGCCGGACCATCCCGAGACTCTGGCAGTGCGTGAGGTACCTGTCCAGCGCTTCTAGAGCGCGCTTGTGCTCTTTGCTGGCCTTGTTGTACTCATCCTGGTCCGCGAAATCCCCCAGACGTGCACTGCACATCACGATACCCCTGGTGGAAAGAGCAGTCGAGTTCAGGGAGGCCGGGGAGTGCCACCATGAGGCAATCTCCCTAGCGGTTGTTGTGCTGATCACCTCATCGAACTTCTCGGCCGCGAGTACTTTACGGAATACATTCATTTCGTTGTCGCTGTACTCAAGCATTCTCAGTTGTCCTTTCCATTGGGATCATGCACTTCATTGATTGGCGGACAATACCACTTTGGAATTTCTTCCAAAATGATATTGAGCAACAATCAGATCAATTCAGCTATGCACCATCCCGGGACATCCTCACTATCCAGCATGTAAGGAACAACCACAACGTACACTCCGGGGGTGGACATGATATATTCCTCCAGTGCTCCCCCAATATATTCGCAAGGATGCATTACCGGACCGGAATAGGAATACTGCCCAGAGTAGCCGGTAAGCAAATGCCATCCTTGGGTTTCCGCGTAGGCCATCATTTCCGTGTCATGCTCTGGCAGAATATCCCCCTCTTTTGTTGCATTGATGAACAGATCAGGGGGATACACGGGAGCGTAACTAAGGCTCCCATCCTCCGACACCCTTACCGGGTAGTCAATTTCCATCATGTCATTCAAAGTCTTAGACACTGTCTGTCGCCCCTTTCAGTCAGATATTCCGGTCGTATACGTGCTGTCCATCATCCTCAGGACACGGGGACATGAAGGGCACATCAGGGGAACGCAGGCACCCGCAACGGGGATCGTTCCAACTGACATTGTTACGGGTGAGCATCCAACGAACTATGATCTTGAACATGCTCTGTATGCCTTTCTAAGAGCTTCTCAGGCTGTAGGTGGTCCCTACTGCCATAGACACCCTGGAAAGCCCGTAGAGAGCCGTCCAGGATGCCTAAAGCGGTAAGGCTAGATGTTCAGGTCTCGCGCAATCTGCCGAGCAAGACCCATGATGTCGTGAAACTTACGCGTAGCGTAGGAATGGTTACCCATGACGGCAATCTCCCACAAGTCGCTACCACATGTAGGGCAGCGAGAGAGGGTAGTCAGACCCCCGTGCGTGTGGAGCTTTCCGCACGGGCATTTGAAGAATCCATTCAGAATCATTTCCATCAGCCTTTCAGATACCCATTTTGTCAGCACACACGGGACCGATGCCCCTACTCTCCCCAGGGGAGTCCGTAATTCTCCGCGCATCGGGGGCCGTACCCAACGGTCTCACTGCGACTGTCCGTCAGACCACGAGAGCAATAGACACAGCAATGGTATGTATGCCCGAATTTGGCAGCCTGCTCGGCGGTAGCGCGCATTTCAGGGGTAAGCTTGCGGATGACACCCTTGGCAGAAGCGTAGTCCCATGCCCCACCATCCCAACGCATTGCGTAGAGGTTATCAGCCTTGGACTTCTTTGTCTTGTAATACTCACCATCCAAGACAAAGATTTCGTCTTCCTGAATGCCGCTTTCCTTTACAGCAGACTGCCTTTCGGCATTCTTGAGCGTGTAAACCTCTTGCTTAAGACGCTCAATCAGAGAAGAAAGCATCTTGAATTGTTGGTCAATGGCATCACGCTTCAATCCATCAAACCATTCGTCGGTCATTTCGGCCAGCGTAGATCCGTCGTCCTTCGGCTTTCCCTGCAATTCGAAAAGCTGCGAGAAAAGGGAATCAACGAAAGCAGCCATTTTGCGCAATGCAATGCGCTGGTTTTCTGTGGCTCCGGTCAGACGTTTTGCTTTTCCTCCACCTATCACACTTCCATCGCCATTATGCACATGGGCATCACTGTGATTGGTGATAATGGTTGTCTTGTAGTTGCGAGTAGCCAAAGCGGCACGGTAAAGCGCAATACGCTTTACGCTGTTTTCCTCTCCACCCTCGTAATCAGAGATTACGTCAGAAAGCATTTCCCATTGCTCACTTGTACGGGGCAGGGATATGAATACCTTTTCGGTGTCTGTCCATTCCCCCATAACCTCTCCCACCTTCCCTATTTTCGAGCACGTCTTGCACAGACGGGAGTCACCAGCGGAGCCATAGGCGACACGGCCGCACAGAGAGGGCACACCATCACTCAGAGCAAGATGGGTGACACTGCCGCCCTTACGGGTGACCCGAACCATCTCAGCCGCTGTGATCATCGTGTGCGCCTCTCTCGTGTGGAGACTCCAACGTCTCTTAGAGGGGTGGGAGTGTCAATACCCTTGACGGGTAAAGCTTGGGTAAAATCTCCCAGTGGCTGTCTAAGAGCCTTTCAGAGCAGGGGTGGGAGAAGATACCTACCCCGTACCCCTAAGCCCTTACAGGGGAACCCACGAGGGTTCTAGACGTCGTCTACGTCTATGACACGGATCAGGCTTCCCCAACCGTGGCGAGGCTTGCCCGAACCGTTGAGGGCGCCATACAGCTCAGCGATCATGCTGTAGTCATGGACCTGGTCAAGGGTGACAGTGAAGGTGTGCCATCCGAGATCCACAGTCGCACCCGTGATGTCATCGACAATGATCTCCAAGAGGTATTCCTTGGTGACCAGGGTTTCACCAGTGCTGTAGATGGCGGGAATCTTCTCACTGTGCCAGTAGTCCTCGTGTCCCTTGCGGGATTCCGCAGTGTCGTGAATGGACGTGCCGCACGGGACACACAGGATCATAGGCGCGTATGTCTGACTGTCATCCTTTTCTACCGCAAGGCAGAATCCGCACACGTGCCCCTCCGCTTCGATCGTCTTACCAGGCATGCTCACGTCTCCATGCACGTTGCACCGGACACACCGTGCACTCTCCAGCACGTTGACGAGTTCGAACCTGCCGTTCCTGACAGCGAGTTCCCGCACACCAGCCATGCCCATCGGAAGGGAAAGGCACGGCATGATCCTGACTCCGGACCATTCTTCTCCATTGGCTTCGTACACGATCTCCTCCCACCATTCGGGAGTGCCCTCCGTGGCCGTAGAGCTGGCGATATCCCCGAATTCGAATGCCAGGATATCCATGACCGAGGAAACCACGATATGAATAGCGTCATCGTGGTCATCCCCGATTTCCTGGCCCCACCTGCTCATTTCCCGCTTGACATCTGCACATGCAGGGTTGTGGTAGCGAGTAAGCCCGCTGATTCCCGGAAGCCCCTGAATAACTCCAGTAACCGGAATGGCTCCGCCCTGAATCGCCCGCACAAGGGCAAGCGAGGAAGACACGCTCTCATGGTCGGTGATGTCGTCGGTGTGGCTGTACGCCTCTTCCAAAGCCTCGCTCTCACTCAGCCGCATGGCGTGAGCGTCCTTGCTGGCTGTCAACTTGGAAGCCTCCGTGATGATCTTGTGAGCGTCGTATGCCGTGTACATGGCCAGTACCTCCGGATCAAGCTTCAGTCCAGCACGGTAAGCGTCGTAGTCGAATTCACCCTCGACCGGCCCGTCTGCCGTGGTGATGACCGCAGGAACGTCCGCGTCGCCCTCTACCGTCACGCCGGACAGGCTAGGGACAAACTCCGCCATGTGCTCGGGTTCGTCGTCCACAGACACCGTACAGCCGTTCCACGAGTCTTCCTCGCTGGCTGTCGCCCATGCACTGACACCCTGGACAGTGAGCGCGTGTACTCCGTCGTCGTTGCGGGGACTGAGCGGCAAGCAGATACCCCGGTTGATTAGTGCCACAGCCGTACTGACACCGATGTTTGCGGGGAGGATCATCCGCCCATCCTCCAAGTACGTGACGCCACGGAGCGCCGCGACCATGACCTTTGTGAGCTTGACCTTACGCATGATCACTCCTCGTTTCCTGTTGAATCCCACTGAGGTAACCATACCCCCATACCCGCCCCCGAAACTAATCGGGGACGAATAAAGCGGTAAGGGTCTCACCATTCGTACATAAGATCACTGTCCGCCCTCATGTAGTCGTCGGCGTACTCGGGCTCATCCGCCGGGTCATCGAACATGTCCCCGTACTCGTCACTCTCTTCCTCTTCCGCGTAGTGAAGGTTCTCCAGTGCGGTCATGAGTACCTGCCACACACCGGAGCCCTTGAACCACGGAGATACGGACGTGCTGTGTATGGTCTCCGCGTACGAGTTGTCGTTGTTCCAGATGATCTCCGCGAAGTCGTCGGGACCGTTGTAGAAGACAGTCGCGCTGAATACCTCGCCTTCCGTCATGTACATGGTTCCCGCGCCCATCGGCGTAACCGTCCACTCAGCGTCGTGCATGTTCATGGTTTCTCCCTTGTTCACTGATGAGCCATCATCAGACGGGGGAACTACCCCCATGACGCCCTTGAGGGCGTTTCGGCTCTTGTCAGTAGTTGTAGGCAGGCTTTGTCACTGCGATGGCCCTAGAGCCGGGTACGTTCCTTTCTGCCACGTCTTTGGCGTCGGCCTCACTCCACGCACCCACACGAACCGTGTCATGGTCTCCGCATGCCCGCAGTACCTCAACCAGGTAAGTGATCTTGTACGTCATGATCATCTCTCTTTCTATCAGAGCTGTATGAAGGTGCAGCACTCTTCTACGAACGCCTGCCAGCCACCAGGGTACAGCTTGTCGATCCAGTGGGGCAGCGTGTAGTCAGCCTGACTGATTCTCTCTCCCACTACGTCCGACAACCAGTCACGCGCTTCGGTGATCTGCTCTTTGGTGTATTCCATGGTTTCTCCTCTACTCCAGCGCACACAGTGTATGCGCTCTGAGCCATCCAAGGACTGTGTACAGCCCGTGGGTGACTCTTGCGGAGGCGAGAGACCCATTCAGTTGTCAATGTCCTTAAGCTCCGTTCAAGGGCCGCTCTCGCCACCCTCTCCCGCGCCGTTCTTCCTGCTGCCACGACTGTCTCAAGACTCCAGCATCGTGTCAAGACTCCCAGCACCCCAAGACCAGGTAAAATTTCCGGGAAATCGCGGCGGACCATAAATCTCTTCGGATGTCAACACTACTCACACGTATACCCAAGAAAGCCGTACAAGCCTCCCTGAGAGCCTCCCAGACTCTCCAGTGTCCAACCACTCCACCCCTACTCTCCCAGCCTCTTACACGCGATTTTCACTCTCCGTCGATGTCTAGACCACTAGACCAATTGGAGTAGACCACTACAGGTATACTTTCTGACCTGCAATGGTCTTCCCTATGCACAGTCACATATACCTTAGACCCGCAAACCATATACTACCAACGTATGTATACTGCTCTACCCCTTATGTCCGTTATGCCATTGCGCAGCGTAGTATAGGCAGATTTCGGGAAATTTCGCGCGAAGTATATAAATACAAGGTAAATATACTATGGCATACTATAATACTCATCAGTGTACATTCAGATATATACCCTGACTAGTTATCGCTTATCTGGATAACACAGGTAACTATAGGAAAAGCCAATATATACTCTAACTATTCATTGATTATTATGACAACACCACTAACTCTATCTTCTATGAATATATACCCTGACTAAATAGGCTATATCTGTACACATAGGTAACTATAGAGAAAGGCATAATATACCCCAACTAGGCACCACATTCTCTCATATAGCCCCTTATATGCCCTCGTATCCACATATTGTGCCCTTTTCTATGCTTTACTACCATATATAGTGCATACTTCGCAAATATCTTATATATCTCCAATAGGTCATAGGGGAAATAAGGGTAATAGCGGGTAATAGTATGTCATATCAGGTATATCTGCCTATACTGGGACACACAGGGACATAGAGGTTGAAATCGGACATAGAGGCATATATAGGGACCCCCCACCTTTAAAAAGGACATATAGGGATATAGTGGGCCTAGTTTTCTGAATATGATAATGCTTATTCTTCTAAAACAGTATCCTATAAATTGGGCCAGTATCTACACAGAGTAACGAAAATAGGGTTTATAGCCATTTTTTCCCTAGTAAAAGTATAGACTTTAGTAACTCAGCGTAATAAATATTAGTATAATAAGTATTGACAGGCAATAAAAGATCCTCTACTATAGTCTTATGGCTAAGAAGAAACAGTATATGCAGAGCTATCCAACTAAAGAAGCCGCTATAAATGCGCTGGAACAGTACAGTAAGGGTATGAAATCCTTTGGATTTATAGGGAGTGGTCTTACTCTTACTGTGGAGAAGTACAAAGGGCAGTGGTGGATTATAGCTATAGACAGACGTTAGGATATAAATAGGAGACAGCAGTTGTTTCAGTATGGTAAGGACTATGTTGTAAGGGGTAAGGAGATATGGTATACACCACAGAAGAAGTTAATAGGTGAGGCGCCGAATAAACGGGTAGCACAGTTATGGGCAGCCGGTTTTAATGAAAGTAATTATCAGGCTAAGAGAGCTGAAGCTGCAATGAGGAATAAATAGAATACCCCCTCGATCTTTTTAAGGAAAGAGGGGGTATTTTTACTCGCACTGCGGGTTAGGGCAGGTACCTCTGCTGCTCTGGGAACCGCACTTAGAACATGTATATATTGACATGGCCATTTTATATTCTTCCTTCGTCTTTTACTATTATGGTTTTCCGCATATGGCAGCGGATACTGGGGCAGGTCTGTAAAGATGTGCGTATATTGCAGCTAGGGCATTTTCTTATCGGTCTGTTCGGTTCTTTTATTGGTCTTACCTCATGTTCTGTCATAGATACTCATATCTGACTGGGTAATCACTTTCCACCCGTCGTCTTCTTCGTCTTTCCACAGAAGTTTTAGTTCTTCTGGCGATGTCCATTCAACGGATAAAAGAGCCTCGTATACAGATTCCAGATATATATGGTTGAATGCTGCTGCCCATACTGTAGCTTCCATGAATTTGGAGCCGCCGTACCAGTTATGAGTATCAGTGGATTCTACGAATTGCTGCTTTCTGTGGTCTAGTTCTTCCAGTTTATTATTTACTGTTTCTAGTTTTTCACGTATGTTCTTTTCATATCCGAAAAGAACTATCGCATTACTTACCCAGCTCATACTACCACCTGTACACACCTTCCGAAGTATATGCTCATCTGGCTTCCTTAGCTCTGTATTCGTTCCTTTGGTTGAAAAGCTCTATGTCAGATGCGTTAAGTGTCTTCTGTAGAGCTTCTTTGCTTATCTGACCAGATGCAAAAGCTTGCTTATCCAGTACTCTGGCACCCGCAGCAACCAACGTTATGTCAGTTCCGTCGAGATAATCGAATAAAGCCTTATGCATTTTCACACCATTCCTTCAATATTTCGAAATGTGCTTCTTCTAATCCATATTTGGGGCTTACCAGAAGAATTCCACTACCAGGGGCGCAAGTTTCCTCAATCCAGTCCCTGTCTCTCCTGGTAACTTCATCGTCTATCCACTTAAAAGGAATTCCTGGACGATTTTCCTTCATCCACTGGGTAATTCTTTTAGTTTTCCAGTGTAAACGTTCTGTATTCCAGGGATCTCGGTCTTTCCAGTCGATATATGGTAATTCTGGGAGACCTATATGTGGACCAATCCAGTCGTTAGCTTCTTCTTCCCATGCTGTAGCCCAGATTATCTCACACCCCAGTTCCATCAGCCGAAGTCCGTCAGTGGCTCTCAGACGGACTTTCAAGGGCTTACCCATCTCCCAGCCCCTAGGCCGCATCAGATGCGTCGTAAACCCCTCTGGAAGCCCTTTACGGGCACTCCACGGGTTCAGGGGTCCACCTAATCTACGTCTAGGAGAATAATCGGCCTAGACATTGGCATCACCTTACTTTCTTTGACTAGCATTTCTGCACCACTCAACTCATCTCCATAGCGTCAACCATATTTTCCAGATAAGAGTGTATCCCGGTTTCTATATATCTTTGCCGGTTATATGTATAGGGGTCAGTTTCTGGCTCCGTATACAGAATTATTCCGGATCTGATAGCTTTTTCCCTGAAAATTGTGTATTCTGCTACGGACATATTATTAATCTCTGCTGCTGTTCTCAAGGTCTTCACCAATTATTTCTGCTATCTCCCTATATGACATCCTTTTTTCATATACTTTACGAGATCTGGTATTCCTGCCATAATCGGGACAGTCAGGACCTGGTATACCTCTACATATCGGACACCAGGAAGGCTGCTGCTTTCCCAGCATTCTAGACTGACTCATAAGTATAATAACTCTCCATATTCGCTTTAGAGATATCACAAAACGAAACGGGAACCCATTTACCGATAGCGGGGTCACTACAACCCATACAGACATCTCCGATTGTCATATCGGGTCCTTCGGATATCTGCATCCATACATGCTCAGAAGCTTCCATATTTAACTCTCTCCTCATTGCACCAGGAATGTAAAGCTACTACATTTCGTTTGTGTATGATCATATCCACATACTGATAGTCTTTGTGCTCTTGGGTAATCAATAAATTACAGTACATACATCTGTATCCCTCTGGCATGTTAATACCGATATCTAATCGTTTTTTCCAGTCCAGAGGGTACAAAGAATCACTTTTCAGATTATTACAGCTTTTATGGGTTAACTGAATATTGGATCTTTCGTTTCCACCACCAGAAGCTCGTGGTACTATATGATCACGGGAAGCGTCACTGAGTTCCACATACTTACCGCACAGAGCACATATACCATCGAAATCCGAGTGTATCCGTACTAATGGTTTGGAATAGTAAGAACTCTGATTTTTGTTTCCCATGATTATCCTTTGTTTCGTACAGCCTCCAGGTACTGTTGGAAAGTCTTTGTGAAGAGGAATCTTCTCATAGTTGTCCAGCACTCCAGTTCCAAATCATGTTCCTTCGGATGACCGGGAACAAGACATGGACCTCTGTCTTTGATATCGTTTACACTTCTATAGTTCATGTTAAAGTTTTCTGTTAGTAGTACCCCCACTGGTTCCACCCTAGGGTCTACTCTACCAGAAAATGTACCCCCTGACAACCAGTAGATCTTGTTGACCAGAGGAATAAAATTTGGTACCATAGTGTATGACGAAGCACTACCACGAAAAAGCATATACAAACCACTTGTGTTTGACAGAGTGGTACATATCTGTTACACTGTTTTTTATAGAAAACAATTTGTAAGAATATAGATATGTATATTCTTTTTATAAGGGGAAATAGATGGAAAAGAAGTCACCTAAGTTATCCAGAAGTATCCGTTTGGAAAAAGATACTTTGGAAGAACTTAAAAAGTTAGCAGATAACTTGGATCTTGGTATTACTGTTTATATTAGAAGAGTATTAGAAGCAGTAGTGGAAAATTCAAAGATTATAGATGTAGCAGAGTAATTATATGAATACAGATGAATTATATGATTCTATATATTCTTCTTTTATAAAGCACAGACAAGTAGAAACAGAAGAAGACAAACTTTTTGTTCATGAACTTACTCTGGAAGCTTTAGAAGGAGCAAAGGTGTATATTACTGATTTAGAGGAAGCAGTAGTACATCTCCAGGAAACTGTGAAGAGGTTGTCCTATGTTGACAACTGAACAGGAACTTGCTAGATTTCTCGCATCAGCAGTCAGAACTCTTGGTGGATATCTTAAAATATCCAAAGAAGATCTTGACAACATGCCTCCCACTAGACTAGTGTGGGATTCAACATCACAGCCGGAATACATCACTCTGGCTGTGATAAGTAATGAAGTTATCATGTTAACAGTAGAATCCAGGAATGCGGATACTCCAGAACCACTGGGAAGTACAGTAGACAGTGAGTAAGTAACCTGGTAGAATGAACTTACCTTCAACAGGGTGTATCTGGTTCTTACTGGATATTCCCGCTACGGGATGTAGCTCAGCTTGGTAGAGCTTCCGGTTTGGGACCGGAAAGTCGCACGTTCGAATCGTGTCATCCCGACCATGAGTTAGCACAAATGTATACACTCACAATATAAATAGATATTAGTGCTCAACATTTTAATAACTCATTATGCCGCTTTAGCTCAAAGGTAGAGCCTCTGGTTGAAGCCCAGATTATCACAGTTCGAGTCTGTGGGGCGGCACATTTATAATGGCTGTAGATGGTCTGGTGACCGGAATACTCTCATAAGGTATTTGGCAGAGTTCGAACCTCTGTACAGCCACTGCGCGGATGGAGAAACGATGTCTCGTCAGCCTCATAAGCTGGAAAGTAGTGGGTTTGACTCCCACCTGCGCCCCCACTTTACAAGCCTTAACTTTCGTGGTACTATTTAGTCCTCAACAACAAGGAGGCACTATGGGAGACAGAGCGAACGTTTATATTCATCATGGTGACAATCCAGGTATTTATCTATACAGTCACTGGGATGGAACAGAATTACCATCCGTAGTAAAGAGGTCTATGGATACCGAAAGAGCGAAGCGTAATTACAATGATGCTGAGTATTTAGCGCATGTTATCTTTGAGGATATCTTCGATGAAGATCCGGGTAATGATAAGGGTTATGCGTTGTCTCTCTACCCATTAGATGGTGAAAATCGTATAGTTGACATAGACACCAATGTAGGGTATGGTGAACCTTCAAAAGTTACGTTAAAGGGATATCCGTATACCTGGGCTAACATCCCTAAAAATCCATATAATATTTGTGGCGGCTGCGGTCGTCCACTACCAGATTAGGCACATGTTCCGGCCTTTATTGAGGAACCTTTGCTCGTTCCCCGCGAGAGGTAAGTGGTAGCAATGTCAGGGGTTTGAAGACAGCTACGCGACTTTCCACCAATGCGATATTGATGTATAGGCTGCATGACATCCTTCCAAGTTGTTCGAGGGAGTTCGAATCTCCCATATCGCTCAAGGAGATATCCAAGGATATCTCCTGTCTGTGCACAGCAGAAGAAATCGCTGAGATTAGTCACCTCAGAACCCGCAACTCCTAGACTGACAAAATCTAGGACAGGACCAGAATGGCGGGACTGTGCTTATTCCCGATTCGTATAATGGAATTACCTCCGCCTCTGGAGCGGATGACCGAGGATCGTAACCTTGATCGGGAGCAGGGCGTAAGTAGGGCAAAGAGTAAGCGCACGGATACTAGTAAAGCTGTGTGATAGGGTATGCCTGAAGATTTGGTAGGGCTGCAATCCGAATCCAAACGCGCATACCCACTTTCCGGGATGGTCTGCTGGTAGGCCACTCTGACTTTGGATCAGAATTCCGCAGGTCCGATTCCTGCTCCCGGAGCTTTAATATCTATAGGAGGATAGAAATATGGGTTATTATTCAACTTTTACAGTGATAGACACTGATATTACTGGAATTGTCGATGTTTTAAATGATAATTCCGGAGTCTACGAAGGCTGGTATGTGGATAGTTATAATGGTGTTACTATGGGTGCGGTTAAATGGTACGATTGGTTGACAGACCTAAAAACACTTGCTACACTGTACCCCAGTAGTTACTTAGTCATAGAACGTATTGGTGAATCTTCGCTAGATATTTCCAGAGTTGTAGTAAAGAATGGTCGGGCAACAGAGATTACCCCAGAGCTTGTCTGGCCAGAAGTTCTGTGATACAGTAACACTAATAGCCCGCAAGGGCAATGCTCCTGTAGCTCAGTGGTGAGAGCAACGGCTTGTCACGCCGTAGGTCGCCGGTTCAAATCCGGTCAGGGGCGCTTTAAAAACTTAAAGATTATAAACCTGCACGGGGAATATAATCACCCACTTGGCCGGGTTATGTAGAGCCAAGGTAGAAACCGGTCCGCGAGCACCGGATATAGTGTAGATGGCCGTGCGGGAAATCTACACTCTTATGCCGCTATCGTATATAGGTAGTACGTAAGCTTCTCACGCTTATAGACAGGGTTCAAGTCCCTGTAGCGGCACCAGCAACACGCCTTATAGGATTTCGTGGCCTGAGATAAAGGGCTAGGGTGAAGACGAAAATCCCCCTCCTATTTGATGCTGATCCAATGAGAGAGGATGCGTGAGTCTTTCTCATATACTACTGATACAGATCTATATGAATAGACGCGTTTTTCATATATAAGTATCAGTAGTTTTTGCCCCCATAGTATATCGGTTAGTACACAAGACTTTCAATCTTGAAGACGGAGTTCAACTCTCCGTGGGGGTACGTAGCACGTAATAGGATACCCAATCCTGGGTAGGAGTGCTTCAAGTCGCCACCTATTCGACGGCTTGGCAAGCAAGAAGAGGCGCGGTTACGGGTAGGGCCTCCGTGGTGGAAGATACTCCGTATTTGGACGATTACGGAAGCAGGCAGAGGGATGAGACCACCAGTCCACTAAATAATCTTTCTAGGGTACAATTAGGAATTGCTATAGCATAAAGTAATTCTTTCTAGAAAGGTTCAAATATGGCATTCACATATACAATTGTTAAGGCTGACGCTTTAGCTGTTGGTGATCAAGTACGTGCCGCAGTTATGCAGGATGGGCATGCTTATGTATTCCCAGTACCTACAACTAGTGGGGCGACTTTTCCAACAACAGTACGCTCTATTCTTAATTTAGCTGCCAACACTCCTGGTGCTGGGGCTACTGACGGACAGTACCTTGTACAGCTTACCAATTCATCTCCATTTGCGCTTCCTACTGATTTTACAATTAACGATAATAACGACTTTATCGTTAAGGCTACGGGAACAGCGCCGTAATAAGCTAGAGAATTGTGTTCCTCCTTCCGCAATTCTCTAAAGACCGACAGGTGTGATGTCTTTAAACTATTCACCACATATACCCCCTAAGCTTAGAAATTTCGGATAGGGTTACTGAAATGGGCCACTGGTGTCAGTATAATTTGTATAGTGGTAATGCCTCTCTAGCTTAGTGGGAAAAGCGCGGCTCTTGTAAAGCCAAGTGCTCGGTTCGAATCCGGGGAGAGGCTCTCTAGTTTATGATGTCTATTTTGATAGTGCTAATGTTCCTACGGAAATACCGTAGACACCTGACGGTGACGGTTACGCCCATCGGTAGCGGTTAATACCGAGAATGCTCCAATATCCCAATGGTAGAGGAAGCGGCTTCAAGTACCGCTAGTTGTCGGTTCGAGTCCGACTTGGAGTACTCTAGATTCTGTGGCAACCTGTACACAGGTGGGGTAAGGGTGTACGCTTTATCCTGATGGCTGCTTGTGAGTTCGATCCTCACTAGAATCTAGTTTGACTAGCGTTGTAACGTGTGATAAGCTCCAGGTATACAACTTAATCGTAGCTAGTCAGCAATGCCCGCATGGTGAAATGGCAGCCACGACGGACTTAAAATCCGTTGACTTCGGTCGTGCCGGTTCGAGTCCGGCTGTGGGTACGTAATACAGGTTATTATGCTCCCTTGGCGTAATCTGGTAGCCGCGCGAGATTTAGGATCTCGTGTCTTATGACGTGTCGGTTCGAGTCCGACAGGGAGTACGTCCAATATAATATGCCCTTAGTATAATGGTAGTGCGAGAGATTCCAAACCTCTAAGCGTGGGTCCGATTCCTACAGGGCGTGCTTGACAGAGCCTAACAACCTCTGGTAGTATATGTAGTACACAAGGTCATTACCGCGAGAGCTACAGTGACCGTATTCGCCTATAACTCAATTGGCAGAGTTTCGCACTGTTAATGCGACGGTTCCTGGTTCGAGTCCAGGTGGGCGAGCTTGTGACGATGCGAAGATAAGAGATACTTCAATGAAAATACTCCACCGAAAATGGGGTTTATAATACTTTTATCATTATTTCTAGTCACCGTAAACTTGATAGAAGGTTTGGGTAGCCTGCTAGCGGCTGTAATCGAGTACAACGTCCCAGTAATCTTGATACGAACGTTCTTATCCCTTCTATCATTCAGTTTTGACAGCGTTGCGAAAATTACGGATACTTCAACCGGAACCGAAGACAAGAGGTTCGAATCCTCTGTTACCGACTCATCGGTAAATAGCTCAATGGCAGAGCATCGGTATAGAAATGCCGTAGTTGATTATTTCTAGCTGTTAATATAATTTAATAAGTTTTACCCGATGCGCAGCTCATGGTTACTTCACATTAATGGTAATCAAAGACACCATGAGCGACTTTTTCTAGGGTATAGCAATATTGACAAATAGAGTGAGAGACAGCAGTATGTAAATTCCTATCATCCCTATGGGTTACTAGGTGTTCAGCAGAGCGACCCATCTATTTTTCATCTTAGTAAATTCCGATGCGAAAATCACTGGTTACTTCACTGGAAATGAAATAATATGGTTCGAATCCATCTAGGGCACGGTGCCTATACACCAGAGATTGTTATTTCTAGGAACTTACTAATCTTCCCCTTGGTCCGCGTTGGCGCACTTGAGGGGTTTTATTTTATCTAAATAACGTACCACATTATAGGAGGAAAGATGAGCAAGTTCAATAGGGCGGTTCGTACAGGGGTGCAGTCTCCTATTAAGACTACAGGTATGACTGTAAATCATGATGGTCGCGCAGCTTTTGGGAGGGATACCAAGTCAGAGTTGTTCTTGCTGGCAGTATCCAATTTTGTCGGTCAGGATACTTTCTATGAGTCTGCCAAGAACCGTGATGATCGTTTCACCAACCTGTGTGCTTCCGTGGCTGTTCAGGACCCTAAGTGGTTCCAGGGCTTTGTTGGCTGGCTTCGCAATGATGCCTTCATGCGCTCTGCGGCCATCGTAGCGGCTGTTGAGGGTTCTAAGGCACTCTACGACTCTGGGGCCATGAATGGGACTCCTAGGGCCATCGTAGCGGCTTCTCAGGCTCGTGCTGATGAGCCTGGAGAGGTGCTGGCTTACTACGAGGCTAAGTACGGTAAGAACTTCCCTGCGTACCTGAAGAAGGGTGTTGCTGATGGAGCAAAGAAGCTCTATAATGAGTACAGTCTGCTGAAGTATGATACAGATTCTAAGGGATACCGTTTTGCGGATGTTATTCAGTTGACACACCCTTCTGCGGAATCCTCTAAGCAGAATCAGCTTTTCAAGTATGCTCTGGATCGTCGCTACGGAAATGTAGAGGTTCTTCCTGAGATTCTTAAGATGATACGCAATCGTGAGACCCTTGTGAGTTTCCGTCCCGAACTGCGCAGAGAACTGCTTTTGCGCAACGAGGGTAACAATCTTCTGGGTGAAGCCGGAATGACATGGGAGGCGATGGCAGGATGGCTCCAGGGTCCTATGGATAAGCAGGCTTGGGAAGCTATTATTCCTAATATGGGATACATGGCACTACTTCGCAATCTGCGTAACTTCCAGGATGCCGGTGTTAGTGTTAGGGTACTGAATGGGGTGCTTAGTAAGCTTGCTGATCCTGAGCAAGTTGTTAAGAGTAAGCAGTTTCCTTTCCGATTCCTTGCGGCTTATCAGGCCACTAAGGGTAGCTTGAAGATAGGGTCGGCATTGGAAGATGCTTTGAATGCTTCTCTCAGTAATATTCCGTCTCTTACTGGTCGTACGCTTATCCTGGTTGACCGTTCGGGTTCTATGTTCAGCTACCACCGTACTGACACTGAGTTGACGATGGCTGATAAGGCTGCTATCTTCGGTTCAGCACTTGCACTTCGTGCTGAGAATGCGGATTTGGTTCAGTTCGGTTCTGCTTATAATGGTCCCGCATTTGAGAAGGTTTCATTCCGTAAGGGTGACTCTATTCTGCCTATGCTGAATAAGTTCCGTGATATGGGAGGCACTGATACCGATGTGGCGGTTCGGGGTAGCTTCAATGGTCATGATCGTATTATCATTATCACCGATGAGCAGTACAATGGTTACGGTGGTGATCCACTAGCTGTTGTTCCGGCCAGGGTTCCTGTGTATACTTGGAACCTAGAGGGATACGCAGCAGCGCACAGTGAGTCTGGTTCGAAGAAGCGTCATACCTTCGGAGGATTGACTGACAAGGGATTTCAGATGATACCATTGATTGAAGCTGGGGAATCACAGACTTGGCCTTGGGAGAACAGGTAATATGGAACCCGAAGCTATATCAATGCACATAGCTGCGGGACTCCACTATGGCATTGATGCGACTTGTGGTAATAAGGTAGACTACAAGTCAGAAGCTACAGCGGAAAAATCAGCAGATAAATTAAGTATAAAGTACAGCAGAGATATGGAAGGCTATCCTTGCGCCTTCTGTGAAGGTTGGCATGTAGGACGTAAGCTGACTGAAGAAGAAGTTGCAAGATTCGCTACCACGTGGTAAAGTATTAACAGCGGTTGGCGGACCGCCTGCTAGGAAAAAACCGCCACATCTGCTAAGCTGTAGATCTGAAGGTGCACGTCGGCTAAGATCCGTGAAATTCGGGGAGTTGGGGGAATCCTTCAGATTTATGGGCCTGTAGCTCCAATGGAAGAGCAACTGCTTTGCACGCAGAAGGTTGGGGGTTCGAATCCCCCTAGGTCCACGGGTTTGGCATACCGGTTCGCTATAGGCGATGAAAGTGCTACTTAGATATGCTATGCAGCCTAGATGCGCAAAGGCTACAATTACTACCTGTTAACCGTGAAACTCGGGTGTAGGTCAGGTCATATCTATTAATGCTCCGTTAACTCAGTTGGTAGAGTAGCGCTCTCTTAAAGCGCAGGTCGTCCGTTCAAGTCGGACACGGAGCACGCGGAAGGCTGTGTCAGTTACCTTAATGCATTAGGTCAGCCTCAGAACACTGACAGTATATGATCCGGTAACTCAGTTGGTAGAGTGCGAGTCTTTTAAACTCAGAGTCCTCGGTTCGAGTCCGAGTCGGATCACTTTAATAATAGGAGAGTATTATGGTTTTACCTGAGCCTGGAGACTTCGGTTTAGTTTCTATAGAAGGCGGCGTAGGTAAGCTAATACGCTTTGGTCAGTGGCTTAATGGTGACGGATTCACTAACTATGAACATGCCTTTATTTACGTGGGTAATGGTAAAATAGTTGAAGCTGAACCGGGTGGTGCCCTCATATCCGAACTTGCAAAGTATGATGGTCGTCCTGTACTGTGGTCTACAGGGATAGTTAATCTGTCTCATATACAACGAAATAGCATCATAACAAGAGCTATTCTTCAAGAAGGTATCCCATATAGTTTTCTTGATTATTTAGCGATAGCACTATATCGTTTAGGAATCAAATATCCTAGAGTGGCAAAGCGCGTAGAAGATTCTGATCATCTGATATGCTCACAGTTAGTAGCACTGGACTACAGCGAGGTAGGATCACCTCTGACAGAGTATCCTCCCTACCTAGTAACCCCTGGACGCCTGGCAGAGTATCTGATAAGCTTCAGACACAAGCGGAAGTTAAGCAAGTTGGTTCAGCAGACAGTCTAAGTAAATATGCACCTATAGCTCAATGGACAGAGCGTTTCGCTACGGACGAAAAAGTTGGGAGTTCGAGTCTCTCTAGGTGCACAGGGACATAGGGTTCTTCTATGTGAGGGTTGTCCCTATATAAACACGGTAAACATAGAGTGCGTTCTAGCACGTACATATAAGCTAGTCGGTTTTAGGATTCCGGATCAAAATCCTATTATGCTCTCGTAGCACAACGGACAGTGCAAGTGGCTTCTACCCACTAGGTTGGGGGTTCGATTCCCTCCGGGAGTACGTTGTATAACATCACTAAGGAGGATATTATGGGATGGCGTAAGGGTGATCAAGTAGTGACGGTTACGGGTAAAGATGGTACTGTAGTAGCTACAGAGACATCTACCGACCGTATTGCGGTATCTGATAATGATGATCCGCGAGATGTGGGAGTTTATCGTAGTCGTGAACTTCAGCCTGCTACTCCACCAGCACCAGAACCGGCTAAGAAGGGTTTCTTCGGCCGTAAGAAGTAAGTATAAAGCCCTTTGGGGCAATGCCCGTATAGCTCAGCGGGAGAGCACCGCCCTTACAAGGCGAATGTCGGGGGTTCGAATCCCTCTGCGGGTACGTGACAACACCAAAAACACCGAAGCCCTTTCCAGGGCCTAATAATCCTAAACCGCCCAGTGGTCCAAGACCACCTTACTAAAATTAAATGGGTTTGGAAGGTTTCGACTGAGACTAAAACCGCATGCGGAATTTCTCAGGACTAGCGTTCGAATCGCTACAAATCCACGGCCGGTGATGTAGGAAATACCCCGTACCTACGTGCCTAACGGTTAAAGGCCCGGCGCTTGCACATTGACCTAATCTGTGTGGTTCGGAGACTGCCTGCAAAGCAGTTGGTTAGCGGTTCGATTCCGCCAGTGTGCTCTTTGGAAGATAAGCGAATGGCTAGCAGCCTCACTGCTAATGAGGTAAGGGTTTAAAGCCCGAGGAAGTTCAATTCTTCCATCTTCCGCAGCACAGGCATAGCACATGCCTGCCTTCCATCCACGTGCAACCAGATTTGCAATGTGAGGGAAAAACGTTAGCCTGTCAGCCTAGGAAGTGATCGGTTGCACGAACGCCGCAGGAGAACGCTAACGTAGTGCTATGGAAGCTCCAGCCGAAAGACGGCGACGGCCGCGCTCTTGAAAAGCGTTGGGGGTAATGCCCGTAGGAGTTCGACCCTCCTAGCTTCCGCTTAGAGAAATCAGCACGCTCCTAGGACAGCGTATGATTGTGTATATTAGACAACCAGCGTGGGGATTCAGTAACATGGCTGGACATATATCCCGACACAATATTATTTCTCTATTTATGCGCCAATAACTCAACGGTCAGAGTTCCACTCTTATAAGGTGGCGGTTGTGGGTTCAAATCCCACTTGGCGTACGTACTGAATATGTTAAAGCTGACGGTATCAGCTACCAGATTATTATCTGGTGAACTATGGATAGAGTTTGAGGTTCGACTCCTCTAATATTATTCAGCTATCCAATAATCGCCTGTAGTGAAATCTGGTAATCACGACTCGCTGATAACGAGTTATTTCGAGTTCAAATCTCGGCGGGCGGACTTAAGGAGTTAAAAATGGATGCTAAATATGTGTACGATATATGGGATAACAAGATTAAGTTTATATGCACCTGCGGTTACAGAAAAACATATAAACTAAAGGATAAAAGTAAGTTAGGCGAAAGAATCTCTGAATTTGAGGAAAGCCATTCCAATAACTGCTGGGGATATTACGCTAAGAAGTAGTTTCATGGTGGATGAAGCCAAACGGTCAGGCACTTGGTTGTGGTCCAAGTACTAGCGGGTTCGATTCCCGTCATTCACCCTTAGGTCCCGGATAGAAAAATCCACCTTTCGGGAATGCACCGGATGCTTGCGCACTCCCGATAAGGGTGGAGGCGGAGAGTGGTCTCCGGAGTCAATGCGTAGATAACACGTAATTGGTAGCGTTGCGGCCTGTAAAGCCGTCCTCTTCGGAGTCTGGGGGTTCAAGTCCTTCTCTGCGCACTTAAGTCCTTGTCATAGCCGTGCCGTTAGGCCAGTCAGTTGACAAGGACTTTTTCATGTCCTAAACTGTACCACATACATTGGAATTAAGGAAACTATTGATAGCATAGGTATTATTGATGCCTGTGAGTTTATAAATACTATTTAATATTCAATAGTAACTGACTGTAGTTATATTACTTACCAGTCTAGTGCTATCCTTATAATCTAAATAGCACTAGACCACTGAAGATCTAGACTATTTGAGTTATTTATATGAAGAAATTATTGATATATGTGGTATAGGGCTATGATACCTTTTTGAATATCTAGCCCCAAGTGAGTTGTATATGACATCACAATCAAGTACCCCAGATTGGTCGGGAGCAGTTCAGAGAGAGCTAGACGGTTTACAGAGAAACGTGGATACACGGTTTGTAGATTTTTCTAGCCGCTTGGACAGACTGCTTGTACAGACCGAACATTACACAGATATGCGTTTTAGTACTGTTAATGAGAAAATCGACAACGCGGATGACGATATAGAAAGTTTAAAAACTGACCTCCGACACTCATTTGAATCCTTGCGATCAGATATCACAGTGGAACGAAATCGTTATCAGTTTGAATTAGCAAAAGAAATTGAAGATAGAAAAAAAGAACATCAAGATTATCTGAAGTCCAGACAATCTCAGTTCAGATGGTTGGTATCTATGGTTATGATTCCTATAACTATAGCGGTAATAGATTTACTATTTAACAGCCGGTAGACAGAGTTCTCTGTGTAGTGTAGTATGTGCTACGTTACGTAAGTCTACACTACACAGATTCCTATACGAGGAGGACAATTGCAGCATATACGCAGTATTGTTGAACTGAGAAATTTGGCTAAAGTAGATCAGAGTGTTTTTGATCTGCTGAATGACAGGAACGGAGGTAGAACTTGGGTACGTTATGCACTAGAGGAAAAGGGTTTCTCTGTATCCGAGAAGCTGATTCGTACTTGGCGAGCAGACGGATTTATTTCTGAGGGGACTTTGTCCACAATTCCAATGTCTGTGCAAAGCGGAACTCTTAGTAAGCAAATACACGCCCCTGAATATTCGGATGTACACGGAATGGTACATACAGTACCGAGATATGCTAACAATGCGGGTATTCATAAAGCTGTACCTAAGAAGGCACGGACAATTGTCGTAATGCCAGATGTTCAGGCACCTCTGCATGACGTTGCGCTGGTAAATAAGTTTATAGATTTTTTGGGAGATTACAAGCCTGATGAACTCGCACAAGTCGGAGATTTCACTGATTCTACAGAAATATCTAGATGGGTGCGGGGAAAGAAGGGGGAATTTGCTGGAGATCTCCAAGCAGGATTTGATACCTCCCGAGGCATACTGGAACGTATAAGAGAAGTATTCGAGGGACGATTCCGTGTGGTCCGGTCTAATCATGATGACCGACTTGAGTTGTACATTCAAGGATGTGCACCAGGACTTGAATCGCTTAGAGCCCTATCAATTGAGAATCTTGTAGGTTTTGATGAATTCGATGTAGAGTTCGTCAGAGATGAAGTTGTGGAGCTTACACCTGGTTGGGTCATGGCACACGGAGATGAGGGTGCTCTGAGCCCTGTAGCAGGCCGTACAGCGTTCGGACTGGCTAAGAGTAAGTTCGGTGTCAGTACCGTGTGCGGGCACACTCACAGGGCAGGTATGACTTCCGAGAGCACAGGATACAATGGTAAGATACGGAATACTGTTACAGGTCTTGAAGTAGGTCATTTTATGGACCTTACTAAGGCAGATTATCTTAAGAAGAAGGGTGTAGCCGCTAATTGGCAGCAAGCATTCGGTATTCTTGAGATTCATGGTGACAGAGTATATCCTCGGCTTATTACAGTCCAAGACGGTTATTTTTCAGTGGATGGAGTTCAATACTGATGGCCAGTGATTGTGACTGCGGAGAGTGGCCAGGTCCTTGTGATGGTACTGGTTGGTGTAAACTAGAAAAGAAGGATGATAGTGAATGACCTATACACCTATGGAAAATCTTAAAGAATTTCACAGCACTTTTGCATCAAATCAGAGTTCTGACAGCCTGGAAGATAAAATTGACAGAAGAAGTCTGTTTATAGCTGAAGAGTTCGAAGAAGTTCAAGATGCTTTACAGCGGCTAGAGCGAACACATTTTGGCTATACTTCATATTCTGTTGAAGAATCTCTAGAGCATCTGGCTAAGGAATTAGCAGATCTCCTTTATGTTGTATACGGTACAGCAGATGAGTTGAATATTCCTCTTGAGGAAGTTTTTCAGAAGGTGCATCAGTCTAATATGGGCAAGGTATGGCCTGATGGAACAGTTCACCGTAACGGGCACGGTAAAGTTTTAAAGCCTCCAAGCTATACTATTCCAGATTTGAGTTTTATTAATGACTGATGGTGTTTCTTTCTTCCGACCTGTACAAGACGCGGGTTCTGTATGGGCAGAAGAAAGTTGGACTTTCCATGGTGGACAAGCAGCACCTAATAGCGAGCTAGGACAACTAGGGGACGAGTTACCTTATATAGTATCTACTTGTACCTATGTGGATGGGGTACATATTCAACCAGGAATGGACTGCCCGCATAGCTATAATGGTATAGATAATGATGAATTTGAGCCCGGTTGGACTGTGCTTAATAATTAAAGGACTAATATGACACAAGGTAATACAGGCTGGACAGCTCAGTCTACACATGGTTGGGTACATGATGAGGGAGTTCCTGGTCAGACTTTTACAGAAGACCAGCTTCCTCATCCTGAAGTACAGAGAGCTTCTGGCATAAATCCTGAACAATACCGTAACCAGCATGGTTTGTGGGTAGAACCAGCAGTAGGTGTAATGCCTCAATTTGTAGGTACTGAAACAGGGCATGCCCCAGAAGAAGTACTGGAAAAGACCGGCCATGTACAGTCTTTTCAAAGTTTTATTCCTGAGGCAACTACTGTTGAAGAGACCGAAATTCCAGAAACAGTAACAGCGCCTAAGGCTACACGTAGACGTCGATAATTAAAAATAAATACCCTAACCATGTATGATAACTATGGTTAGGGTATTTTTGTTTTAGGAGAAAATATGGTAAGAAGAAAACCAGTTAACCGAGTTCCCCCTATAACTCCTGTACGGTCGCAGCGTAGAGCCGGTTCAGCATGGGATAGAACTTTTCTAGGTTCGGATAATCCTCAATCCGCACCAAATCCCGCAAGTTCAGTATTAGATTTGAATGCTACAAAGACACAGGCAGACAGACTGACTGACCTGCATGTCTACCAAGAAATTGAAATGGCTATAGAGGGAGACGACAAGCCGTTACTTCCTTACCAGCCAACACCTACTATTAATCCTGGACGACCTAGAACATTAGCTGCGGGATATGATGAACGTAGTCAGACATTAAGAATAAAATTCAGGGATGGTGAGTATTATACTTACTACAAAGTACCGCCATCAGTTTGGTGGAAGTTCCAGAGAACTAATTCTCCTGGTAGATACATAAATACCACACTGAACAACCATCCGTATTCGAGAGGATTAACATAAGATATGTATTATTCGGTACATTCAATAGGACCCTTATTCGTGCACAGCATCCGATTACAGAAAAAATCGCCAATAGTACACCGTTTCCCGTCACATGAGCCTGACGAACCGTACAGATGGTCCAACTCACTCATCGTTCGTCTGCCAGGCACTCACTATGGCTTTGTAGTGGGTCTCTGGCGAGCTACGAACCGTACAGAGGAGCAAACCTTGTTGGAAGCTCTGCAAGGTCGGCACATGGACACTGAGAGCTTTTTAGCTGTGGAAGAGAAAGCTAAGATCCGGCGTAATATGATAAAGAAGCAAATTTCGGCATCTGATCAAGAATTACTAGTAGAGGTATTGGATTTGTGATGTTCAGTATTAAGAGACATAAACCTAATGAAAGAATCAAAATTAGGTTACTCAACAGGTTACGAAGCACATCTGATGCTGAGCTAATACGATGGATAGATAATATCCATACAGGTATAGGAAAAAATGTTACTGAAATGAGAAAGGGTCTGACCCATAGAAATACGGATCAGACCCTTATGTACACCGAAGATATACGAGTTGGTGCAGTATCTTTATTAGCCGCTATACAGGTTTTGGAAGAAAGATTTATCCGACTTCCGGAGTAGTGAGATAAATATAGAAGAACAATATAATTCCGCTTATAATTGCCAAAAGAAAAAGTATTTTTAGCCAGTAGCATATAATACCAATTGTAGTATTAGTATTAAACCAGTATCCAAATCTAGTCTGATCTAGTTTATGACCTATATAACTGCCTATGATACCTGCTATGACTGGTCGTGCAAATTCTTGAAAATGATTATTATCTGAGTTTTGGTCAAACATATCGTTATCCATGGCTACCTCCTAGTAAGTTCTGTTGAAGTTAACAGTAGCGCGTGTCACTACGTCTGTCAACTTAGGTACAATAAGGTATACGCGCTATGTATTAGGAGAATAATATGAATACTGATGTTGATTTAGATGAATTAACCGAGGAAGAGTTAGAAGCATATAACACTACTAAAATAGATTTAGATCCTAGTTCTCAGGCATGGATTGATGAGTTAGTATCTAGACTTCTTGTATTTGCAGATGAATTATCAGGACACCCGTTACGCCCCTATCAAAAACCATTTGCTGCTAGATTTATGGAATCTGTCATTATTAATGATGGAGCTACTGTTACTGCGCTATTCAGCCGACAGTCGGGAAAGACTGAAGCCGTAGCGGCTACTGTTGCCACTTTGATGATAATGCTTCCAAGATTAGCAAAAGTGTCTCCTTTTAACGAGTGGTTGGACAGATATAAAGAGGGTGTATGGGTAGGCGCCTTTGCTCCGGTAGATGATATGGCTAAAACTCTATTTTCCCGAATTGTTTCTATGCTTACCTCTGAACGAGCGCAGGCCATCCTCTCTGATATTGACGAAAAAATAAAAGGCAGAGGTTCAGAAATTACTCTGGAGAAGTGTGGTTCCCTGGTAAGAAGACAAACCGCACACCCCAGAGCTTCTATTGAAGGAAAGACTTATCATATTGTTCTTTTAGATGAGGCACAAGTAGCGGACCAAAAAGTAGTAGATAAGTCAATATCTCCCATGCTTGCCTCTACTTTCGGTACTTTTGTAATGACTGGTACACCTACTTATCAGAAGGGTGTCTTCTACCGGCAAATTCAGGATAATAAAAGAGAGGCTTTAAAACGAGGTGCCAGAACTAACCATTTTCAGGCAGACTATAAAGAAGTAGGAAAATGGTCTGAAGACTATAAAAAGGGTGCCGCGCGAGATATGCTTAAGATGGGAGAGGAATCTGATGAGTTCAAGCTTTCTTTCCGTCTGATGTGGCTACTGGAAAAAGGAATGTTCACGACCTCCGAGCGATTAACTCAGCTTGGGGATAAGTCTATGGAAACTGTCAAGAGTTATTACACTACTCCTATTGTTATGGGAATTGATCCAGCAAGAAAGATAGACAGTACTGTTGTTACAGCGCTATTTGTTGACTGGGATAGCAGAGATGAATTTGGCTACTATAACACTAGAATACTTAACTGGCTGGATCTTCAGGGGCATGACTGGGAGTCTCAGTATTATCGCATTGTGGAATTTGTATCTAAATATAATGTATGGGCTATAGGAGTTGATTCAGGAGGTATGGGAGATCTTTTCATATCCCGGCTACGTGTACTATTACCCCATATAGATATTGTGGATATATCTTCACAGAGACCAGCTCAATCGGACAGGTGGAAGTATCTGCGGGAAATGCTGGATAGAAATCCCCCAAAAATTGGCTGGCCTGCCCATGCTAAGACTACTAAGCTGAGAACATACAGAAACTTTATTCAGCAGATGTCAGATCTTCAGGTAAAGTTTGAAGGACCTTATATGCTGGCGGAAGCTCCTAAAGAAGTTAACGCACATGATGATTATTGTGATTCTTTAGCTATAGCATTAAGTGTAATTCCAGAAAGTGTTCAGGAAGAACTACAGGTCAGTAATAACCCTTTTTACGATCGTAGAAGAAGTTAGTAAATTACCTGATATTATATAGATATAATGACTTACTATTAAGGATATAATATGGCTGAAATGTACCAGGAAGCAGGTCGCGCTGTACAGCTTGCCCCTGCTCCAAGATTTGCGGAAAGAGATCGCGGCGCAGTTAATTACGAAGCTAAGATGGGCGCTAATCCAGAGAGACGCGGCCCTTTGCGCTTTGAAGAGGGTATTGCGACTGACACTGATGTTCCCAGTGATTTTCAGTTAGGAGCAATGCAGGGTTATCGTACAGCTCCAGGACGACCAAACCATAACCTCAATGTATTCGAGAAGCCCGCTGCTGAAACTATGCGCGAGCGTGCTCATTTAGGTTCCGCTGCCTGGATTGACTCTGCGGGTATGACTGGAGACTTTATGCATGGTGTGAATGTTGATACAAATGCTGCTAGACGTTTTGAGCAAGTAGACCGCAGCGGCGGGCGTTATGAAAGATTACACGGCGCGATTGTAACGGACTGATAATGACTGTATTCACTGAATTAGAAGCAAAGCTGGCTGAGATAAAGGGAAAAGTTGAAGGAGATCTTCATGTCCTTGTAACTAAGCTAGAATCTATTTTTCAACATATACATCTCGCACCAGTAGAGAATGTGTTTAAGGAAGCTGTTGCTTCTGATATTCACGCTGCGGCTTCACAGGTGGAGCTTGTAGCACAAACACTTCGTTCTGAAGTAACCACTGCTGTATCTCAGGTTACTAAGCCTAAGACAGCTACTAAGTAATTCTACTAATAATTTTTGGACGTGAACTATGGCTGTACATTCTGTGAACGGTACTCTTACTGCTAATACCGCTGCACCTTTAACACTTACATCTTGGGAAAAGTTTGTAGTTGTAACTGTAACTAACGGAGCTACCGCAGGTAGACTATCCGTAACTACTGACGGAACTACTCCTACTTTAGGTGGAGCTGACACAACAACTGTAAGTGTTGGAGCTAACGCTACTGTAACGCTGGCTTTGAAGAATCGTCTACCGTTACCTGATCTTACAACTACAACTCCTTTAGCTACAGATCCTTCTGCTGTTCCTGCTTTCGCTACTTCCCAGACTAAGGTTAATCTTATTTCGGATCAGCCACTAGTTTATAATGTGTCTGTAGTTGAAGATCCGGGAACAAACGTAATTTACTAATAATGACAGTTTTCCACGATAGACGAACTTCTTCTTTTAAGGAACTGTCGAGTAATTTTATGTACGACCCACAGTATAAGAATACTTTAAGAACATTTGGATTAAGCGGAGGGACTATACCAACGCGCCCAGATATAAAACAACAGTATCCGGTAGATCAGACTACTGCGGTCGTTAATATGAGATAGGAATAACTATGGCTGCAAGTAGAGCGACATCAAGTACTCTAACAATTAATACGGTGTTTCTTGTTAACTTTCCTCAGTATTTAGCAAATATTACAGTTATTCACCGGGGTACTTCCGGAACTATCTGGTTGCGTACTGATGGAGTCGAGCCAGTAATTCTAGCGGATGATAATTATCCAGTATTACCAGGGCAAGCAGTTACTTTTCCAAACGGAATACTTTCTCAAGAACCCGTTACTAGATCTATTAGTGGAACAAGTGTTCAGTTAGTTTCAGATACTGCTATACCTTTTACAGTATATGCATCTTAAATAATATTTACACTTCTGACTGAAGTAACAATAATCCGCGTAGTGTCAGAAGTACCCCACATATAAGGCGGAATTAGTATGGCCGTTCACACACAAAGTGGAACTATTACGGCTAGTACAGTCACTACTGTAATATTTACCTCCTGGCATTCAACCGTTGAGGTGATTAATCGTGGGTCTACTGATCTTTGGTTTAGAACTGATAAGGTAGATCCTGTAATAGGCGCAGATGATTGTCATTTTGTAGCTCCTATGAGCTGGCAGGATGCTGTTAAAAATCTACAACCAGCTACTCAGCCAGGCTCTGGCGTAGTTTCTACTACTGAGATAAGATTAATATCTTCAGCTAACTGTCCTTTTACAATTGAGGTGCAGCAATAATGGCTAGAGGTTCTTTTAATTCAATTCCTAATCCTTTGCCAGTAAATCAAGGTGGCACTGGAAGTTCTACTCAGAATTTTGTAGACACTACTACTAATCAATCTGTTGGCGGTGACAAGACATTTACGGGTACTTTAACAGTGCCTTCCCCAACAAACAGTAATCATGCAGTAACTAAATTATATGCTGATGGTATTTCTGCCGGATTTGTGGTAAGGCTGTCTGTAGCAGCTACTACTGCCGCATCCCTACCTACTAATACATATAACAACGGTACTTTAGGAGTAGGTGCTACTTTAACAGCTACAGCTCCCGGGGTATTAGTTGTTGATGGTTATACAGTTCTTCTTAATGATCGTATTCTTGTTAAGAATGAAACAGCTACAGCTAATAACGGTATTTATACTGTGACTACTTTAGGAACAGTATCTGTAGCATACGTACTTACTAGAGCTACTGATATGGATCAAGCAACAGAAATATCAGGTTCTGCTACCTTTACAAATTTTGGTAATACTAATTTTGGATCAGGCTGGGCGGTAATAGCTGGTGGACCTTATACTATAGGTACTACTCCTATCACCTGGACACAGTTCTCAAATCCTGGTTTTACTGCTGTAAGTACTGGATTAACAGCCGTAGGTAATACTATTAGTTTGACTACTCCAGTATCTCTAGCCAACGGAGGTACAGCGGCTACAACAGCTTCTGGAGCCCGAACAAGCTTAGAACTAGGTACATCAGCTACCGAGAATGTTAACGTCACAGCGGGCAACGTGGCGCCGCTAGGAACCCAAGCAGCCGGAAGTGTAGGACAAGTAGCGGATGCCGGGCATGTACATACAATGCCAACGCTTAACCAGGTTAATGCACCTACTACATCAGTAAATCTTAATAGCCAAAAAATTACTAACCTTGCTAATGGATCGTCCGCAACAGATGCTGCTGCCTTTGGGCAGATTCCTACTACTTTCTCACCAAGTGGTTCAGCCTCAGGAGATTTGAGCGGAACATATCCTGGGCCTACAGTATCTAAGGTAAATGGCGTAACTGTTACGGGAACACCGGCTTTTGGGCAACAAATTACTGCCTCGTCTTCTTCTGCATCATCGTGGGGAGTTCTTCCATACTTTGCTAGTACGGGAGTATTAACTGGTGGCGTAATGACTCAGAATGGTGGTAATGTTGCAGCATTTGATATTACACAAGCTACCTGTTACATAGTTGATTATGTAACTGTACCAGGAACTCCTACCATACTTCCTGTTACTATTGCAGCACAAACAGTAACTTTATCTGGTGCTGCTCTTACTCGTGTAGTTAACTACTGGTTTGCCAACAGCTCGGGAGTAATAAGTTCACAGGCAACTGCCCTTACAGGAGTGCAGCGTAGACAAAATATTCAATTAGGCATTACTTGGTCCACAACTGGTACAGGAGCTTTATATAATATTTTTACGGCACCAATTCCTCTTAATCAGCCAACTGTAGCACTTACAGGATTAATAGATGCTTTAGGAATATTCACTGTATCAGGAAATATAATTACCCCTAATGGCGCAAATTTAAATATCAATAAGAGTGCTGGGAATTTATTCGGTCAGGGTATTGGCTATGCTATAAACGGTGCAGATGATCCAAATAGATTAACTACTCCTTCTGAAACTACGGTTACCTTTAGATACGTAACTCAACTTACAAATTCGCAATCCGCTACAAGAACTACTATTGATGTTGCTAACTGGGATAATGCAGGTACTATAACTGCGTTAAGTGCTAATAACCATGCTGCGGTACATAGAGTGTTTTTACTGCCAACAGGTTCCACTGGAACTCAGGTTATCATTCAGTATGGGCAAGCAGACTATACAAGTGGTTTAGCTGGCGGATTATCTGGTATAGAGACAGAACAATTTCTTGTTAATCCTGATGTAGATAGTAGAGCAGCATTAATAGGTTATATAATTGCATTAAAGAATGCTACAGCATTAAATAACGTATCTCAGGCTACATTTGTTCCTGCGTATAAATTTGCTACTCTGTAAGGATACAAGATGGCTTTTAATTTCTATGTAAGTGACCAGTCTGGAAATCTTACAATGGAACCTATTTTACTTCATACTACGGCTACTACTGCATCTGACGGAACTTTTAGTGTTGATATAAGCGATGCAGGATTAACCCATGTACATACCGTACATGCAACAGTAATAGCACCAAATAACACTTTGTCAAATGCTGCAAGTACTTCTATATCTACATTTACTACCTCTACCGTAGCGGGTATAGCATATTCCAATACCCTGGCTGTATTGGGAGTACTGGGTATTGCTGCGGTAGGAGCAGGCCGTACAGTTTATATCACTGTGGTAGGTGACGTAATATAGTATAAATTATGGTAGTCTATATACAAAGATATTAATTCGGTGAATTTATAGGATGTAACTAAATGTCAATGACGTTCTACAACCCTTCAATGAGAGCTGCTGCCTCAGACTTAGCTATTGCGATTTCGCCGCTAGGTTTAGTAGAGCTTTCCGATGAAGAGTTTGAGATGCATGGTCCCCGCCTTAACAGATACGCAGAGTACTGGGCATGGTACCTAGGGCATCATTGGGGAACTCGTCGTGAATTTGGCGATCCTCAATTAACCTTTAATTACGTTAAAGCTTTTGCTGATTATATTAATAACTTTTGTTTCTCCAGAGGTATCTCCTTTGACACCATAAAAGAGTACGATCATATTATTCCTGCCTTATTGAAAAGAATATGGCAACAGGATAATAATATGAAAGCCGTAACTTGGGAAATGGGTCAACAAGGGGGCGTCTCTGGAGATTCTTTTGTTAAAGTGGCTTATGAACCAGCATGGGTAGATTCGGCCGGTAATAATCATCCTGGACGTGTACGTATTATTCCCCTTAATTCAGCATATTGTTTTCCAACCTGGCATCCACATGATAGGGATAGGTTGCTAGAATTCAAACTTAAATATCGCTTTTGGGGAACTAATACTGAAGGTACTCGAAGTGTGTATACTTACACCGAGTTAATTCGTTCTGATACTATTAGAGAATTTGTTAATGATGAGCTAATAGATGAGCGACCCAATGCTTTAGGTGTTATACCTATTGTGCATATCGCTAATCATCCCGCTTCTGGTTCTCCTTGGGGAATGTCGGATGTACAGGACTTAATTACTCTTAATCGTCAGTATAATGAAACTGCTACTGATATTGCTGATATTGTTAATTATCACGCAGCTCCCATTACAGTAGTTATTGGTGCGAAGCCTTCTCAGCTTGAGAAAGGAACCAACCGCGTATGGAGTATAGGCAATAAAGATGTAGACATTCATAACCTTGAGAATGGTGTAGAGCTAGAGGGTCCCCTTGAAGTTCTTAATACTCTTAAGGTAGCCATGCATGAAATGACAGGAGTTCCGGAATCAGCTTTAGGACAATCACAACCTATTTCTAATACATCTGGTGTGGCTCTTGCTATTCAGTTTTACCCCCTTATGCAAAAGTTTGAGCTAAAGAAGATACAATATGGTAAGGGATTACAAAAAATAAATGAACTAGCTTTACGTACTTTATTTATTTTTGAACCAGAAGCCACTTTATACGATCCTTCTACTGAGGGTGTTTTTAAAGAAGGACAGCCCTTAGTGGTTGATCCAGCAGATCCGTTAGTTTATTTCAGTGATATTGATTGGCCGTCACCTCTGCCAGTAGATAAGCTAGTAAAGCTGAATGAGATTGCTGCAATGATGAACATGGATCTAGAAAGCCGCAGAGGTGCTTTGAAAGAAATGGGAGAACAGTTCCCAGACGATAAGTTGCAAGAAATCTATGATGAGCTACACGAAGATGCTATTCGTGATGGGGCTCTTCGAATGCTGCGAACACAGATTGATTCTGTGACCGCTGAACTTACTGGAATGGTTCCACAACCTGATGGCACTTCAGTTCCAGTAGAACCTGAACAAGATGCTGAAGGAAATACTAAGGCACCTTCAGGTGGACCAGGTACTATCAATAAAATAGATCTACAAAGTCTTGATGGTGCTGGTTCTATGGATGCGTTACGCGAGGCAGTAGTAAATGCGTACGGTACAAAGTTAGGTACAAGACAGCTTCCTACAGACGACAATTAATGTAAATATTCAAGTTAATTTATTCGGGACATATTCGGAAAACATCAAGTTAAATTTTAGGAGATATAAAAATGGCAACTCCGACACAACCTGGTTTGGTGACATCAATTGAGTCCCCAAATCCTGAAGGTAATGGTGCTCAAAGTCCTATTCCTTCCCCAGCAGCTTTTCAGCATGGTGCTACTGGAGAACAAATATTTTCTGCGGAAGATATTGCTAGAGCACGTAAGGAAGAAAAGGACAAGCTTTATACTGAAATTCAGTCATTAAAGACTCAGTGGTCTTCTGCGCAGAAGACTCTTCAAGAAATTCAGGATCAAAAGGCACAGGAACTTGCTGAAGTCGAACGTAAGCAAGCTGAAAAGGACGCTGCAATACAAGCGAAGCGCGAAGAAGAGATGTCTGCTAAGGCTCTTCTGGAGAGTAAGCTAAAGGAAACCAATGATACTTGGGAATCCCGTTTCGCACAGCTACAGTCTGAAAGAGAAGCCGAGCGTGCTATAGCTGATAAAGAGCGAGCATACAATGAGCTTCTGGAATATAGAAGTGTCCAATTACAGAGTAATGCTGCTGATATTGCTCCCCAGTTTCACAACTTTATTTCTGGGGAAACTAAAGAACAAATCGATAATGCTATAGCACAAGCAAAAATTGCTACTCAGTCTATTGCAGAAGAAGTAGCGCAAGCAAGACAGCAGCAGACATTGAGAACACCAGGAGTTTCACCTACTGGTTATACAGCTCTAGGTCCTCTTGATGGTGCCATGGGTCAGAAGCAATATACTAAAGAAGACATAGACAATATGTCTATGCCAGAGTATATGAAGTTTCGTCAGGAATATGGTATAGCGTCAGGTGAAGCACAAAGAAGCCGAGGAATCCTCGGTTAAGTTTAATAACACACTGGGTACGGCTAGTGCCCGAACCCATACAATACTTAAGGAATAAATATGGCTGGTTCAGCAATTACGGGCACACCGAATATCTCAGGTGCTCCAACATCGTATCCTGGAGGTAGTTCGGCTCTTTCTCCAGCTATCCAAACAATCTGGTCAAAAGAAATTTTGTTCCAAGCAATGCCTATTTTACGTTTTGAGCAATTTGCTGTAAAGAAGACAGAGCTAGGCGTTACTCCTGGTCTTACTATTAACTTTATGCGTTATAACAACCTAGGACAGGCTAGTCAGCTTGTTGAAGGTATCCGTATGCAGACAGCTCCTCTTACAGCTTCTCAGTTCAGTATCACTGTAGCTGAACAAGGTTTCGCTGTAGCTGTTTCTGAGCTTCTTCTGAATGCTTCCTTTGATGACGTAATGGCATCTGCCTCACGTCTTCTAGGCCGTAACATGGCAACATACCTTGACATTAGTGCAAGAAACACCTTGCTACAAGCTTCTTCTCAGCTATTTGGTTACCAGAAGGATGCTGGGCCACTTAACAACCAGGTCTACTACAACGTAGGTACAGTAGGAAGCTCTAATGCTTCTATGACTGGAGATTTCAATTTGACTTCTCAGACTGTATACGACGCAGTCGAAACACTTGCGACAAAAAACGTCCCCAGATTAGGAGAGACTTATGTCTGTTTTGTCCATCCTCATCAAAGCCGTTGGCTACGTAACGATCCTCAGTTTATCGAAATGACTAAGTATGCCAGTCCAGGTAACTTCCTTTTGGGCGAAATCGGACGCCTAAACGACGTAGTATTCATCGAAACTACTCAGGTTCGTAATGTTGTAGGTGGCGCGGGAACTGGTTGGACAACCGATACTACAACTGGTGGTGTTACTACTGGTAATGGAAATGCTAACCGTTATGACTCTATCTTTATTGGAGACAATGCATTCGGTCACGCTATTTCTCTTCCTGTTGAATTACGTGACGGCGGTATTCTCGACTTTGGAAGAGAGCATGCATTAGCGTGGTACGCTATATGGGGCTTAGGGCTTATAACGGACATAAGTGTGGTTATCGCTTCTACGAACTAATCCTAATAAAGTATACCGTAGTTTAGGAATAGAAAATCCCCTAGAATCTATTACTAGACCCTAGGGGATTTTCTAAACTAGCTACTATGCTTCTTTAGGTATTCGATAGCTCCGAGAAGAAACTCAATATTTTCTTCGAAATGGCCAAGGCCAATATTACACTTTGAATGCAGAACATCGCGGTTTTTCAGTGTAAGATGATCATGGTCCATAACTGCTCCCATGGATTGGCGCCCGTACTCAAGTTCCCTTGAGCAAATAGGGCAAAGATAATTTTGATCGATAATTTTCTGTTCAAATGCTTCCACGGTAATGCCATATGTACTCTTAAAGAAATTTCGTCGGGAGGCTATGGATGCGCATTTACGACAAGATCGTGCCCCGTTCTTTCGTAGGTATACGTTGTCATCAGTAAGTTCGTGCATACTATCGCAGTGTGTCTTAACTGAATTTACTCCTGCCATTGTTTTCCTTCCGGTGGCAACAGTAGCAATGCGTAAATGATGAACATTTACGCATAGACGATTATCACAACTATCTTCTACAATCTTTCCTTTCTCTGCTTGCGCTACCCATCGGCGGACATTTACAATTCCATCTCCTGTAGCTTCTCGCACAGTAGGATCATAATACCTGGGGTATCCATCCTTATCCACAGATCCTTGCCAAATAAGACAGCCGTTTTCAGGTATAGTTTTTTCAATGATGAGATCAGGACTTAGAGGAGGAACAGTCTGGTAATCAGTGGTCCCATTACGCATATGTCTACGATAACAAGCTTGGCAGAGACCCTTACGTAGTTGTTTTACTTCTTTCTTACAGGATTCATTTCCACACTCAAACATGTTGTACCTTCCGTTGTTGTTAGGTACATAGTAGCAAAGACTGATAGGGGTTGTCAAGTCCTAGCCCTCATAACAACTACCAATCCCAAACCCCAAATCTATTAAGATATAATTTAAGTAATAATTGAGATAATAACTAGGAGAATACAATGCCCCCTCGCAAGCGTGTCGGAGACCTTACAGGTATTGAGACTGAGCGTCTTCAGAAAGAAAATGCTGCCGAACTTAAGAAGCGTGCCCAAGAAATTTCTTTAATGGCTGAAATTGAAACAGAAATAAATGATATTCCAGTAGATTACACTAAGGGACCCATAACTTCTGTTCAGAATAACGATCTAGACGTTGAGGAAGAAATTGAATTAGAGGCTTCTAATAAGACTATTATTCCTAATACCACCTTAGAGCAGATGACTTTTGGTGCCGGGCAACATTATACGTTTGAAGAGGGTCGTAAGTATTCAGTTCCATTAGATCTAGCACGTCACCTAGCAAGTAAGGGCCTTCTATGGGAAGGCAGTTACCGTTAAGAAAAGGAATAATATATGTCAGGTAACCTAACAGATACTACTGACCGTGCTATTTTAAACTGGATTACTGGAACAGCTCTTGGTGGTTGGACTCCTCCCACAACTAGTTATGTAGCTCTTCTTACTGTAGATCCAAGCACTACGGCAGCAATTCCCACCGATCCTCAGATGTCGGAATTAACTGAATTAGCTGCTACCGGCTATTCTCGTCAAGTAGTAACGTTTACTGCGGCTTCTTCACCTTCAAATGGTGTAAGCCAGATCCAGAATAATAATTTAGTAACTTTTGGTCCGTTTACTGCAACTAATGGTTCGGGAACTCCCACAACCTTTGGTGCGCTAGTAACAACAGCTACAGGGACAACTGGAGAAGTAATTTCAGTATGGCAATGGGATGTCCCGGTGCTAGCTGCTCAGAATCAGGCTATTACTGTACCAGTTGCTAATATCACCTTTACTCAACAGTAGGCTCTTATGGCATTTACTATGCAAGATATTATTAGCAGAGTCCGGGTAGAGCTGGGAGATACTGGTGCGCCGTTTTCCGATACATTTCTAGGTACAGGTATGGTATCCACTTATGACCTTACAGATTTTAATATCTGGAATGAAACAGTAACATGGATCAAAAATCAAGTTCCGGTACTTTTGGTTAAAGGAACTGACTATGCTATGAATTACCAGGAAGGCCGTATATTTCTTACTGGTGCTCCTTCTCCTCTTCCTCAAGGAGATACTTTAGTAATATCCGGTCAAGCTAGTGGAATGTTCTCTGATGAAGAATTAAGTGCTTTTATCAGTGACGCAGTTCTTCAGCACACTAATGGTAGAACACTAAAAACTAGATTCAAGGATTCCAACGGTTTTGTCAAGTATGTAACGGTACCTATAGATCTATCTAACCTGCCAGATATAGAAGGTACCTTGGTGGCCCTCAGAGCCACTGTAGACGCCCTTTGGGCACTAGCTACGGATGCAAGTACCGACATTGATATTTCGAGCGCAGACGGGACTACAGTGCCTCGTAGTCAGCGTTACCAACAATTACGTTCGCAAATAGACGCTATGACGGAAAGATATAATCAACTTTGCGCCATGCTTAATATCGGACTTAACAGTATTGAAATGTCTAAGATCAGAAGAGTATCCAAGACAACTAATCGTCTTGTTCCTATCTTTGAAGACAGAGAATATGATGACTATGACTTTCCTCGTCGTCAATTGCCTCCCATCAATAGTCGTGATGAGGATGAAAGTAATCTTCAAAGTCAGATTTTCGGGGGCCAATGGGGCTTATAGTCTTATCATTAATGAAGACCCTTATAGAAAAAGGATGTGGTTCAAATCGGACGTATAGGGTGGAAGGGTGGACGCTTCTCCGTCGATTTTGAAACAGCCGAAATCTATAAGGGTCTTCGTGATTGGCAGAGATGGACTGGCGACAGTGTTTACTATTTTCGATTTGCTTATGATCAATCTAGCGTTGATCCTACGTACGGTGAGGCAGACTCACCATTAGGCAGAGTATATTTCGGTCCCAATATTCTGCCCGCTCTTCATGTTATTCATATAGAAGGAGATAATGATAATACCGAGAACGGTTTTTACTATAATGACCGCGCACATATTACATTATCCTTTGATCAGTTAAAACGTGCTGGTTTAGACCGTATGGACTTAAATACTCAGAATTACCTTAAAGACAGATTTGTGTATGACACTAAGGTATTCAGAGTAACCAGCGTTCAAATTTTAGGACAAATTCAGCAGAAGGATATAATTGTGGCGGTAGATGCTACACAGGTAAAACCAGATGAAATGGTAAATGACGTTCAGTTTGCACAATACGCGATACCAAATGATAAACGATTCTCTCAAAGACTTAGTCTTAATGATGCAACGTATGATCCGTATAATAGTGGTAGAGGAGTTTATCCTCTTACCTACACTCAGTCATCACCTGCTAGTGCGATGAGCAAAGAGCTTCAACAAATATCTCCTACTTTACGTAGTACAGTGTATGCCCCACCAACAGGATCAGGCTATGGTGAAGGCGGTTATGGAGAAGGTGAATATGGTGGAAGACCTAGCGTTACTGGTTATGGAGAAGGATTTTATGGAGAAGACGGTTATGGCGGCGGAATTATTACATCTTAGAAAAGGTACCTCATGGCACTAGTATTACCTATACGCGGACAAGCGAATTGGGATATAACAAATAACGATGCGCTACTTTATTTACAAAGCGCTATAACTGCGGCATCTGTGCAGATAAACGGGGTTACAGTCTCTGGTACTCCTGTTTCTGGTGATGCCCTTACAGCTACTAGTCCTGCCACTGCTACATGGCAAACTCCTGTAGTTATACCTCCAGCTTCTTCTGTAGTTCCAGAAACTTTATTTGATGAAACACCAACAGTAGGAACTAGTAATAGCTACGCCAGAGCAGATCACACTCACGGTACACCAACTTTGCCAGTAGCTTCTACTAGTATTCCGGGAATAGTGCAACTTGACGGTACTGCTACTGATATACAGCCTTTAGGTGTTAGAGCGGCTGGTACTACAGGACTAGCTACAGATGCTGGTCACGTACATGCTATGCCTTCTTTGAATCAGATTAATATTCCTACTACTGATATTAATATGAATAACCACAAGATTCTAGCAGTGGCTAATGGCAGTGCTTCTAACGATGTGGCGGCATTTGGGCAGATTCCTACTACACTTCCCCCTACTGGTTCTGCGTCTGGAGATTTAACAGGAACATATCCCGGACCTACTTTATCTGCTACAGCTAACGTAAATTCAATTATTCGCGCTAATAGACTAGACCAGATGGCTGTGCCTACAGCTTCAGTTAGCATGAACAGTCAAAAATTAACTTCACTGGCTGATGGAACTGTAGCAACAGATGCAGCAGCTTTCGGGCAGATTCCTGCCACTCTGCCGCCCAGTGGTTCAGCCTCAGGTGATCTAACAGGCTCATACCCTTCTCCTACTCTCGCTAGTACTTCTAACGTAAACTCTGTTATTCGTGCAAATCGTTTAGATCAGATGAGTGCTCCAACAGCTTCAGTAGATATGAATACTCAAAAACTTATCAATGTAGCAAACGGTACAGCTTCAACAGACGCTGCTGCATTCGGACAAATTCCTGTAGCAGCCACAAGTTCTAGTACAGGAATTGTACAACTAGCCGGGGATCTAGCAGGAACAGCCACAAGTCCGACTGTTGTATCTACACACCTAGCATCCGCTTTACCAGTAAACCAAGGTGGAACAGGGTCAACTACACAGAATTTTGTTGATCTTACTACAGCACAGACTATCGCGGGTGTGAAGACTTTCTCCGCTACTCCGGTAATCCCGGGTGGAGCATTAGGAACGGCAGCCACCGCTAATATAGGAACTACTTCTGGTACAGTAGCCGCAGGAGATGACAGCAGAATTACTGGGGCTGCACAAAAGGCTTCTAACCTTTCTGATTTGGCTTCTTCAACTACTGCCAGAACTAACCTAGGTCTAGGCGGAGCCGCAGTACTCAACGTAGGAACAATTTCTGGCACAGTAGCTTCTGGAGATGTTATAAAATCTCTGGGAGTATACAATGTTAAGGACCCGGTATATGGGGCTGTAGGTAACAACAGCACGAATGACCAAGCTGCCATACAGGCTGCCATTAATGCGGCCAGTGCTGCTGGTGGTGGAGAGGTTTACTTACCACCCGGCACATACGCAGTGACACCTGTATCTGGTGTATGTCTAACACTTCCTAGTAATGTACGTCTTACTGGAGATGGTAGAAGAGTAAGTCAGATCAGAAAGAATGGTAACGGTATCTTAATTGATATGTCAGGTCCTTCTACTGATCCTAGTGGTGCTACACACAATAGATACGCTGGTATTCAAGCAATTACTCTTAATGGTAATAACCAAACTGGCGCTGTACTGAGAACATACTACTCGGACAATAATATGTTCCGAGAAGTTTTCTTTACTTCTAATAATGATGTATTGATTGATGCTGTAGAGTTCTGGGATTCAAGATTTTACAACTGCCAGTTTGAATCTTCTTTCGGTGCCGCAGATTCTGTGACTCCAGCAGTTTGGCTAAGAAACTCGGCTGCCGCTTCAGGTTTCGGTTTCAGTGCTGATACTACTAATCAAATTGTATTTGATTCTTGTCGTTGGGAAAACTTCAGTAACGGTGCCTTAAGAATAGAGCAGGGTACCGGAAACACTAATAATCCTAATGGTATTTATATAACAAACTGTAAGATGGAATCTTCTCTTCTCCGTGGTGGTTCTCACCTATTTGTTCATGACTCTGCAAAAGCTATTTGGGTAAATAATCTATATTGCTATGCAGGAAACTTCTTTTCTGGATACTCTACACCACAGACAATAATAACGTGGTCTGCTCAGATGTCTGGTTTACATGATGTACTAATATCCAACGGAAGTGTAGCCACTATTAACTCTGGTGTTCTACTATTCAGTGGTGCGGGAAGTACAGCAGATCTTAGCGGCGTAACAGGTAATTATGTTACAGCCCCAACTGGAAGCCATATCTTCTTTTCTTCTTCCAGTACCGCAGATTTTAATATCCGAAATTGTACTTCTGGAAATGGTTCACAGTTTGGTGGAACTCTTCCTACCAGATTCGCCGGTAATCCTGTAACAGCCTCTGTAGCTGGCGTACCATCTGATGCTTCGTTCTCTCACGGACAATTAAACGGAACTTTAGCCGTAGATACTACTAGCAACAATCTCTATGTACGACACGGAGGAACATGGAGAGCTACACGTCTATCAGGATCGGTTGCGCTGGTAGCGGGAACCGCTACTGTGTCAGTCGCAGCAGTTACATCAAACAGTAGAATCTTTTTAACCTCTCAACTTGATGGTGGAGGCACTGTCGGATTCCTTCGCGTAAGTTCTAGAGTTAATGGTACGAGCTTTACTATTACTAGCTCTTCTGCGACTGACACTAGTAGTGTTGCGTGGATGTTAATTGAACCTTAAGGATATTAAATGACTTATGTACCTATTGCTAAGGGCACTCCTAATTGGGATAGTCCTTTAAATCTCGCATTAACACAACTAGATAATAATACTACTAATGCGTCAGCTTCATCATTACAAAAGGCTAATAACCTGTCGGATCTTACAAATGTCCCGGCAGCTAGAGCGGCATTAAATTTGACAGGTTTAGCTAATGCTTTTTCTAATATGACAGCTACTACTAATCCTACTGTAAACAGTGATCAAACTCAGGGATATTCCGTAGGTTCCACATGGTTTAATACCACAACAAACGTAGTGTACGTATGCGCGGATGCAGCAACCGGTGCTGCGGTATGGAGTCAGATACCAGCTTTTCCAATAACAATTGCTCAAGGTGGTACAGGAAGTACTACTAAAAATTTTGTTGATCTTACAACAAATCAGACAGTGGCGGGTATTAAAAACTTTACTGGTTCTCCGACATTTAATAATATTTCTACAGGAGCTTGGACAAGTTATCCAGTACTTTGGACAGGTGCGGTTACTGACCCAGATATAGGCAATGGATCAATAAGTAGTAGTTACTCACTAATCGGTAAAACTTGTACTTTTCAAATAACTATTACTAGTGGTACAACTACTACTTATGGCTCAGGTAATTATACATTTACTATGCCCTTTAATAACACTGCTGGAGTAACACGTTCTGGAGGATCGGGACAAGTGGTAATAGCTGGAACAGTGCGGTCAGCTCTTGTAGCAAGTTATGGCCAAGGAGCGAATACTATGACATTATTCGGCGCTACCTCATCTTCCGATCCAAGATTAACCCAACTAAGTTCATCTGGTATAGCTGGTTCTTCTTGGACAGCCGCAACAGCAGGACAAACTATACGTTTTCATGGAGTATTTGAAACAGCTTAATAGGAGAACAGATGTTCATCTTTAATGAAGACAGAGCTATGAAAACTAAATTTGAAAATTTAGTTGTCCAGGATGTTAATGCCCCGGATACTGGAAGACCTGTACAGGTTATATGGCTAGATGCGGATGTAGAAACTACTAATCTTACTTATCCATCTATTGTCATAGCTAATGTAGGTTTATCTTTTGATCCTGAAAGAGCGCACTCGGGATGGTTCCAGCTTCCGTATACTCCAGAGAATTTTAATCAATGGATAACTGATACCATGGAAGATGTTACACAAAGTCCTTATTGGGCTTTTACTCCTATACCGTATAATATTGATTATCAGATAGAAGTATTATCCAGAAATAATAAACATTCTACTTTTCTTTCTGCGGTATTATCTGGACCAGATTTTCTTAATGTCAGACATGGATATCTAGCTATTCCAGAAGATGGCACAGTACGCAGACTAGATCTTTTATCTGGTCCTGAAAGACAAAGTACACATGATACGGATGGAAAAAGAATTTTTCACACAATTTATACTGTAAGAGTTTCAACAGAATTACTACCTGTTGAAATTGATGCCTATTCAAAGGTTACTAAAGTTGTGGATTCTATTGCTATTCTTCCACCTGTAGTATAGTTATCCATAATTATAAGTTAGCTAGGAGATATTAATGACCTATCAGCGTCCTGGTGTATATGTAAATACATCCTTGACTCCCCTGTCTACAGGACAAACTAGTCCGGGACAATCTACGGCTGCTTTTATAGGTGTCCATACTCAAGGACCTACACAGCCTACTCTTATTCAAAGCTGGAATGACTTTCTCAATATTTACGGGGGATTTGGTACAGCAGCCAATTTGCTACCTTTCGCGGTATGGCAATACTTTACTAATAACGGTAATCAGTGCTATGTAGTAAGAGCTGCTGCTGCTGATGCTATAACAGCTACTCAAACATTAAATGACCGTGAGATTGGTACTGGTGGAATTCTTCCTCCTACTGGTGTTACCGCTACTCCTGGAGGAACTACAACTCCTTCGTACACTTACGAGTACACAGTAACCGCTGTTAAATCCCCTGGTGAAACTAATGGTGGTATTCCAGTACAAGCAATCGCAAATCAAACTCTTACAGTTACAAATAACGTTGTTCTTAACTGGACAGCGGTAGCCACTGCTACTTCTTATAGAGTATATAGACGTAATCTAACAGTTGATGGCGTACTAGGTACACCTCTGCTACTTGCATCTGTTACTGCCCCTACTGTTACTTTTACTGATAACGGTAGTTATACTCCTATGACTCCTATTCCTCTGTACAACACCACAGGAACACCTACACCAATACTTAAGCTTAGCTGTGTATCTGTTGGTACCTGGGGTAATAATGTGTATGTAGATATTACTGACAGCGTAACTGGTACAGGAAGATTTAATCTTACAGTACGTTATGGGGGAACAGCAGATTCTAATATCGTTGAGAGATTCCTCGACGTAACAATGAATCGTACAGACCAGCGGTATGCCGTATCTATGCTTAACTCAACATTACTTGGATCTAAGTATATTCAGGCAGTGGATCTAGGTTCTTACTCAACGTGGAATACTGCTATTACTCCACAGACTCAAGCTCCTACAGCTTTGTCTGGGGGATCAGACGGAGTAGCGACGCCTAGCCTTCTTACTGCTACACAGAAACTATCTACTATCCAGGGAAATATTGATTTAAATCTTCCCGGTGTTTCAGATACGTCTATTCTTAATCCTATTCTTGCATACACAGAAGCTCAGCCTAATCTCTTTGCTGTAGTAGACGTTCCAAGAGCTACTATAGGTGCTGATGGAGTTACCCCTAATGAGGCAGCTACTGTGGATACTTACCTACGTATGGTAGTAGGAAATTCCCAGCTAACTCCTTCTTCTTCAGTAGCTCTATATGGTCCTTGGGTACAAGTACCAGATCCTATTTCTACAACTCCTGGAGCTACCAGAACTCTTCCTCCAGGCGGAGCGGTACTAGGTTTGTACTCCAGTACTGATGGTTTATACGGTGTACAGAAGGCCCCGGCTGGAGTAACTATTCCTTTGCAGAGGGTAGCGGGAACTGAACTAGCTTTCCAGAATAGTAATCTTGATTCTCTTAACTCTAATGGTGTAAATATTATTCGTAATATTTCCAGCTATGGTTTCTGTGTTATGGGTGCTAGAACATTACTGACTAATCTGCCTAGCCGCTACGTTCCAGTTGAGCGTACCTTAATGAATATTCAATTCACACTTACTGGGCTTACCCAATTCGCGGTATTTGAAAATAATAATCCAACGCTATGGGCTACACTTAGCGCAGTAGTTACGCAATATCTACAAGGAGCTTGGCAACAAGGAATTCTTCAAGGTGATACTGCTGATCAAGCATACTTTGTGCAATGTGATTCTGGAAATAACACGCCAACTACAATCGCCGCTGGAGAAGTTCACGTACAAGTAGGATTAGCTCTTAATAGTCCCGCTGAGTTCGTAGTAATTGATATTAACCAGATGGCTGCTTCTACAACAACTACAGCCTAAGGAGATTAATTAAATGGCTACATCAATCGCAGCACCTATAGCTAAGGCAACTCCCTCTATTGCCCATTTAGCTACAGACCCATTAAGAAACTTTAAGTTCAATGTTAATATCATGCATCCGCATATTCGTGGTTTTGCCACTATGGGATTCATGACTGTTAGTGGGCTGAATATAACCACTGAAGTAATTCCATATCGTGAGGGTGGAATGAATACCACTACTCAGAAGATGCCTGGTCAGAGTGATTTTGCACCTATTACCCTATCTCAGGGTGTTGCTGTAGGTTCTGGCCCAATGTGGCAGTGGATGAGAGAACTATTCACTGTTATGCAGGGAACAGGTACAGGATCTCCTGGACAGGATTTCCGCGCAACTATTGATGTTATGGTATTAGACCACCCGGTAACTACCAAGCAAGTTCCTGTAAAGGCTATTTACAGAATTTACAATGCATGGCCAACTTCCATAGCATTCTCTGATTTAGACGCTGGTGCGAATGCTGTTCTTATGCAGCAGCTAAGTCTTGCTCATGAAGGTTTTGATTTCAAATTAGCTAGCTCTATTGGCTTAAACGGGGTTTCTTTTTGAGTTCTAATTAGAGTTATATATCCCCATGTTGTAGAATAGTTAAGATAGAACGAACCCGAACTACTAAAGGAAACCTAATATGGATTACGAGCAGCCCGAATATTCTATGACTTTTGATGATGTTGAGGGTCAAGTTGTAAACGCCGCATCATCAGATTTAAATGCTCTTACTAAGAAAGTTCTTCATTCTCTTAATCCTGTGCCAGTAATAGGTGAGCTACCTGATACCTTTATAAAACTTCCCGCAGGATTATTACTTGATAACAGGGTAGTACGTGAAGCAGAAATTCAGGAACTAACTGGGGAACATGAGGAAAAACTTGCCAAGGCTAGAACCTCTAATAATCCTGCAAAGTATGTAAGCACTCTTTTACAATGCGGTACTGTGGCTATTGGGGATACTGAAATATCTACTGATATCTTAGATTCCTTATTACAGGGTGACCTGGATATGTTAATGCTAGGTATAAGACGTGCAACTTTCGGGGATGAGTTCGAACTGTTTGGTGTAGCTTGTGAGAGTTGTGGGGAATCTAATGATTTAACACTTAATCTGAAAGATATTCCTGTACAGGAATTAGCTGATCCAGAAGTACGCGATTTTCTTGTGGATATACGTAAGGGACGTAAAGCCCGTGTACAGTTCCCTACTGGTGCAGTTCAGAATGACATATTCAAAAGTCAATTGACTATTCCAGAGATGAATAGCTTAACGTTAGCTTTTTGTGTACTGTCATTTATAGAACCTGATGGTACTGAAAGACTTTCTAAAGGTTTAAGTGATGTTAAGAAACTAGGACTTGCTGACCGTAAGACTTTACAGGATTACATTTATAATAATCAGCCTGGTCCCAGATACGATAAAGTAGTTGCACAATGCTCTTCTTGCGAGGGTGAGGTTCTTGTCCCACTAAACGTGGGTATCCTATTTCAGGAACTCTGATTACCAAATTCTGTATAAAGATTATGAACAGTTAGTAGAAGCTTTTAATTGGCCTATTTCTGAATCTAAAAAATTAACCTACAGAGAGCGTAAACACTGGGTTAATAGATACGTCTATAAGCTAGAACAAGAATACGAAAGAGTGCACCAACTCAACAATTCAAATCAAGTCATTACTAGATCCATTGGTGAAGGGGTTACTTTTGGTGGAATGCCTTATAGGTAATATAATTAAAAGTAATAAAGTAACTTAGGAGATATTGATGGCTGATGAGAATAATATAGGAGCCAGCCGCTTGCTTGGGACCAATGGTCTTCAACAAGCGGTTGATTCTTTAACTACCAATATTGGAAGACTTACTTCTGATGTAGGAAGATTGTCCACCGGTTTTGGTAATATGACAGGTGCTGCTAACAGAGCTGCGGGTTCTAGTGGAAGTACCATGGGTATTCTCTGGAATTCTGGTTCTAATAGATCCAGCTACTCTACTAACGGCGGTGGCGGAAACTTCAGTGGTGGCAGTTTCGGTGGTATGTCTCCTAATGGAGGTAACGGAGCTTTTGGTCCCTTAGGAAGAAACTCTAGACTCTCTGCTGGATTGGGAGCTACTGCGGCGGTTCTTTCCGGACTGACGGGTTACGCCAATAAGAATATGTCCACAAATATGCAGATGGATTTTTATGGTACTCAGTCTGCTATTGCTGGTGGATTTACTGGTGGTTTTCGAGGACCGGCTGAGACAGCTAGAGCTTTAGCATTCAATAATAACTATGCAGCACTAAATGCTACAGATGCTGCCAGAGCCGCGTATGTTAACCAATATACTTTTGGAAACTCCCAGTTTAATGGACAAGCTAATCCTGCCTTTGTTTCAGGTATGCGTCAAGCTAATGCCTTTGCTTATGCTAGTCCTACCTTGGGAGCTACAGGCGGAGCAACCGCAGCACAGCAAACCTTCAGTGCCAGAGCTACCATGGTAGCCCCTGCTTTAGGTTTGGCAAGTCCTATTCTTGCTGGTGGTAAGAAAAACACTATGAGCAATATTGCTCAGTCTATATATTCCAGAACTTTTGGTAATCAACGTATTAATCCCCAACAATTAGATGCTTCTTTATCTCAGGGTGGAAGTCTTAATGTAAATCTTCAGTATTTTGGTCAGGCTATGGGGTGGAACCAGAATACTATTCAGGAATATCAGAATATTATTAGGGGACAAGTAGTCTCCCAGAATAAGGGTATTTCTTCTTCCAGATATTATAATTTATTAGAAAAAGCTGGTACAGGAGATAAAAGTGCTATAAATCAGTTAGCTAAAACTACTGGTATGGGCTCTTCTATGTTTGAAAATCAGAGAAATTTGAATGCCACAAGACTTACACGTCAGAATGATATTCTTAATAGTCTTGCTCCTGCGTTTGACAGTGCTACCAAAGCAGTGAATAAATTCAGCAATGCTCTTACAGCCTTCTTAAAGACAACACATTTGGATCAGGCTATTGGTACCGGAGCCGGTTGGGCAGCACCCTTCTCAAATGCCCTCAGTGGCTTCGGTAACGCCTTTGGAGCTGGGGTAGGTCTCTTTGGTGCTGCTAGACTTTTCAGGGGCGGAGGCAGCCTTCTAAGCGGTTTAGGTGGGCTATTCAGCGGGGGCGGCGGAGGTGCTGCTCGTACAGGCGCTACTAATGGATTGTTATCCGCCACACAAGGCGCTAATGGTGTATGGAGTGTACCAGGAACTGGTGCTACCGGAATAAGCGGTGCGGCTACTACTGGATTAGCTGGACTAGGTGTTACTGCTGCGGCGGGTGCAGCTTATCTAGGCTTACATGCTGATGATAAAGTAACAGCTAATATGTCTCAATTTGATATATATAGAAAAGCTGCTGGTAAAGCTCTTACTTCTCCAATGAACGTGCTCAACCCATTTGGACAAATTGCTACTGGGGCAAAATGGGGTAAAAAGGGTCTTAATAAGTTAACCAGTATATTCGGAGGTTCTAGTAATAGTGCTACTGGTGGTGGTAGTGGTGGATCTATAAGAGCTACGGGTACTAACAGTGGTGCGAATGCTGCTCAAGTAATTAGTTTTGCAGAAAAAGAACTAGGTGATCCTTATGTGTGGGGAGGCACTGGCCCTAATGGGTGGGATTGTTCTGGTCTTATACAATGGGCCTATGGCAAAGCGGGTGTAAAACTCCCTCGTACTGCTGCTGATCAGCAAAAGCAGGGAAAGCCAGTACCTACCGACCAAGTACAGCCAGGAGATCTACTGTTCAACGGTAACCCCGCACATCATGTTGTTATGGCTATAGGTGGTGGAAAAGTTATTGAGGCTCCCCATACGGGGGCTAATGTTCGTATCCGGTCATTTAAGCCTGGAGAGTTTACTAACGCTCGAAGAATTCTGGGATCTGTAGGTAATATGAATTCTTTGTTAAATGAGAATAGTTCAAACACTGACACACTTAATAACCAACAGTCTAAATCTGGTGGGGATATTGGTAGCTATAAAGGAACTTCTGAATTAGAGGCTCTGATGAGTTCACTAAGTGGGGCCACTGGTGGTGGGTCGGTAGGTCTTACAGCCGCTTCTAGTGGTGCTGCCAATACATCCGGAAACCCTAATCCTACGGGAAATGTAAAAGGAACTGGTAGTAACAAGGTATCTTCCCTACAAGCTTATGCTAAAAAATTATTAGCACAAAGAGGGTGGGCAGGTCAATGGGGAGCGTTTAACTCTCTGGAAATGTCCGAAGCGGGGTGGAATCCTAAAGCTACTAATCCTAGCTCAGGTGCTTACGGATTGGCACAGGCTCTTCCACCTGGTAAATACGCTAGTGCGGGATCGGACTGGAAGACCAACGGAGAAACCCAACTTCGTTGGATGATGGATTATATTGACAACAGATACCATAGTCCTAATGCTGCTTGGTCTTTCCACCAGAGAAATAATTGGTATGCGGCTGGTGCTTGGAATATTGACAAGGATCAAAAGGCCACAGTTCACCAAGGTGAAATGATTATTCCTGCTCAACAAGCGGAAACAATTCGCCAGACTCTTTTGAATAATACCTTTAATCCTAACCTTAAAGGTTCATCAGGTACTACTGTTCAGTTCGGAGATATAAATGTTAATCTTCCGTCTGGATATTCTGGTTCTTCTATTGATGCTAAGTTAACTGGTAAGCTGATAGTAGACTCTATGAATGAACAACTTCGTATTAAAAATCTACAGATAGGACAGTAATGACTTTTCCTATTGAGCCTATAAATGGTACTATATATCCCACACTCAGCGGGAAACCAGGAATAACAGTTTTTGAGAATCCAACATTCCATCCTAATATTCTTACAGTAGGTGGAGCTAATACTGCTACTAATCCCACAATTAGGAAAAACTTTAGCTCTAAAGTAGGAAATATATACAGGGGAATAATTGTAGCTGGCGCAGGTGTTGGAGGGGTTAGTGGGAATATACAGTATAAGGTTAATTTTCTCTATAATCCCTCCACTATTTCTGAAAGTAGATCTATTGACTTAAACAGCGGAGTTCTTCCAGCTTACGCCAGAAGACCAGATGACCCGGGGTCATATGCTACTAGCTTAAATACTACTATCTCTTTTTCTTTGTTATTTGATCGTACTTTTGAATTATGGGATTCTGGTTATGTGGGAACGTTAGCAGGAACATATGGGGCACGTGTTGATGTGGAAGCTTTCTATAATTTATTGGGTATAAATATAACTCAAGTACAGACTAATACACAAAGACAAGCAGCCCCTCCAGCTATAAATCCTGCTAAAGTTACTAATGTTGTTCAGGGACCTATGCAATTAGTACCAGCTAATCTTTATTTCGGAGAGAGTTCCAAGGGTGCACTATCTTACTTTGGATATATAAGCGGACAAAATGTGACATGGACCCATTTTGCTTCAAATATGGTTCCATCACGTTGTGCCGTAGATGTATCATTCACTGTAATGTCTCAAGTAGCTACTAGTAGTATAGCTAGCAGTATTGGGACACCGCTTTCTTAAGGAGTTATTATGTCTATAAGTCAGTTCAGCCGTTATGCAGATAATTTAGTAACTCCTATTATTGATCCTACTGGAACTGTGCGAGCTACTATATTAATTTCTCCTCCAGATAAAGCAACAACTTATAGTATAAGTACCTATACTTGGCAAAATGGGGACCGTATAGATTATCTAGCTCACTCAGCATATGGCGATGAAACTCAGTGGTGGAGAATAGCAGATGTTAATCCTGAGATATTATTTTGGAGTACATTAAAAAATGGTACTCAGATAAGAGTACCTAATGCTTAATTCCTCACCCTCCTTGCCGTATTTTGAAGTAATTACTAATGGTAATATACCGTTACCTCAGTACACTCCTTGTGTTAAAATTATCCAGGAAACTAATGCGCACCCGATAGCTCTACTTGATGTAGTATATGTGGGGAAGAATATAGGCACTAATACTCCAGGTGCTAGTAACACTTGGCAGTATTTAAAAGAACAGACACCTGTTCAAATTAACTATGGCCAAAGACCTCATTATATTTCTCCTTTTCTAGGGTATGTAGCTTCTTATAAACTTTTACGAAGCGGTACTGATCCCGGATATAATAATATAGTTACTACAACTGTTCAGTATACGATTACTGGAACATCTCAAGTAATGCAATCCACTAATAACACTGCATGGAAGCATACAAGCCCTTCCACTATGGCAGGTAGTATAGCAAATAAGAATGGTTTTAGAGGTATTATCCATAAGTATGTATCAGCAATTGACTACCGACTTCAAAATACTAGTGACTTTAAATTTATTTCACAGTTAGCATCAGAAATAGGTTTTAGATTTTATATAGATAACACAGACTTATACTTTATTAATCCCAAGCAAATTCTGGATAAAAGTAATACAAGAAATGTCCCACAGTTCTGGTCATATAATCAACCAGGGTTGTGGGACACTATAAGAAGCTTCACTCCTGTAGTAGGTACTATAACTCCTGATGGAGGAATTGTCGCTAATAGAAATATTGTAGGACTAAATCCTTATACTAATACATTAATACAGTCTACTATTCAACCAGTAACGCCTTCTTCAGAAAATTCTTCAGTTCCATTAGCTCCTTCAATAACTAAGTATTATAATGAAGCACCGGCTGAATCATATTATGAAGCTACACAAAAAGTTACCGGGGATTACTTTAGAAATCTATACTGGAATACTGCTAACGCAGATCTACGAGGAGATGCCAGAGTTCGTCCTAATACTTTAGTGAATCTCGTAGGAACTACTATCCCAGTGAATGATGCGGGAATATGGTTAGTGCAGTGTGCTACACATACTTTAACTAAGGCTGCCCCTACTGGTAGCCAGATAGACGTTACTTACGCTACTAATGTAGAGTTAGTGCGTGATCAAATATACACAGCAAATACCACCACATTTTCTGATACATCCGTAATAACACAGAACATTCCAGCAGCTTTAATAGGAGGACGCTGGCGTTCTTCGAACACGGGAGCTACGGTATATGCAACATAGATACGATGCTTTATATAGATCCTTAGTAACATCAACTACAGATCTTTCAGGTTCAGGAAAAATAAGAGTTCAATGTCCTCAGATAGCCGGGATAGCTGAAATAAGACAAGCTGAACCAGTTAATCCAGCAATGCCTACACCCTTAGTTGGTTCTACAGTATGGATAGGCTTTAGCGGCGGAGATATTACCAAACCTTTTTATTTTGCAAATAGCGTTTAGCCACTACGATATGGGATAATTTTATGGGCTCACAACTAAGTATTCCTTTTACTGTTCTACAAAATGGTGCAGTAGCTGTAGAAACTGACCTTAGTATTCAAGTACAGCAACGGGTAGACGCAATTGTATCTACTGAAGTGGGACAGAGAGCCATGCGTGCCACAATGGGCCTACCATTATCACGAATATTGTTTGATCCCAATAATAAATTTATAGCTACTGAACTAAGTGGTTTAGTTACACAGCAGCTAAATACGTATGAACCAGGTATACAAACTTTATCTGTTACTCCTGAAACTAATGAATCAAATAATGGTGTAGCAAAAGTAAAGGTGAATTACGCTCCAGTTCTACAAGCTTCCACTGTTAGAGCTATAGCAGATGTTGTAACCATTCAAATCGGAGGAACGATAACAGAGGTGACTTCTAATGGCGGTAGTTAATAATGGTGTACCAGCTATAGACTATACGAGCAAAGATTACACAGGTTTTATTAATTCTATGTTAACCTTTGCTACAACAGCATTCCCTGAATGGACTAACCAAAATCCTGGTAGTCTTGAAGTTATGCTTTTGGAATCTTTAGCCAGGGAATTGGATGTACTATCTTATTATGGAGATCGTATAGTAGGAGAAGCCTATATAGGTACTGCTACACAATTATCTTCTGTTATTCAGTTAGCAGCTCTACTGGGGTACACACCTGGACAAGCATTAGCTTCTACGGGTACAACTACTTTTCAAAGTGCTAATCCTGGTCCCGCTGTAGAGGTTCCAGCGGCCACCCAAGTAACTACTAACTACGTATCCAGTATTAATGGTCCCATTATATTTGAAACGACTCAAGCAGCTACTGTTCCTGCTAACGGTGGCACTGTAACCGTTCCAGTAGTTCAAGGGGCTACACAAGGATCTTCGGTATTTACAATAGGAAACTCTACAGCAGCACCTTATGATATTACTACTGAACTCTTAGGTACTTCAGATGGTTCTGATTTACAAACTTTTTCGTTAACCAATAATCCTGTAGTAAGTGGCTCTATAACTGTATATGTACAAAACCCTGCGTTTCCAGGTACCAGTGGAATTGATCCTGTACTCGCCTGGAATAAAGTCGATTCTTTACAGCAAGCTAATTCTTCTAGCCTTTCTTGGTCAGAAAGTGTTGATGCTTCCGGAGTAGTAAGTATTCACTTTGGAGATAATATAAATGGTGCGGTTCCTTCTTCAGGATTAAATATTTATGCTAATTACCGTGTAGGTGGGGGAATTATAGGTAATCTGTCTGCTAACTCTATAGTAGATATAGCATCTCCTATACTGGGTGTAACTATTTCAGGTTCATCCGCTACAACAGGTGGCACAGCAGCAGAGACTATTGACCAGATACGCGTAAACGCTCCAAGAGCGTTTACTACTCAGCAACGTGCGGTTACTTTAGAAGATTTTGGTAACTTAGCCATGTCACTTCCCATTGTTTCCCAAGCAAAAGCTGTAGCCAATCTATACACTAATATAACAGTGTATATAACTGGCTCCGGAAATACTTTGCCAAACCAAGCTACGCTAGACACTGTAACAGCGTATCTGCAACCTCTCGCCTTAGCAGGAACAGTAGTAACCTGTACTGCTGCGACATTGGTACCTATAAATGTGGGATCTGTGTCCAGTCCTGTTATTATAGGTTGCAGCTCTCGTTATAGTCCGTTGTCTATACAAACTTTAGCCACACAGGCCATACAGAATCTATTTGCTCCAAGTAATGTTTCTCTTGGTGGAAGAATATCATTAAGCGCAGTTTATTCAGCCCTGTATAATATTCCTGGAGTACAGTACGTAAGTATTCCACTATTTGTCCGCAGTGACGCTATACAATCCGGAGCTGCTGATATTCTCATGAGAGTATTTGAGCTACCTACTGCTGGAAATATAATAATCAATGTAACGGCAACCTGATAGGGAGTAAATATGGTAGCTGTATATCCATCCGCTGTTAAAAAATTTACATACAGACAGGACTTTACTGAACTTGTAGAAGCTGCTGATGTAAACGTATCCTATGATGAAATTCAAGCAGTGCAGAACACACTAGGTATAAATCCTAATAAAGAAACTATAGATAACAGGTCTTATTCTTGGTCTGATGTAAGTACTAGAATTTCTTCTGTAAGACAAGGACTTGCTAATCCTTTTGTCAGCGTAGCAGCTCATAATTTTGAAATTGCCTACGCAGGTGATGATGCTCCAGTAACTTGGACAACACGATCTATGGATACTAGTCAAATGTGGGGTGGAGGAGCCACTATAACGTGCCCACGTTCAGGAGTATACACTTTTGACATTTTTATGAGATGGCGTTCTGATAGTCTTCCTCATGATAACGAGCAACCAGTATTCAATAGAAACGGTGAATTAAAAATTGGTCTTACTGCCATAGGGAGCGCCCCATACCTGGTAGCGCAAGCTGGATTTTTTCCTATTGGCTGGCAGAAAGCCGCTTACCAATCAGCGTCCTTCACCGCTCCTTGGACAAAAGGTACAGGAGTAAGAATGTACGTGCGACAAGATTGTTACACATCTCCTCTAGTAGGTAGCGCTTTTTGTTCTGTTACATATCATCGTGATCCACCAGCTTTACCTTTTAATCCAAATACAATAATTGGTTTATAGTTCAACAATAGGAGAGTAAATGAGCAAGGGTTTTGGAATAGATATTTATGGTGTAGATACCTATGGATACTCACAGCAAGAAGATTACAGTGTCTCTCCTTTTGTAGCTTCGCAAAGTAACTATAGTGAAATATCTTTAACGTGGGCATCTCCTAATGTCACTGCCTGGAAATTAATGCACCTTGTACGAAGTGTGTACGGATTTCCTACAACGGCAGAAGAAGGTATTTTAATACAGGAAATTACTCCATCCACTATGTCTCGCACTTATGCAGACACCAATTTAATTCCTGGCACTATCTATTACTACTCTATGTTTATTACCTTAGAGGCGCCTGACTGGAACTCAAGTACTGCTTATTTGGCTAACAGCCAAGTACTTTATAACGGTATGTACTGGTCGAGTACTCAAAATTCTAATCTGAATCATACTCCCACTGCTGGATCATCCTTTTGGGCATCTACTAATTATGTCCCTACCTGGTTACCGGCAGGTAATACTGCCACTCTTGCCCTGGGAGATCAGGGTTATGGCTTTATGCTGTATGACAGAACACCACAACCTTATAAGATCTCTACGTCGGATACTTTTAATAGCGCCTCCATAGATAATCCAGCACTTCAGCATTATCTGTCAGTATTCGGTTTTGGCTTGGATACAGCGAAAGCTAGTTATGATAGCTACTTACAGAATAACAACCCTGATACTGTATCTGCTGCTAATTTAGATATGCTGGGTCAGCAACTAGGTATAGCTACTAATTATCTGTCAACACCTCAACAACGTCGTCAAAGAATAAAAAATGCAACAGTAAACTATAGAATGAAAGGCCAATCTCAGAGTATTCATAATCTTATAGCTGAGTTAACTGGTTGGGATTCCGAGATTACTTATAGTTCTAATATGTACAATACTGCTGATCAAACTGCTTTTGTTCATCCTGTGCTTGACCAGTGGAGTCAATTTTCTACTTACTTTAACAGCATAGGTCCACCAGATTTAGTGCAGTATAACGGTTATGACTATCGCGCTAATGTGCAAACTTCAGGTCTTTCACAGGCTCCATCTGGGACAACTAGCAGTAATACCTGGTGGACCCTAATTTCAGGAGCGCTTAATTCGGTTACTTATAGAAATCCAGCAACATCACAAATATCTTCCTGGGGTGTCGCTGGAATATCTGGGACTACTGCTGCCGCTGGTGGCACAGTATCTGGATTACCTCACCCTACAGATAGTTCTGTGCACAATTGGCATGCGCTAAGTATAACGCAGACAAATAATATAGGAACTGGGGTATGGAATCTTGATTCAACTGCTCCTATAGTTACTCCTAATTATTCTGCGGCAGTAAACTACGTTATCAACAATAATGTTTTATATACAGATGGTTACTACTACAGAGCAGTAAAACCATCAGGACCAGGAACACCTTATGGCGCTATTACTCCCGGGCGTAACCAAACATTCTGGCAGCCCTTTTATTACACTACTTCCGACAGACCAAATATTATTAAAGACGGTATAGTTATTCCACAGATACCGTACTGGAATCCGGCTGAACAGTATTCTTCTGGACAACAAGTCCAGTACCTAGGGATAGTGTATGTATCTGTACTTGATAATGTGAATATGGCACCTTCAGGTTTTTATTCTTCAAACTCTTCCTGGGCTTTTATATCACCCGCACAGAAAACTGTAGTATCTTCAGGATTCTGGTCAAGACTTTCTAATAATGTTAATGCCGCGAATGCGGAATCATTGGTATATTTCTACGATAAATTAGGGAATTTGATAAATAATACTGCTATAGACTACACAGGATATAATGCTGGATCAGAAGGTTTCACTGCGCGCTTTGTAAATGACTATACTAATCTTAACGGTACCTCTGAGTCTAGTTTAGCTAATGCACAGACAGATGGAACTATTATCAGTGGCAATTGGGTAGCTACTCCTGGGACAGCTAATCTGTGGAGAAGTAGTTATGGCATGGCATCTGTTAATCAGACGCTAGCGGGAACTACCACTTATGTATATGCGTTAATTGATCCAGACGTACCTAACGGCCGTGTATGCGTGACTTTTTCTACTGATTATGCAGACTCAGCGCATAAAACTCATGGAGTAGTTTTTGCGTGGATAAACGCTAATAATTTCTATTATGTTACTAGAACAAGTTTACGTAAAGTTACGGCTGGAGTAGACTCGTTATTGTCTTCTTGGACACGCTTGTCTAATGGAGATCGTATTGTGGTAGATGCTGAAACTAATATAACTGTTTATAAGTATGCGCGTACTGGTGATGGAAATCTCACACGTTTAGCGTTGTCATCAGGAACAGGACCAGGTACTTCAGGTGCTGGAAAAGTTGGTCTTATACAAAAATACTCAGCAACTGGAGCACTATAAATGGCAAATCCTAATATCAACACACTTACGGATATTTTTCTCCCTGACGGCTTTGGTGCTTTTGGGTTTGGCGACGGGGGTTACGGAGGAAGCTCTGAACTACTTAATCCACAGTGGAATACTAACAGTGGAAGTTTTGGAATTGATCCAGCTACCGGGCTCACTTTTGTAGAAGCAACCTCTACTCCCAGCTATGTAGGTGCTTCTCTTTACACTATTGAATACAGCTCTTTCTTTGCTAAAATTACTCCTGCCTTAATTGGTGGAGATTCAGTACAAACAGCATTAGTTATCAAACAAGACGAACATAATTATGTAGAAATGTCTATCGGTCCGGCTGGACAATTTAAAGCGTATGTATCTGACAACCGGAATATAACATTAGCGAGCCCAGCATTACCGATCTATAATTCTGTATCGCATGCTTACTGGAGAATACGTAATGATAACCGTTTAGTATTTCGTTTTGATACTTCACCAGACGGATTTACCTGGACAGAACTAGGAAGTGTTCCCTATACCTGGGATGCTTCTTCTGTAGTTGTCACTTTTTTCTCAGGGTTTACAGGTTTTGATTCTCCAGGGAATAAAGCTTTCATATCTAACATAAATTTACCGGGAAATACCTTAGCTTTATCTGGTAGGGCTAGTGCTACTACAGCCTCCAATGGTCAAGTTAACTTAAGTGATCCTAATGCTTTGTCTGCTAGTATAAATGCGGAAACTAATATACGTGCAAATTTCGGAGCTATATCCACTCTTCCCGAAGGTGGACTTACTGATTTTTCTTTTGTCCCGGCTACTATACGAGCAGTAGACCCTTTGATTACCACGTCATGGAATAGCGCTGCCAATGTTGATTTTATGGGAGCTACCGTTATTTCTATGGCGGATTGGTCTAACGATTCATTCCCACAGACTGTTCCCATGGCTTACAGAGATGGAACTTATTGGCAACCTGCCACCTATGCAGACGTTCAATACCGGGTAAGTAATGTTCCTGACGGAAGCCAGAATATATTTACTAATGCTCAAGTAGAAGAAACTTCTGGTCTTAACAACCGACTTTCTCTTACTGCATCCATCTATTCAGATATCTGCTGTTATTCACCAGGAATAGGGGTTACCTCAGTAATTAAAAGTACGGATTTAGCGTTGACTGGTCAGTATTCAGGTAAGATTGTCAGTAATTCTTCTGTCACTACCTTAGGTGATGGAACTTCTGGATATTTTATCCTTCCACAATTCTCTGCTCTCATGCCAGTAAAATACACTTTTGCAGCAGCGGAGAATCTATTCGGAAGTGTGTACTTATCTACTTCTAGAGCTAACACCAGTTGGTTCGCTAGTTTTATTTTTTATGATGAGGATTATAATATACTTTCTGAAAGTACTTATCTTCAGAATCCTATTACTAACAAGAACACACATCCTGGTGGCAATGTTTGGCAAATAGGTAATGTATATGAAATTGCGGTACCTAATGACGCTGTATGGGCAGCAGTAGTTCCAGTAGTAAATACTCCGGGAGGTTTTACCGGGGAAGTAGTGTACACTAGCAACCATTCAATAACTGGTGCTTCATTGTATGGTACTGAAGTTTATACAGAATACAATCATCCAAAAACAGCTAATATAAATGTGAAAGCTGATCGTGTTAACTACGCTATCAATAGTGGCTTTAACACAGGAACTGACCAATGGTTCCAGACTAACACAGGAACTTCTGGTACTCCTAATCCAGTAACAATGTCTTGGGACGGTGCTATTGGATATAAATCCACGGGATCTATGCGTGTTTCTGTTGCAGCACCTAGCGGTACCTTTACTGGTACGTCTAACGCCATGTTAGGTGCTTCCAACAATTTTCAGATAAGTGGCGGTTCCTATCCTATAGTACAAGGACTTAAGTCGGGACATACTTACACTATAAGTGCCTGGATTATGCAGGGTCCTAACTGTCCAGATGTATATATGAACTTCTATGACGGTAACTTTTTGGGTGTACAAGGTATAAGTGCAAATACTACAAAAGCCTCTAATCCAGAGAATATAGATGGTAATTGGGTTAGAGTACAGACTACTTATACTGTTCCTCCAACAGGGTTACAGGATTACAATTTTTATTTCTTTACCAAGTTCACAGATATCTCTCATGCTCCTTATTCTTTCTGGATAGACTCTATTCTTGTAGAAGAAACAGATATGTATAGCGGATACTTTGATGGTGGTTTTGCTTCTCCTGATTACCACTGGGAATTTGGTGGAACTCCTAATATGTGTAGATCTTACTATTATAAAAAGTATGCAGATAAATTATTTAATTTAAATAATTCTATAAAATCTGTATTACCTGTAGGAGAATACTATAAATTAGAATTTGCTTTACCTATAAAATAAAAGAAAGTATATAAAGAAGAGATATATAGATAATCTATATATCTCTTCTTTTCTTTATAAAAGAAAGTATACCAAAGGTACCACGATCTGTCAAGGTGTGGTAGAGTGGAACTTCCAACAACGAGGGAGTTTCATGCATTTCATTGTTTCTGTATTTATCACATTATGGGCTTGGGAATTTATAAGAAACCGGATAAACCAAGCTCCTGATTGGCTGGTTCATCTGGGTATAGTACCTAGTATCAGTTATTTATCCTGGATAATTCCGGAACCTTATAGATATGTGTTAGGGATTACTGGGGTTATTATGCTTATACAGATGCTGGTAGTCTCTGTACGTACCGCACCCCAGTCTACCAAACGCCGGTCCAACATACCTCCGCCTCCCTAGTTGACAGGGTTGACCAGAGAGGGGTAGTGTTCTCCTCATCAGCACAACAACAAGGAGGAATTATGCGGGAAGAATTTTTTGTCATCTGTCAAACATGCAAGGTAACTTATACTTTTAATATAGGTCGTGAGGATTATACTTCATGGCTAGATGGTACTTACGCTCAGGATGCTTTTCCGTATTTGACGGATGATCAGCGGGAGCTTATGATATCCCAAACTTGTGGAACCTGTTTTAATGAGATGTTTCCTGATGAGGAGGAAGAGGGATGAAGGATCTTACTATTCTGGTAACTGGTTCTGGAGATAGTTCTACCAGCAATATTGAGGATAATCTTATTGACTGGATTTTCAAGGGAAATGACTCCAGGAATGTCAAGGTAATCATCCCCTTTACCGCTAATATGGGTAAGGGTATGGAGAACTTCATCAAGTGGGGTTCTGAATTCTTTGACTGGGGTAGTCCTGATGGAGATCCTATGGTAGCTGTGATCCAGGGAGATCATGGTCATAGGGTTATTTCAAAGGCTAGTTCAACTACACAAGTTGCGTCATTCCATGATGCTGTTGACACTTCTATGAATTTGCTTTCTGATGCAGGGAATGACGGGGATGAAGTTGCTTTTATCTCCATCTTTGATCCTGCCAATGAGGAAGATATGCAGGCCGTTACTGTGGCTAAGTCTTATTCCCCTATTCCTACCTATAATCTTTCGGAAGGTATGGTGGATTTCTTTGAGGGTTATGAATCTCCTGAAGATAAGCTAAAGCGTGAGCAGGCTGTTGCTGAGTTTGAGAAGAACAAGCCCGCTGAGGAGGTTACAAAGCCTGCTACAAAGAAGGCCGCAACGCCCCGTAAGCGGGCTGCAAAGAAGGTGCAGCCCCAGGAGTCCAAGCCTCTCGTGCAAGCGGCTGAGAAGGCCCTTGAGGGCATCCCTGTGGGTACTACTGGTAAGCTTCCTGTTGATGCTAAGACTGAATTTTTGCAGACCGATATGGCTAGGGCGCAAGCGTTGACGGAAGAAGACCCCAAGCCTCTTGCGCAAGCCGCTGAGTACACCCTTGAGGGGCATTCTAACAGTGACTCTGTTGATGTTCCTGCTCTTCCTAAGCGTAAGAAGGAAGACCCCAAGCTTACTGCTTCCCACAGTTGGGATACTTGGGACGGAGGAATGGGCTGGACTTCCGGCAAGTGCCGTAGGTGCGGTATCTCGTACCCTTCTGGGGGCGAATGGGTTCCTGGGTGTTCCTCCGGATCTTTTACAGGCGAAACTCCTACTACTTACTCACCCATAGCTACTACTGTGAGTACTCTAGAGTCTCGGTCACATGCGGGATCAGAGACTTTGCCTGATCCATATCACTATGCCGATCAGATGGCTGCGAAGGGCTACGTGAGGAGGGAACCTAATCCCTTGGAAGGGGCTTCTCCGACCCTTCAGGACGTTCCTGTGGGTACTGTTGTAGAGGTTGCTGGCACAAAGTTCGTTAAGAAGGGTCCAAACCCTTTCCGTGATCCGTTGCCTACTACTCAGCCTGTTGCTGATGAAGTTACTGACAGTCTTCTGGTAAAGAAGTCTGATCTTGCTAAGCTTGGTGAGGATATAAAGTCCATGGGAGAAGCGTTTAGTTCTGTGATGGCTACCTTTACGAAGATTCTTAAGGAGAACTAAATGACTATGGAAGAGCTTACAGCTATGGGCTTACCCAAACTTCCACCAGGTTATTTTTACAGAGTAAGTACTGACCCTTTTGGGGAGTTACGACTTCAGATTCGTATATCTTATAGATTTTTTGGCAGTAAGTTACATGCTGAAGAGTATACATACCCTGGCAATCACCCGGATAAAACGCTTCCAGAATTGTTTAGGATGCTGGGTAAGAGTATCGAAGGAACTAAAGCATTTGCTGATATTAAGAAGAATAGATGGAACGAGATTAGAAAGTACGAAGGTGATCACAAATGACTACTAGTGTTAGGTTCTGCACTTGTGGTTGTCGAATGGGTGACCATATGGGTAAACCTGTATCCTGTCTTGCTCACGGTTTTCATAATGCTGTTGAGTCTCCAGCAGATACTGTAAACGTTAAAAGTACTCAAGTTGGTGGAGATCACTATCAGGGAACTACTATGCAGCCCTGGGATGTCTGGGAAGCTTTTGGTCTTGACCCGTGGGAAGCCAACGCTGTAAAGTATCTCTTGCGATGGAAGAAGAAGGGTGGCGTTGAAGATTTGAAGAAGAGCCGTCACTATATCGATTACCTTATTGAGCGGGAGGAAACTAAGTGACACCCTCAAGCAAAACTAAATGGATTTTTGAGGTCATCCACCCTAACTGGAATGAGTGGCCGGGAAATGAGCTGTACTCTGATATAGAGTTGGCAAAGTTCTGGGGTATTCATGACTACACTGAAGATTTTCTTATAGAGCATGACCATTTTAACGATCATTTCTTCGAGTGGGTACCTCTAGGTAAGGGAACATATCTTCTTTACGAAGACAGTATGTCAACTGAAATTGAAATTCGTGTACGTGCTCTGCATATTAAGGACAGTAATTGACAACCCAAGATATTTGGGACGACCTATGGGGATCTCCAGACGAACCGGAGGTTCCCATAAAGTCGTCTTATAACTCAAATCATTTAGCCCGGTATTTTCAGGACAAGCTCTTTGCAGCCCCATGGTACAGTGGCTTCGGCATGGTCAATCTACGGGCCCTGGCTGGTGCTCTAGCGAAGTGGAAATCTAAGACAGACTCTGATACAGTCAGAGCCATGATGGATCGGTACATGGAAGATGCCAGTCTGCGGGGGAAGAATCCAGGTTGGCAGGATTTTTTGTATAATTCAGAAAGAATAGCCCAGCATCTTAAACCTGTAGTGGTTAAGGATAAGTGGGATCTGCTGGAAGAGGAATGGGAGAATAATCATGGTAGTAGTTCCTGAAGAATATTTCATTGGCCGCTGGGATCAGGCGAATATTCCTATCAAGTTCCGAGGTATGCGATTTTCTGATTACGAGCATGCTCATCCTTCTGGTAGGAATGCTCTTTCTGCCGCAGAAGAACTTGTAGATAACTTTACTGACCACTATGTTTCTCCGCAGCGAGCTAAGGAAGGAAAGTTCCCAGCAAATCGGGATAATATTGGTAAAGGTATGCTGTTGTTCGGACGTAACGGAACACGCAAGTCTACTCTGGCAGCGATAGTTTTGACAGAAATTCAGTATAAGTATCCATCAGTCAATGTGTATTACATTCGATTCTCTGACTGGAAGAAAGCTCTTACTGATACGTTTGTGCCTAATCCTACAGATCGTAGTGTTCTTGCACATAAGATTCTTGGTCTGGTTGAATCCAGTGCCCTGGTAGTTTTTGATGACATTGGGCAGGAGCATCGCACTACATCAGGTTTTACGGAAAGTTCTTTGCACGAAGCTTTGCGGGTACGTTATGAATCTGCAAAGCCTACTATTGTTACCACTAATATTGACCCTGATTTTATGCAGGGTATTTATGGCGATTCCTTTGAAAGCTTTCGCCATGACGCATTTGACACGTATCCCATTTTGGGACCCGATACACGAAAGCCTAGGAAGTAATATGCGAGAATCATTGGATATTTATAATCTGCTGTCCAAGATAGACTGGGAAGGTGGAATTCCCGAAGTACTTGAATATGGTATACGTAATATCTGGTCATACGATGTTCCAGAAGAACTGAAGGAAGCTTGGGCAGCTATGGAAGAATTCTATTCAGAGTTTGAGTTGGCGAGGGACCAAGTACAAGCACTTATGGATGCGGCAGAGACTAAGTATTATGCTGACAAGGAGTTTTAATGGCTAACCATACGTCTAGTGATAAGTACACATTGCAAGTAAAGACTAAGCTGGTAGGCTGGTCAGATGTAGCTGTTAAAGTTACTTACGAAACTGCTGCCGCAGTGTTGGCTGAGTGCCCTAACGGCAAGCAGCATCGTATCTACAACAAAACTCGCCGTGCTGTCCTTATGTGAGAGAGGTACCTATGAAATTTGTGCCATTTGATGAAGACTATGAAAGTAAAGTTTCTTGGGAAGATATGAATGAGGGAACTAAGCTCTTCCTTTTGCGGGAAGCTTATCTGGATAAGTCTTTTAGGGAATGTCCAGAGCATATCTGGCAATTGGAAATAGAGTTTGGTCAGATAAGTATCTCCTGTATTAACTGTCGTGGTTTTTACAGTGAGCTAAATCCGGAGTATCAAGAAGACCTTTGCTTTACCACTCGTCTTAGTTCTTTGGAATATAAGTCTGAGTCTACTTATGGAGACTATGGTACTGAGTTTGATTCTTGGCTGGAAGCTACATAGTAACTATTTTTTAGAGGGAGATACTTAATGACCAACGAAGAATATAATTCAATACTAGAAAATATCATTGTAATGATTACGGAAGATTTTCCTGATCCTAACCCTTTGGGTTCCCTTTTCTCTACGTATATTGGGGATTCCATAATTTATGCCATTGAAAGGATGAAGAAATGACTGAGATCTGGCTGACTTACGGTCTGCCTGCTAGTGGCAAGAGTACTTGGGCCAAGGAAATGATTTTACTTTCTACGAAGACTACGACTTTACCGCTGTTTGTACGAGTGAATATGGATGACATTAGGAATATGCTGGGCTTTGGTTACGATGGTCCTATGGCTTGGACCAAGGAACTTGAAGAGTCTGCGCTCATTGTCCAGGACAACGCCATTCTGGCTGCTGTTAAGGGTGGTCATAATGTCATTGTGGACAATACGCATATTGATCAGAAGATGCCAAAGCGGATTAAGCGTCTGTTTGACGGAGATGTAACTTTTCGTGTTAAGGATTTCAGTTATATTTCTGCTCAGACTTGCATAGCTCGTGATGTGCTTCGCAGGAATGCGGGAAGAGCTTCAGTCGGGCCCGCTGTTATTGAGAGTATGGCAAGCCGTATGAAGAATTCCAAGTGGAAGCTCACTGAGGAGTGGATGAATGACATTAGCCTGTCAGAACCCTACAGCACCAGTGAGTTACGTCCCAAGGCACTTATTGTGGATATTGATGGTACACTGTCTGAGCATACCGCCCGGAGTCCTTACGATTACACCCGAGTCAAGACGGATGGTGTGCATGAGCACATTGCCCGGTTAGTTCGTGCGTATGACCGAATGGATTATTATATTCTCATCACAAGTGGGCGTCCGGATGTTGATAATGTACGAAAGGATACGCTATTTTGGCTTAATGACAATATGATTCCTTTCGATAAGCTCTTTATGCGGCCTGCGGATATGCTGCAAGACAATGATGCAGATGTAAAGCAGTTTCTTTTCGACACGTATATTCGAGACGAATACAATGTTGAATTTGTACTTGATGACAGAGACAGGGTGGTGCGTCGCTGGCGTAAGCTGGGAATTCCGGTACTACAGGTAGCGGAAGGTTCGTTTTAGATGACTCATCAAAAAGATGATCGTTACATGCTCCAGATTTTTGACTCGGGTCGCTGGAAGGATGTAGATTGGACCACAAAGAGTAAAGCTTCTCGTGAGGCTCGGGAACGTACTAAGAAATTGGGTAAAGCACACCGAGTAATCAATGTAGACGCAGGTAACCAAGTACTAGTAGAAACTTCCCTAGCATGAGTAAATTGCTCAGTAATAAGAGTTGGTCATATGATCGATTCACTGATGATTCCGGTGAAGTGTGGAAGGTTCATAAGGCTTCCGCTTGTGCGGATAGCTATTGTGCTATTCATAATCCCTCCGATCATCCTCTGAAGGACGCCCCATTGGTACTTCGGCATGGAAGTCCGCTCAGTATCAAACCGCATGGATTTGCTGAAAGATTCTGCGAGTGCGGTATTGGACACAGCGATCCGGATAGTGTAGCCTACTACTCAAGTCAGGGCGCTCTTGGCACAGGTGTACATGGATGCTGTGGGCACTGCGAAGTAACTTACGAGGATATTCAGAGGAATTAATATGAGCACAGCACCAATGCCTGATCCATTTGAAGACGGTTGGGACCCAGAGTTGGAAGAGGAGATACGGGCTGTTTTCGATGATCTGCCTTTTGATCTTTTGGACCCTGAAATGATAGATGCGATGGTAGGAGAATTTTCTGCACAGCTTCTGGATTCACCAGACGGAGAAGATCCTTTTGAGACGTGGTGAATTATCGAACGAAGTTCTGCCTAGAGTATTGATTGTGTTTGAGAATTTAATAGGTCTGCTGCCTGATACTAAAAGCCGGATCGCGGAACAATTGGCGCGAAAAAGGAAGAAATGGGAACAGGCAGCAGATTATTACCAATTGAATATCAATACTTCGCAGGGAATCCGGGATCTATACTGGCGCCAGCATTTTAGAATAGATGTGGTGACGTTCATAGATCCCGGTTTTGTTTCTGCTGTACGTAATAAACTTGACAGCCGTAATCTTTTATTCGGGGATGTTGTGTATTATGACATCGAATCTTTGCTGGCAGATCTTACGTATGATCCAGCTATTATTGCCGTAATGGACCCTGACCCCGCACACATGCTACTGTGGGGCAGCAAAGGACGGTACGTTAGTAGCGACCAATTGAACTTAATGAGTATTCTGACCTAGGAGGTATTTTGGCAACCACATTTAACGCAGAGAAGCTATTTGTATCCAAAATTATTCAGGAAAACAGTTTAACTGAGGTTGCTGATATTCCTCCATATTTCCTGAATGATCCTAAGTATCGCCAAGCTTATGAGTATATTAGAAATTACTACTCAGAAATAGGTTCAGTACCGACACACCGAGTATTCAATGCTGATTATACCTATGACAATAGGCCCGTCGCCCTTATTCAGGTCGAGGAGCCTTGGCAGGATATTATAAAGCGTATTGAGCGTCAGTATATCGAGGGAGTCCTTGCAGAGAACCTTGATAAGTTCAATAAGGCTTTTGAAGAAGGTGATATAGACTCCGCAGTAAATTTTCTAGGCGTTACTGTATCCAAGGTACACACTGCTATCCCCAACAGCCGGGATGTGGATGTCTCAAAGAACGGTGATGAGAGGCTTGAAAGGTACCTAGAACGGCGTAACAACCCGGGTACCCTAGTAGGTGTCCCTACAGGTTTTCCAACGATTGACAGAGCCACACAGGGACTTCAGCGCGGGCAGCTTGTAACTATCACAGGATTGGCCAAGGCAAGTAAATCCACTCTCGCTATGCGAGTCGGCATGACTATACAGGAGAGCGGATATCGCGTACTGTACCTTACGTACGAACAGACAGTAGAAGAGCAGGAACGCAGACTTGATGCTTATCGTGCGGGACTTAATGATAATCTGCTGAACAGTGGAAATATCGATGATGATGACTGGAAAAAGATCAAGGAAGCAGTACATATAACAGAGAATCTTCCACCTATGACCATTTCTGAGGACTGTATGACAGTCACAGCAATTGGTGCGAAGATAGATATGGTAAAGCCGGATGTTGTAATTGTTGACGGCGTGTATATGATGGATGACGAGAACGGTGCTGACAGGGGAAGTCCCATGGCACTTGCCAACATCGTAGCGGGCTTGAAGTTCCTGGCTATGCGGCGTAGTATATGTGTTGTAGCGGTTACTCAGTCCACTCCCGCACGTACCAAGGGAGAGACACTTAACAATGATTCTATTATGGGAAGCCGGGCATTCGTTCAGTATTCTAATACAGTAATCGGTATTGAGAGAACTGATGACAATAAGATGCGGCAGCTTAAGATTCTTCTTTCCCGTTCTTGTGCGCCATGTTCTGTTGTGCTACTGTTTGACTACGACACCGGACAGTTCGTGGAGCTGGAGGGATTTGATTTGGATGATGAAGACAAGGAGCTGACAGATGGTGGGGGCTTCGAGAACCTTTTCTAAAGGCTGGTCTGGCACACCGATACCTTCGGATGTGCGGAGTTGCCTGGAAGATCTGGGAATTGAGGCTGCCAGAATTTCTGACGGAGAAGTCTGGGCTGTATGTCCTGGTCATTTCTCCAGACTTGGCAGAGTTAATTATCGTCCGAATAAATGGTCGGTAAATCTAGAGACTGGCCAGCACAGTTGTTTCAGTTGTGGTTTTTCAGGTTCATTCGTTTATCTAGTTCAGGAGATAAAAGGTTATGATCGACATGATGCAGAACAATGGGTACGTGGTCGTGGTGGAGTCTCCCGATTACGACGAATTCTGGCTGATTCCTCGCGGAGGACTTCACATCTCGAAGGAGACTCGCGGGTACAACCCTGGAATGAAGCTAGATTGGCGCTCTTCTCTGATCCGCCAGATTCCGCGTTGGACGGACGACGAGTTTCTTCGGGAGCTGTAGACCATTACGGAGTCCTGTGGGATTCTGATCATAACAACTGGATTCTTCCCATACGCTCCCCTTATACAGGGGAGCTATGGGGGTTCCAGGAAAAAGGATCAGGATGGTTCAGTAATAAACCTCTCCGGGTAAAGAAATCAGATACTCTTTTCGGTATAGATGTTTTTGAGGGTACTACAGCAATACTTCTGGAAAGTCCTCTGGACTGCTTACGACTGTATAGTGCGGGAGTATACGGTGGGCTTTCCTCTTTTGGTGTCAATGTGTCTGAGGCTCAATTGGATTTATTGTTTGATGTGGCAGAGACAATTATCTTTGCACTTGACAATGATGAAGTCGGCAGAGCTAAAATGTGGGACCTTAGAAATCGATATCTGAGGAGTGGTCGTAGAATAAAGTTTGTAGATTATTCTCATATACCTTGGGCTAAGGATTTAGGTACTGAGGGCGTAACTGACAAAGATATCCATAAAGCTTTTCAAACATCAAAAAATATGCTATCGTTTCGTTTATGACTTTTACCGGAGAATTAAGAGAGTACCAGGAACAGGCAAAGGCCCTCATCACACAACGTGAGAGGGCCTTGCTTGCGTTGGACTTGGGAACAGGAAAGACGGTAGTATCCATAGCAGCAATAGAAGAACTGAGAGAGGCGGGAAAACTAAGGTGCGCTTTACTGATAATGAGTTCGAGTCTGACCAAACAATGGGAGGAGAGAATCCATCAGTTTACGGATTCATCTGTAATAGTAGTGGACGGATCTATCTCACCGAAGAAACGCTTGAGTATTTACGAACAAACCTTGCTCAACCCACCCGATTATCTAGTTATGGGATTACGCCAAGTAGTCTCGGATTTGGCGTTTATAAAAAAGCTGAATCCGGATCTTGTCCTTGTGGACGAAGTAACGAGCATAAAGAACTTCGGTACTCAGCAGACCAAGGCGATTAAAAAGTTAAAGTCCCGTTACCGTGTGGGATTAACTGCGGAACCAGTAGAGAACGGCAGAGCAGAGGAACTATTCTCTATCATGCAATGGATAGATGACACAGTATTAGGTAGCTGGCAGGAATTTGAAGCGAGTTATATTAATCGTAATTCTTATAACATCATCACAGGATATAAGAATATGCCAGAACTGCATACTAAGCTAATGGATGCCTGTATATCCAAGAGGAGAACAGATCCAGATGTAGCAGAATTCATGCCTACTGTTGAAGAATACAATTGCTATGTGGAGATGGATGATGAAACCGCAGTGGTATATAGAGGAATTGTCCGAGAACTCCTATCGGCTCTCAGTACCCATGGACCAGGAACAGTTCAAGATATTGAATCGTACTATTCGGGAAGAAGGGCAGATAGCGGTAACAATAGTCTTGGAGAAGTGGGAGGAAGACTGTTAGCTCTTCAGCTACTACTTGATGATCCGTCCCTTTTAGAAGCCTCTGCACGGGCGTATGAGGACCCCACAGACCCTAGAGGTAGCAGGTATGCCAACCAGCTCTGGCAAGCCGGTAGGTTGCCAGCTAGGGGCACTCACGGGGCCAAACTGACAGCATGTACGGAGTTGGTCAGAGAATATCTGGAAGCAGATCCAAGGCACAAGATCATAGTGTTCGCCCGCTTCAAAGGTGTGCTACCTTTACTGCAAGACCGGCTGTCCGAGTACGGTTCTGTACTATTTACTGGAGATATGAATGGACAACAACGAGGAGAGGCAATCTCCCGATTTACAAATGAAGCTGACACTAGACTTTTCCTCTCCTCAGACGCTGGAGGATATGGAGTGGATTTGTGGATTGCTAGCCACCTCATTAACTATGATCTACCCCAATCTTCCGGAGCATTTAAACAGCGGAACGGACGGCATGTACGAGCTTCATCTGCTTTCCGGAAAGTCTTTATCGACAATCTCATTGTTGCTAAAAGTATTGAAGAATACCAGCTCTCAAGACTCGAATACAAGTCCAGAGTATCTAACGCTGTTCTGACTGGAGTGTCAGACCCTCATGGTAGAGTAGAGAATACCGCTGTAAGTCTTACTAAATTTCTTGAGAACTATTTGGAGAACATATGATAAACGCACTTGAGGGCGTACAATTTCGTGAGCGCAAAGCAGAATTTCCTAGTTACGGTGATGATGACATATTATATGGAGAATGGGAATATGTAGCAGAAACTGACGGAGTTCTTTTTCCTTCCTATACTCAGTTTCGTTTAAAGCCTGTTATTGCGTATGAAGTTACTGGCAGTACCTTGGAAAATCCCCGGTTTACTGATTTGTCAGAAGCTATGGCTAAAGTTTCACATAACGTGGAAGCATACGGTGTTGCGACAATTCGTGCTATACCACAAAAGATGGATCTTATTACTTATCTCAATAGTAGAACTGTTCAAATACGTCGTGCGGGTTATGACGATTCTTGGAAGAGTATTATTTATATAACTCCCACAGAGATAACAGAACCTACTTATTTCCGAATTCGTCCCGATCATCATTTCCGGGTAGTTACTGATAGTGCGGTTATTAAGTTCGATGATGCGGATAATCTTGCGAAGTACGTTGATAAGCAAATTCGTACAGGTTCTTATGATTTCAAAGTAGAGGCTATCAAGTATGCAGTCTGATATGGTCGTAAAAAATAAAGTTGCACAATATCTTTTATTGAAGAAAGAAATTGAAGATCGTAAGACTTTACAGGATAGTTTGAAGAAAGAACTAGATCCATATCTACAGAAGGCGGATACTAACGCCCGTGGCTCTCATGTGCTAGCATTCGAAGAGCCGCTGGAGGTTCACGGACAGCGGTACTCCAGTTTGCAGAAGACACGCAAGGAGAGTAAGGTACTCAACGAAGAGCGCGTCAAGGACTGGGCTTACCTAACACTCTCAGAGCGTGAGCTTGAACGACTGGTTGTGACTGTACAACACGTTGATCAGGATGTACTGTGGGACTTGTTCGTCAACGAGGAACTGGAACAAGAAGAACTTGACAGCTTCTACGATACTACGGTAACTTGGGCGTTCTCACCAGTTAAGGAATAGTAGTGGATATTTCTGAATATGTGGAATGTTTCAGACAGTTGTTTGAGCAAGCAAAAAATGATAATTATGCTGTGTACGCTAAAGAAATTGATGGCCAGATCAGTCTGAATATAGGCTGGTTAATGCAAGACAGTACAGATGATCCTGATATACAGATTATGGAAGATATCAGTATTTAACAAGGAGGAAACAATGAATTTCAAGAAGTCAATTACAGGTGCTGTTGTTGGTGCGGTTATGAGTGTTTCCGCTCTTACTGCTTGTGGTCCTACCCATAGCACCACTGCCTATGACAGGGTGTATGACACGCATACACACAGCTATGTAGTAGTTACTGATGATTATTACCGTAGCCACCGTAGCCGTTACAGTGGTACAGTTACTCATGTGCAACACACTACGACCGTTACGCATCACAAGAATGGTAAGAAGACTGTAAAGAAGACCACTATTACTACTCGTAAGACCTGTCGTACTCATCGTCACTAATACGCTTCTATCGTTCCCATTTCTGGGAACGGTGGTGGTTTATTAACGACAATCCCACTAGGGAGTGACATTGAAGTATAAGCTAAGTGAATTAAAACAACTATGGTTGATGAAATTAGTTTGGAGACTTCCTGTAGCAGTGGTTTACTGGTGTGCTATACGAGTAATGGCTAATGCTACAACAGGGGAGTACAGCAACCAGATAGTTCCTGATCTTACAGCAATGGAAGCATTAGAGCGTTGGGAAAATAAATGGAACTAATATACAGAAATTTTTCAGTAGAAGACCTGGAAGAGGTTTATGACCTTCCTTACGGTGCAATTTCTAATACAGAAGGGGATGAGCATCGCTGGTATACAATCCGTGAACTGGTATTTGAGGCAGAAGACGGAACACACTGGCAAGTAAACTATATGGACCCTGCTTCTGAAATGCAGGAAGGTCAAGACCGTTGGATTAATGATCCTATGAAAGCCTTTATGGTAGAGAAGCGTGAAGTTATCCGAGAGGAATGGTTTCCTGTAGATGGATCTTAACCTGGGTTTGACAGTAGATACTGAAGAACTAGCATTTACTTTATCCAAAGCGTTGAATTACGATCAGCTTATACAGTTTATTGCGGATATTGACAGTGAACTAGTTGACTGGGAATTTACTGAAAAGCTTTATGAGTGGGCTTCCAGCCAGCATGACATATTTATGGGAGAAAAGAATGAGTGGTCATGAGTAGAGGTTTTCTTATTCTTGACGGCCAACCATATGAAGTAGTAGAACTACTGGAGAGTGATTCTTTTGAGGTTGGTACTAGATTTGTGTCTCTTCATCTAGTCGAGTTAGTTGGGGTTGAAGAGGAATATTGGGGTGAGACTAATTAACTCGTGGTATCACGCAGTTTCGGCTTCTCATAAATGGGGAGGCGAACCGGAAGACTATCTCCCAATTGAAGAGTTTATAGATAGCTCGAAGAAGACTTTTGGAGACTTCCGCCACCGCGCTATCTATCATCACACTCTTGGAGTTTATTTGTGTGAGGATCTATTTGGCAAGACTATACCCATTAAAAAGAGTACAAAGATAATTCAGGTGCCGGTACGTCTTATCGCGGAACGCCATATTGTAGAAGACCTGGGATTTCTTCCCAGTCCTGAGCATTACCTTAAGAACATTCCTTTTGACAGCGACTCAACGCGTTGGATGAGCGGGTCTGTTCGTAAGGAAGTCGGTAACTTCAATGAAATTTTTAGTAAAAAGGAGAGCAATGTCTGATAAGTCTGAGTTTATGGGTATTCCTGTAGAAGGTAACTACGGTACTTGGTCTCGTGCTGAACAGAAGCCAATTGAGGATTTGTATCCTTACTTTAAGGCGGCTTTTGATCAGGGAGTAACCGCAGTAATGTGGGAGCACTATACTCCTGGCTATAATGATGGTGAACCTTGTGAGTTCACTGTCAGTGGCGCTAAAGTAACATCGAATACACATGTTGCGGAAGCTTGGCTTGACGATACTGAACCAGATATGGAAGACGCTTATCCAGGTAAGCTAGATTCATATTATGATGAGTATGATTACGAATCCTGGGGTGATCACCCTGATGGTAATCAGATGAAGGACATCAGTGTTCCTGTCGATGCCGAACGATTTGAGGACGCTGTTCGTTCGGTATTCGGTAACGATACTAAGATTGTTGTTACCCCTGAACGTGTTGTGCAGTTCGAGTATGATTGCGGGTACTGATGCATAAGGTGAGAATAACTTTTGATCATCCTTCCTCCCTAGTAATAGATCTTAATGATGAGCAATACGCGGCAGCTATGCGAGAGGATTCATGGGAAGATTTTTATAGTATGATGGAACTCAAGCTATCTGATCATCTATTTGGCACTACATATATTGACGATATCAGGGATGTAGATGGTTAGTACCTGGCAAGAACAATTAGCGAAGGTTTTTCCTGGATCTAATACTCCTCTTATGTTTGAGCAGGTCCGTCAGATCCAGGAAAAAGCTATCGAAGACTGGGATAGTAAGCCTCACATATTCCATATGAATGGTAAGGATGTGGAGTTCTTTTCCATAGGTCAATTAGGGAAGGCACTGGGGAATAGAAGTCCCAACACCTTGCGAGCTTGGGAGCGAGAAGCTATACTTCCTAAGTCTCCCTACATCAAGCCATCTTCGTCTCCTAATGGCAGACGCAGGATGTACACCAGAGGCATGGTGGAGGGGCTGGTTGCCATAGCATGCCAAGAGGGTGTACTATGGCCGGACAAGGGCATACGGCTGTCGGATACTAAATTTTCCGAAAGAGCTGTTGAGCTATTCAAACAGATAATAAAGGAGAACCGTGGCAACACGTAAGGTAGTAACGGAAGAGCCTGCCAAGCCCGGACCGGAGCTAACAGTGCCTGAGCCAGTGTCAGACATGTCTGTTACATTGTTGGATGACACTCTGGAGATCAGCTACTACCGTAGCTGGGAACTTGCTGTAGTGCAGTATGAGAAGGAATTACTGTCCACTAGTTTCAAGATAAGAGTGTCTGCTGACAGTGATCTTGTAGCAGTGGGCGAGAAGTGTTCTGATATGATGAATGCTATCCAGGAGGCTGATCTTACCTGGGCCCGTAGTATGACAAGTAATAAGGGTTCCCTTATTACTAAAATAATTCCTTAATTATAAATAATAGTTAATAGCGCCTATAGCGCAACTAATACAGGAGAAAAAATATGGCTAGTATTACCCGTAAGCGAGTAACCGATGCTTCCGAAGAGTACGATGTTGAAGAGACACCTGGCGGTGTGGCAGCGCTTTCTGATTCTTCCGATGTTGATCAGCCGCATGAGCGGACATCCAAGGAACAAAGTACTGGTCGCACTTCCCCGACTGTAAGGTCTGGTTGGGGAGCCCCCAAGCAGGAGCAGCGCGACACTGTAAAGGCTCCGTATCTTAAGCTTTCTGAAAAGAAGGGTAATGAGTGGGTTCCCAATGGTAAGCACATTGTAAAGCTTCTGACTGATGAGCCTTCTCTGAATTACTTCGAGCATTACGTGAACTCTACCGGCAAGCGTTACATCTGCCCCGGCCAGCCTTGCTCACTGTGTAAGGCTGGACATCGTGCCGGTTATCGGTTTATGATGAATATTGTGGATATGGAGATGCCAGAGACTGTAATTACTTGGACTTTTGGTAATGAGGTTTCTCAGCAGCTTCAGGCTTTTGCCGAAGATGACATTACTTACCCTCTTAACCGTGAGAATCTGTACTTCCAGGTTTATCACATCAAGGTAGAAGGTCGTCAGGCTCCAGGTACTAAGGTTCTTCCGCTTAAGGCGCGGGATCTTCAGGAAGACTATGGAGTCGAACCTCTTACTGGGGATGAATTGGCAGAGCTTTCTGAGTCTCTGTACGGAGATGAGATTCTGTTCTTCTGGTCTGCTCGTAAGATTGAGGAAGCCGCCATGGATCTTACTGCTAAGGATCTTCCCAAGAACCGGTAATTAGATAAAAAGAAGACCCTCTGGAGATAATAAAGCCAGAGGGTCTTCGCTATTAATGGAGGATTAATGGAAGGTGTAATCTTCACCGAAGAACAATTGCGGGAAGAGGTAAAGTATTTTCTTAAGCAAGATGCCTTTGCTTGGGATACAGAAACAATGGACGGGGTCCTACCGGATACAAGGGCTGTTCCTACACAGAACAGAGTCGTATGGCTTTCTATGGCTACCCACGGTAGGACTATTGTCGTACCCATGGGACATCCTAATGGGGATGTTTTACTACAGCATGCACATACTAAGAATAAAGTAAAATATCCACTCATTTATGATGCTCCGCCAGAACAATTGCGTCCCAGTAGGGTATTTGATATTCTGCAACCGCTATTCTTTAACCCTAATATAATTAAGATAGCGCATAACGCGCCGTTTGATTTTGTTTCTGTACAGAAGTATTTTGGTGCAATTCCTGTAGGTCCTATATCAGATTCTATTGTTCTTCAGTGGCTGCTTGATGAGAACATTGGTGAGTTTGGCCATGGTTTCAAATACCGTCCTATGGATAAGAAACTCAAGACTCTTGCCAAATTTTACTATGGTGTGGATTACGATAAAGAAGACGTTGGTAGAACTGGTATTGACAAGTTCTCTTTTTCCAAAGTAGCTCGTTACGCCTTGCTGGACGCTAAGTATACTTGGCTGCTGTGGAAGCAGTTCTCTTACAGGTGCCAGGAAGACTCTCTAGACGCCATCAGAGCGCTTGAAGAGAGCACTACTGAGGTTTGCTGCCAGATGGGTCTTACAGGGGCTCCAGTGGACGTACAGGCCCTTGAAGGTTTGCGGGAAGATCTTACAGCACAACTGGAAGTACTTGAAGCAAAAGTATACCGTGCTGCTGGTAAAGTATTCAATATCAACTCTCCTCAGCAGAAACAGGAGATCCTTTTCGGAAGTAAAGAGGATGGATTTCAGGGACTTGAGCCTGTAAAGGTTTCCAAGAAGACTGGCATGCCTTCCACGGATAAGGAAACTCTGGATAATTACATAGGTAATAAAGTAGTAGACGCAATTCTGGAGTACATGTCCATCAATAAAATCCTTGGGACATATGTACTGAGCTATCTTGGAGTAGAGGGAGATCCTAAAAAGCCTACGCGTATTTATAGCGGACGTATCCATACTGACTTGGTACAATATGGAACACTGACAGGACGTTTCTCTTCCAGGGAACCGAATCTTCAGAATATTCCTGCCCCGCGTACTGAACTCGGGACAAAAATTCGCGGATTGTTCAAAGCTCCAGTAGGATACAAGCTATTGGTAGCAGACTACGGGCAAATGGAATTGCGAATCCTGGCCAGCATGATAGGCTATGGTGGTTTGTACGATGGTTTTCATGCTGGTATTGATGCCCATACACAGACTGCTGCCCTGGTCTATGGTGTGGCAGTCTCAGAAGTACAGAAATGGCAAAGAGATGTCGCTAAAACTCTTAACTTCGCTATTGTATACGGGGCACAAAATAAAAAGATCGCACAAACTCTGGGAATTACTGTAAAGGAAGCGGATAAACTACTGGCCGATCACAGGAAGGCATTTCCGGAAATTTACCTGTTCAAGGATAAGATCTTTAAACTTGCACAGAGTAGAACAAAAATTCCTTATATCCGCACGATTATGGGACGTAAGAGAAGAGTTTGGGAAGCTTTGCGGTGGGTTGCTGAAAAGGAAGCTCCTAAACTTCCGTGGTATCAGACATGGAATCACCCACAAGCAGTAAGGTCTGTTCTAGCCAGAGCAGAGCGGCAGGTTATCAATAGTCTGGTACAGGGTTCTCTTGGTGATATTATTAAATTTGCCATGGTGCGGCTCAATAACGCACTTCTAGAGGATGCGATAAAGAATCCAGGTAAAGAAATAAAATTGATTCTGTCTGTACATGATGAATTGGTACTCGAATGTCCAGAAGACAGGACCGAGGAGGGAAGTGCTATGTTGCTGGAGGCTATGATTGGTAAGGAAGTGCAGGATCTTATCAAAGTTCCACTAGATGTGGGTAAGATTGCAGTTGTAGAGAAATGGTCACAAGCAAAGGCATGATATGTTAGATCCTTTTGAAGAAGTAGAACCAGTATTACCTTTAGATCCTTTCCGGGTTCTCACTGCACAGCTTTCCCGCTCTATGCTCTGGGATATGGTGGGTCCTCATTGGATGCGGAGTGATCCTGAACTGTTCGGGCAGCAACCAGCCAGTGAAGAAGTCTTGGAAGCCGAAGCTAAAGAGATGTGGAACAGAAAGCGTTCCCTTCTTCCTTTCGGAATGGATTTCTCACTATTGTGCTATATGGCTGCTGAATCAGCTTCTTTAGCAATCCTTAAAGGAGATGAACAGTTGAGTAATTTAGCTGATGAGGACAAGTTAAAGTTCAGAGTGGGAAATATAAAATTGGGAACTGCTATAGCGGAAGCTGTAGTGTCACATATGTTGGAAAAAGGATTAATAAAATACGGAGATCATGATGTCATTTTGGGCTGATAAATTAAACGGAACACCAAGTAGTAATACTCCTATTCCTTCTAGAGACTTATTTGGTTTATACCGACCGGTCAATACCCTACCAAGCAACTTATCCCCTGCCAGTATCCCAACAGGACAGAACTATAACCCTAATGTTCGTCTGAAAAAGGGAGGCAATTGCCCAGAATGTGGCAGTGATAAGTATATGCAGCACGGATCATACGCAATAACCTGTGGAGAATGCGGTTACCATCCTCGTTTCGAGCAGTCAGGGCACGGAGAGAGAAGTCTTAAAACAGAACCAGGTTCCGCCAGACCTGCCAGACAATCTGGGGATCAGCAAACAATGCAGTCCAGTATTGCTGTATTAAATGCCGGTGGCGGCGACCATATTAGTTCTGTATAATTTTATATTTTAATCACCAATCACTATTCCCTATGGAGATACATTTTGAGCACATCTATGTCTTCGTTCGCTGAGGCAATTTACCGTAATAAATATGCGCATCCTGGGGAAGAATGGGAGAACACTGCAAAGCGTGTTATCAGTACTGTCATGTCCCCGTATTTTCCAGGGGATGTTGAGAAACTTACCCAAGCTGTTATTGACCGTAAGTTCCTTCCTGGGGGACGTTATCTATACGCCACTGGTAAGCCTTTCCATCAGACACAGAATTGTCTGTTACTGACTGTAGAGGATTCAAGGGAGTCTATTGCAGATCTTATGCAGCGTGTTACATCAGGTCTTATGACTGGTGCGGGTATAGGTATCGTATGGTCAAAGCTGCGGGAAAATGGTGCTTTTGTCAATGGAATGGGCGGGACATCAACTGGTCCGATAGCATTCATGAAGGCTGTCAATGAGATCGGTCGTAATATTATGCAGGGAGGTTCCCGCCGCTCAGCAATTTGGGCGGGACTTCACTGGAATCATCCTGATGTCTTTGATTTTATGAAGGTCAAGGATTGGGATGATGATCTGGTGGCAATGAAAGAAAAAGATTTCAACGCTGTTGCTCCCCTGGATATGACAAATATTTCTATTATTCTTGATGACGAATTCTTTCAGGCTTTCAATAGTGATACTCACGAATACCACACATGGGCTCAGAATGTTTACTGGACTGCTGTTGAAGGAATGCTGAAGACGGGAGAACCAGGATTTTCTGTGGATGTGGAGGAGAATGCTGGTGAGCATTTACGTAATGCGTGTACTGAGATTACTTCCCGGGACGACAATGACATTTGTAATCTGGGTTCATTGAACATGGCACGTATTGACTCTATTAAAGAAATGGCCGAGCTTACTGAGTTAGCCACCAGATTTCTTTTATGCGGAACCCTGTACTCTAAAGTTCCTTACCAAGGTGTAGCAGATACCCGGGAAAAGAATAGACGTTTAGGTCTTGGACTGATGGGTATCTACGAGTGGCTGGCTGTTCGCGGGAAGCCGTACGCGCCTGACTCAGACCTTAAGAAGTACCTGGAGGCATACCAGGCCAGCGGCACCTACGCAGACGCAGCAGCAGACCTTCTAGGCGTTTCTAGGCCCATCAAGACCCGTGCCATAGCGCCGACTGGTACGATTGGCATCATCGCGGAGACTACGACAGGCATTGAGCCGTTATTTGCGGCAGCCTATAAGCGTAGATATCTTCGGGGAACTACCTGGCATTTCCAGTATGTTGTAGAACCTATGGCTAAGCGTCTTGCTGATAAGGGTATTGATCCTGATACTCTTGAGACCGCTTATACTTTGTCATTAGATCCTGGTCGTAGACTCGCGTTTCAGGCTTGGGTGCAGCAGTTTGTAGATCATGGAATCAGTAGTACACTCAACCTACCGTCAGCAGACAGCCAGATGTTTACACCAGAGTTGTTTGGTGATATCTTGTTAGAGCACTTGAAGGATCTACGCGGAGTCACTGTGTATCCTGATGGAGCCAGGGGTGGCCAGCCATTAACTGTGGTACCCTATGCAGAAGCGCTAGCTGCCGAAGGTATAGAGTATGAAGAACTAGGTAATGGCATGGCGTGTGTTTCAGGTTCCTGCGGAGTTTAACTAGGAGAATATACTATGTTTTTAGAGAAGGCACTCCTTATTACAGACATACTGTTCGGTATTTTTTGGTCAACTATGCTGGCTTTGGCTATTACTAAGGGAGCAGTAATCCTTAGTCTGGTCTGCGGTGTATTTCTTGTATTGGATTGTGTGCGAGCAGCTAATCGTGTTCGTAGTATTCAAGATAACAACGAACAGTGAACCATCGTAAATTTTTTATCATTGACACAAATAGTATGGCCTGTAGGAGGATATACTGTGGTAGTTCTTGATGTTTTGTTATTTATAAGTGCTTTCATATCGTGGACATTGGGTGCTCCTGTATGGGTGACCATTGTACTACTGGCAGTAGCGATATCATTGGGTTGCGCGCTATTGGGTATAGATATAGATCCTTCTGATTTCTTTTAGGTATTGACGTTGACAGTATGGCCTGGTAGACTCTAGTCTCCAGGCCATACGCTATTTAGGAGAGAGATTGCAAGACTCAGTTCGCCTATTCATGGCACAGATGAACAAGCAGTTAGAGAAGGAAGGCAAGCCCCTGCTATTTACAGGCGCGGAGCTGCCGCCATTAGGAAGAATTCCTACTGGCCTACTTGCATTAGATGTAGCAACAGGAGGAGGATGGCCTACTAATAAATGGATTGAGATCTATGGAAAGCAGTCCAATGGAAAGACGAGTATTGTTCTGCATACCATAGGTACTAACCAGAGAGCGAATCCTGAATTCAGTACATTCTGGGCAGCTTCCGAACCTTATAACGAGGAATGGGCAGAATCTTTCGGTATTGATAATGACAGAGTAGTAGTTTTCCATAGCAACAACATGGAAACTGTTTATCAAATGCTTATTGATGCGGCTAAGTCGGAACAGTTTGATTGCCTTGTGCTGGACAGTTATCCCGCACTAGCCGCAGGAGAAGAAATTGACAAGCAAATGGATCAGCAATCCATGGCTCTTGGCGCTCGGCGTACTGCGCAATTCTTCAGAAAGATTGAAGGCTTTCACTCAAGCGAAAGACCTTGGGTTGGATTCTTTATCAATCAGTTACGAGATGCCATCGGAAGTTTCTCACCTTATGGAACTCCCACAACAACTCCAGGAGGAAAGGCTAAGAACTATTTCTTTTACCAGCAAGTTCTTGTATCCCGAGATGACTGGATTGAAGAAAAAGTGGATGGTTCCGGAAAGATAAAAGTCGGGCAGGTCAATAAGTACCTTATGGAAAAGAACAAAGCGGGTATTCCCAAGACTGTAGCAATGGGAGATTTCTACTTCACGGACTCTGACAAAGGATTCAAGGCCGGGGAATTTGACTTGGTAAAGGATATTATTACCATGGCTGTTCTGTTTAAAATAATACGGAGAGCTGGAGCCTGGTTTTCTTATGAACCCCTTGACGGGTCAGAGGCATTCCGCTGGCAGGGACGAGATTCTATGGTGGAAGAGATACGCAGTAATATGGAGTTACAGAAAGAGATACGAACCAGGACTCTTAACATAGCTACCAAGAAAGACTGACTTATGCCAATTACCAATGGAAAAACTATAATTGTTACGGGTAAGTACATAAACCCTTTAAGCGGAGCTGGAGAAACAGGAACGGTATTATTCATTCCCAGTGTTAAATCACTGAATGATACTACTGACAACCAGTTTTTGTCTATGACACCAGTCACCGCCGTACTTCCCGGTACGCTAGGAGGTACCCCGAACAGTAGCGGACCCGGTACCTTCAGTGTTACACTGCTGTGCACGGACAACAACGAACTGCATCCGGAAAGTTTTACCTATACCATAGAAGAACGCATTACTAATCTGTCACGCATAACTAAGGGCGTTCTTATACCTTCTACTTTAGGTAGTACTGCGGATATTACGACAATACTCGAACCCTATATCTAATATATCTGGAGTTAAAAATGTGTGCCAAGTGTGAAGAAGAACTTGACCTCGAAGATATGCAGCATACACAAGATGTAATCCTAGAAATTGTAGAGGATCTTAACCTTACTGCTGATGATGTTTTTGATATGAAGAAAGCTATAATCGATAAGTATGCGGCTGGTCATTATGATTTTATTGAGACTCTTCACGCGTTGTCTGCTATGAATGATTACGAGTTGGGGGATAACTGATGGAATTTCAGAAGTGGCCCAGTATTCCGCGACTCTCCAAAGAGATAGCTACCGTAACTGAAAAGATTGACGGATCTAATTCGTGTATTCGTATACGCCCATCTCATGGACTTTACAATAATCAAACCGATATTGTAGTTTCTTCTGACAGCTATAACATATGGGCACAGTCACGCACGCGTTTTCTTCGTCCCACAAAGCATGAGGATAACTTCGGATTTGCTGCGTGGGTATCTTCTAATGCTACTGCTCTAGTTGAGATCCTAGGTTTGGGAGACCATTACGGAGAATGGTGGGGAAACAAGATTCAGAGAGGTTACGGATTAACAAATGGAACTCGCCGCTTTTCCTTGTTCAATGTTAGACGCTGGGAAGAGATAATTGATGTTCACCCTGGCTCTACTGACGTAGAAGAACTGTGCACAGTTCCACTACTGTACCAAGGATCATTTCTTGACATGGATTTGAAGAATCTTCGGGAATCTCTGGTAACTAATGGTTCAGTAGCCGCGCCTGGTTTTAAGGCTGAAGGCATGGTAGTCTCTCTACGAGAACTAAATGCTTCATATAAGGTCTTGCTGGAGAATGACTATCTTCACAAATGGGAGTTGAAGTGATGACTGTAATGGATATGCTGTGGGATCAGATGGACGATCTGGTTAATAACTATAACTGGTCAGTACCTTCTACCGCTTTTATCGTTCAGATTAATTTGCTGTGTATTTACCTTGGCTATAAGCTGGGACTGGCATAAAGGACACATATGGCTACGTACAAAGATAGCCAGAAACAAGAACGTACCCTCGCGCGAAAGCTCGGGGGTACGGTCAATTCTGGATCAGGTAATGGATGGATAAGAAAATCCGACGTAAGAACTGAAGAAGAGTTATGGGAATTAAAAATAACTTCTGCTAAATCTTATTCCTTAAAAGATGCTGAACTTGAAAAAAATGCAAATCAAGCTCTTGTAGATGGACGAATGCCAGTCTTTCTGGTAGAGTTTAAATCCTCAGGAAATTCTTGGGTTATCCTCTCAAAAGAGGATTATATTACTCTCAGGAAAGAAGCAAATTTTGGTAATGAAATTGCGTAGTGGGGCGCCACAATGGTTCAATGATGATCCCGGTAAAACAGCTAAATGTGTAATGTTTCGAGCTACACCAGAGTATGACCCATGGTTCAGTAATACTGAGGACGCAGAAATACCTGACGAAACAGACGAAGCCAAAGCTATATGCAAAGGGACATACGATAACAATCCTTGTCCTTTACTCGCTGTATGCTTAGAGTTTGCCATGGTTAATAATGAACGTTATGGGGTTTGGGGCGGAACCAGTCCGCAAGAACGGGCATCTTTACGGAAACTTAGAAAGGAGCAACGACTTGCCAGCAATAGGTAAAGGATGGGGAGTTAAACTTACCGGGAGATTGGCTGATTACGCCAATGCTTCAAAGGGCACATTACTGCTTGGGGATATCCAAGCGCACATGATGAAGGAGCATGCTAAGCCGAGTAATCGTAGACAGGACATTATCCATCCCTCTGAGCTTGCCAAGTCTGATTGGTGCCCCAGAAGTACCTATTATCGTATAAAGGCGTGCAGAGAGGCAGACAACCCCTATCTGAAGCCTACTGCTAGTACTGGGGTGCAGCTTCTCAATATTTTTGATGAGGGACACTATATTCACGATAAATGGCAGAAACGCTTGCGGGATATGGGAGATCTTTGGGGTAATTGGGAATGTCCTTGTGGAGATGGTTTTTGGAAAAATTGTCTTCCTCCTGTCTGCGGGTGTATTCCTACGAAATCTCTTATATACCGCGAGGTTCCCCTATATGCAGAACAGTATCTTATTTCCGGGCATGCTGATGGTGCTATTCCTCGGTTAAAGTCTCTTATTGAGATTAAGTCTGTGGGAACTGGTACGGTACGTATATCCGCTCCGAAAATTTACGATGCGCACACTGACGGAGCCATGATAGATCTGCAAGGATTGTGGAAAGCCATCAAGGAACCTTTTCCTGATCACGTCAGACAGGGACAACTTTATCTTACTCTGTGCAGCCTTATGGGACTTGATTATACCCAAATCATATTTCTTTATGAATCAAAATTTAATCAGGGTGCCAAAGAATTTGTGGTTAAATACGACCCTAGTTACTGTGACGATATTTTAAATAGCTGTGCAGAAATAGTGCAAGCCCTTATTGGGGAAAGTACTCCCCAGTGTCCTACTGGTACTTCTTGTAAAGATTGTGAGATTTATAATGGTGCAGAGAAATCCAGTACAGAAGGGTTGGGGAGCACAGAGCATTCTGACGGGATTAAAAGCACCCGACCGACCATCAAACGAAGCTCCGGATCTTCCACAAGGATTGTCCGATCTTCCTGACCATTCCCTGATGGAACTGTACGTATCTTTTACCAATTGGACAGGTTACGCAGGTTATCAGGTGGCTCTGGCAGAAATAGAGGAAAGAAAGTCAGAGCGTATTCTGCAAAGAATATTCGATAAGTACAGCATTACACACAAGAAAGAAAAGACTGTTGCTGCTACCAAGGCCATGGTTCAGCAAGAACCTGAATACCTTGACGCGGAAGACCACGTTGATGTAGCATACGCAACAGCGAAGCTCACCAGGAGCTACTATACCCACCTGGAGTCCTGTGGTAAAACAGTATCTCGGGAGTTGTCCCGCAGATTGGCCAGACGGAGTAACGAAGACAGAAGCGATAAGTATTCCTAGGAGGAAATATGGAACCGCAGCTTAAGTACGAAAATGTGAAATTTATTCACTACCAAGAGCTTGACAAGTTTGCTGCTGTGTATCTTGAACCGTTTGACCGGGATGACTGGAATGTTATGGATGCTGAAAATATGTATTCCAGTAGTACCTGTGTAATTTTTGACGTAGGCCCCAATGAGGTTATTGATATGTGGGCAGATCATAACTTTGGTAAGTGGCTAACGGGTGGCGATTATATTGACGAAGATGATTGCAGTTGTTATTATCCAGACACTCGCGTTCTAATGCAATGGCTTTTTGAGCAAGATAAAGTCGACTCTGGCAGGTATGTGGTGGAGATTTCGTGGTAACCGTACGAGAATTTATAGAGATGCTCAAAGAATACCCCCTGGATACTCCTGTTATTATGTCCTCTGATGAGGAAGGTAATGAATTGCGGATGTTAAACGGTGTTGGGGCTCGCTATGTTGAGAAGCTTCAGCACCGTTTTATGGAGAGTATTGATGAGGATAATTTGGATGATTACAATAGCTGGGTACTGACTACGGAGGTTTGGTAATGGCCAGTAAGACTAAGAGCAACATCCCTGCGGTTAAGAAGCGGACTAAGGTAAGCGGAAGTAAGCCGAAGCCTACGCGTCAGCGTATTATGGTACTTCAGGCTAATGGCAAGATTCATTTCGACTGGCGACCGATTAGTTAAGGAGAATATAATGGGAATTATGGGAAAGTCTGGTAAGCATAGCAAGACGAGTAATTCAGCGCCTATTCCGTCAATGACAGAGGCCGAGCGCGTAGCGGCTGATGTAGCATTGGTGGATAATGCCTATGGGGATACTGCCACTACTTCTTATCCAGCAATTAAGGCGTATGAGGATAGCAATAAGCCTTCGACTGGTAAGCACTCGGCTAAATGAGGCTCGGTAAACCTAGTTGTGCTTTCTGTAATAGATCAGATTATGTAGTGAGAAGCAATAAAACTGAGGCTATTAAAAAGTGGTGGTGTGGTTACTGTCAATTATGGTTCGGGGATAGATAATGTCAAAAATATCTTGCCCTAAATGCAGGAATGCAGATTCAAGTACCTTAGAAATACGTAAATATATCCGAGTAACCAACGAAACTAAATTTTACTGTAGAAGTTGTAGAACACCTTTTTCAATTAAAGGAAAGATGCCAGGATGGCATTAATATGCGTATCAGGATCTAGGCTATTACCATTAGCTAAATTGTGGGTAGTAGCCTATTTTCTTGATAAATTCGATGATGACGAGGTTACACTTATTCATGGAGGCTGTCCTGTAGGAGAAGAGACAGGTACACCCTATAAAGGAGCTGATGGTCTTGCTCAGCTCCATGCGGAGCGTAAGGGTTGGAATATACGAGTATTTCCAAATACACACGGACAGAGAAACTTTAAAAGAGGATTTTATTTGCGTAATAAGCAAATGATTGACGAAGAACCAGATGTTGTGTTAACATTTTTTATGGAAAATCACAGAAACGTTGGCACTCAGATGACCTATGATTTGGCTAAACAAAAAGATCTCTACGTAGTAAAGGTGAATGTAAAGTGATGTGTAAATGTGGAGCATACGAAGCCGTACCTCAGTGGTTTCCTTATTGTTCAAAGATATGCTATACCTTTTGGACTAAGTAATAAATGGATGATTTAGAACATCTACCAAAGCCCAAATCTCTCTTCATTGGTATAGACCAAAGTTACGGGGGATTTGGGCTTGTGGTATTTAACGAAAAAGGAGAAGTTGCAGACAAACAGCTCCTTAAATTTAAGAAGACAGACGGCGATGGTGAAAGACTGCTTATAATCTTTGACTATCTCAACCATTTATTCTGGAATTTAGTGTTATCCGAGATACCTGTAAAAATGGCTATGGAGGGGTACGCTTACGGCGCTAAACTCAATAGAGAAAAAATGGGAGAACTGGGAGGTATAGTAAAAACAGCCTGGTATGACGCTACCAAAAAAGAAGCTATTATAGTCGCACCTACAGAGCTAAAAAAATTCATGACTGGAAAGGGAAATGCTTCTAAAGCAGATATGGTAGCTGCTGTACAGAAACTAGAACCTGACATAACGGACCACAATTTAGCAGATGCTTATGGTCTGGCCTATATGATATACTGCAATAATTAAAACAGAGCCCTTCGTCTATAATGGATGATAGGGCTTTTTATTTTATCTGTATAATCAAATAGACATCTATGCATTAAAAACTGGAGAAAAATATGGTTGAGAATTTGAATGACAATGAGGTGCTGCTTAAAGTAAAATCTTCTTCTTCTGCCGCGAATCTGGCCGCTGCGATAGCGAATAATATATACGAGAACAAAGAAGTTGTTATTAGAGCTATAGGCGCCGCCGCTGTGAACCAGTCCATGAAGGCTGTAGCTATCGCCAATGGTTATGTTGCTCCCAGAGGGATAGGCAGACTTCTCGTACTAGCAGGTTTTACCACAGTAACTATGGCTGACGGAGAAATATCAGCTTTAACTTTTCGAATTGTAGTGAATTAAATACAGGAGTATAAAATGCCCGGAACAGAATATCGTGTAGGAATGCCTGCCAGTCCTTCTGGATCAACTATGCCGACATCTAGGGTAGCGGAGTTTTCTTCCGGGATTACTGGTGGAGGATCTACTCATAGTATTCAGCAGATGGCTCCGCATGATTACTTTCCTTCTTCTGTGCTTTCTCCTATTCAGGGAAGTATTAACGGTCAGAGCACTGCCACATATCAGCAAAATCGAATCTTAGACTATTACAGGAGTTAATATGACAACAGAAATAGGGACTGGATCTTTTCCTACAATGGGAACTTCCGCCGCTACTCTTACCAACACCGCTAAGCCTGAACGTGGACGTTTACGTCCCAAGGGTGGAGCAGGTAAGCAAGGGAATGCTCTAGAAGGGCCTACAGGGCACCGTAGAGCCACTTTTGAGCGTATGGGGGCATCTCTACACCCTACCGCTACGCTGTACGCTCAGAATGCCGCTGAGGCCACTCAGGGACAACGACACGTTCTGATGATGCCGTCTCGTGGATCGTGGACTGACCAGTTTCGTTCAAAGTCGAAGTACGGCAGAACTATGTAATGAAAGATACCCGTAATTTTGGCGAAAGAACCGCTGATGGTATTACACAGGGAATGGGTACCTGGAAGTTTATTATAGGACAAGCATTATTCACTGTTTGCTGGATATTGCTTAACAGTATTCATGGCTGGGGATTAATTTGGGATGGTTATCCTTTTGTACTTCTTAACTTAGTGTACTCATTTCAGGCTGGCTTTACAGGACCTATTCTGCTTCTGTCCCAGAATCGCCAAGTAGCCAGAGACAGTTCTCGGATAGAACAAGATCTGGCAGCGGATATTGAGGCTCTTTCGATTCTTAAGAAAATTGTAGAAAAACTAGAGATAGAAGATTGATATGCCAAGTTCTGTAGCAGGTATGAACAATGTTTCCTATAATCCGCCAGTAGGGCAGCAAGGTTCGGTAACACAGTATGCGGGTGGAGGCGGACAGGCTCTTACTGGTTTCCGCAGTATTCTTGATGCTCGTTTAGCGGCTGCTACAGGTAAAACTCCTGAGGCACAATATCCTGACGGTTATCTTGGTTCGGTAATTGACAGACGTCAGGATAAGCTGATGCAGACTGTCAGAAACAATGCTAGAAGCTACACCAGAGGTGTCCACAAAGGATCTAAGATAGCTACAACTGATTATTTCTGGCCGGATGATCTAACTCCGTATTCCACTTTAGAACGAAGAATAGCGGGCGATAAACAAAGATATGCTGCTCAGGGTAATCCTATTGAGCGCTTGGCGCATGGGGGTAAGTTCATAAGTAACGACGAGGCTATACGGTTAGCACAAGAACTTAATATTTCATATGATCCACAAATGAAAGTCGTATCTCCTGAACTTCGTAAATTTCATCGGTCAATCAATAGTCCGGGGTACATGTAAACTATGCAAAAGCAAAATCAGAATTATAACCCGACAAAGCGGGAACAAGGTAACGACAATATTTATACTGTAGCTCGTCCAGTACAGTCTGTTGCTGAAGAACTAGTGTCTTTGCAGTTGTTAAAGCACGCTGCGGCTATTTCCATGAATAAAAGACCTCCCATTCCCAATATAGGATTAGTACCTAATAGATTCGGATACCGCACTGATCCGCTTGGTATTATAGACATAATATCTATAGACGATTCTTTCTCGGCTCAATTCGGTGATTTCAGTGGTACTGAAGGGGGCTATGGAGGAACTAGTTTCCCTTCTTTGCCTCAAACCTAGGAGTATTAACATGGCTGAAGTAAAGCCACCAAAGAAAACAGCTAAAAGAGCTGTAGCTGCGGCTAGAAAATCCACAGATAAGCGAACAGTAGGTACTGCCGCCAATCCTAAGAAAGTAGCAGCACCTAGCGCTACAGCGTATAAAGCCACCAAACCCATTAAAGTTGCTAAAAAAGCTGCTGGAAGACCCAAGAGACCTCAATAGGAGTTTAATATGGCCTACCCACCACTAAGAAGTATGAATGCTTCCCTCTCTGAGGGAGCAACTGACGGACGCTACAAGAAGATACGTCCGGACACTGAGTGTGCCATCACAGATGACAAGGTGCCCAATCTGACCTACGATACGAGAGAAGATCTCAGTCTGCCGTACTACGGCATAGGTATGAAGCGTGATATGGTGGTACCTGCCGGACCGCAGAGCATTACGACTCCGGATTTCTACAGAAATAAGCTACAGGATAAGGTGGATCAAGGCATCCTAGGGCAAACTTGGTAACACATTTATACGCACGCACCACGCACCTCAGTTGACAACTATCTGCCTCAGGCACTATGCTTGTGGGTATCGTTACAGAACCAAGACATTTAATTGGTAAATTTCGATAGTCCTTGTTGTCTAGAGATTGGGCTATGATGTCCAGTATAGTTACACGAATTCTGGTAGTGCTGTCTACCTGTGCAGCGTTCTCTACCTCTGTTGTGGGTACTGCGCAATCAGCGCCACTCCCTCTTAAAGTAAAAGCTTTGCATGTCGCAGAAAGCAAGCATGGTGCTCCGTATCGGTGGGGCGCGGCTGGTCCACGAGCGTTTGACTGCTCAGGTCTTGTCCTGTACTCTTTCAAACGAGTTGGTAAGAAGCTTCCCCGTACTGCCCAAGCACAGTACAACAGACTAAAGCATATCGGGAAGAAGCACCGCGCTATAGGAGATCTTGTATTCTTTGGTGGAACGCGTTCTATCTACCATGTAGGATTTTATGCCGGTCATAATATGATCTGGCACGCACCACATACAGGTGCTAAGGTACGCAAGGAAAAGATATGGACTACCAATGTTCACTATGCCCGTCCCTAAGGAGAATAAAATGAATAAGTATACATTTGTTGCCGGAATTGCGGGAGCTATTATTACTATTAGTTCTGCTGCTACTGCTCACGCGGATAGTTGGGATGATGTAGCTAAGTGTGAGAGTAGTGGTGATTGGCATATTAATACCGGAAATGGTTATTATGGTGGTCTTCAATTCGATCAGTCAAGCTGGGAATCTGCTGGAGGTCTTAAGTATGCTCCACGCGCCGATCTGGCTTCAGAGGAAGAGCAGAAGACTGTAGCCAATGTATGGGTTCGCAAGGCGGGCTCTGGCGCATGGGAATGTGCCGGGGCAGCGAGCACAGAAATCATTCCAAACCGATACATGGCCCCGCAGACGGCCGTAAAGCCTAAGACAGATCCGCATCCTCCTATCGGTAATATTGACCCCGCACACATGCCCTCAAAGCATCCTGTGCGCTATACTGTTATACGTGGGGATACTCTGAGTAGTATCGCAGCTAAGTACAGTATTTCCTGGCAGGAAATTTACCGAGACAACCGTATAACTATTGGTGATGATCCTGATTTTATTTACCCTGACCAGCACCTTATCTTTATTGCTTAATACAGGAGCCCTAGTATCATATAAGTTGATACTAGGGCTCTTTTCTGTTAAGATATACAAATCAACAACTATTCGGAAGGTATTACATGGCTGACACGTTTGATCCTCTTAAGGACAAGAACGTACATCTGACAGGTTTGTTTATTTGCTGGGTTTGCAAGGTTCTGGAAGAAATTCCCAATTATGATCCTGACAATGCGGATAACGATCCAAGAATCGGTTACATTGTAGAAAATCACTTGAGAAAGCATCCCTCATTTGAAGACCGTTCCATTACTGAGTGGGCTGCTTTAGGTTTTGTACCTACAAGACATTTTAAAGATCCGCAGTACAAGAAGCAAATTATTGACCAAATTCTCAAGGGTAATGGTAAGACGGGATTCGATGATGAATTCTATGATACGGTGAATACCTTCAAGGAATCAGCTCTTGCGTGCTATCAGAGACATAACCGTCCCGCTTTCCATTCCAACACTCAGCCCAAGTGTGCTGATTATCTGAGTTCCAGTAAGGAAATCAAGCCGGATACAGGTAAGGCTCGAAAAGTTGCTGGTCTTCCTACGTATGATTCCACAAAGATGAAAAAAGTTTATGAATGCGAGTACTGCCCTTATCATGCTTCAGTTCGTAGTCATTTAAATAAGTAATAGGAGAACTAAATGGAAAATAACGAACAATATTACGAAAATATACATTATTTTGTGAATGCTTTAGGTTCCTTTCTTACTGAAAATGAGGCAGTAATCCAAAAAATTCTCGCATATGACGATCTATACACCATGGCAAATACTTTGGTCAAGGATAATCCAGTAGACGATGATAATTTGTATTACTTAGCTATAACTTCTGATAAGCAGAAGTTTTTCCTGTTACGACCAGATTTATTGGAGAATAATAAGAATGACAATTGATTTAGAAGAACTACGCCAGAAGAAGGCATTCGAAGAGCTAGAGGATTCTAAGCAAGAGGATATTCCAGAAGTTACAACAGCATTCCTTGTAGTTCAGGATGCCAATGGTCAATGGACTGCGTACCATGATTTTGCCGGTAGAGAATTTGATCTAAGTCACGCAGCTACTTTTGATGATATTGTAGGGGGATGTGCAGCTATTACTATGGGGTGCCATGTCCAGCAAACTGCTGTAGCAACTATGATGATGATGGAGCAACGAGCACAGCAGATGCAGCAACAGCTTGCGGCACAGCAAGAGGCACAACGAGTTTCTTCTCTTATCGACCCTAAGAAGTTGAGAGCCTAATGGGAATTTACGGACAGGATTGGGCATCCTACCAGTCAACTACACCGGATACTACTGGTCTATCCTTCGTTTTCTTGAAGGTAACTGAAGGGCTTAACTACGTAAATCCTAAGTACGTCGCGCAAAAGCAATGGGCTGCAAAGCATGGACTTGTCATTGGTATGTATCATTATCCTCATATGCATAATAATCCAGACAGAGAAGCTGAATTCTTTATTGCCAACGCGGGGATTCAGGATGGAAATATTGTAGTTCTGGATTGGGAAGGGTATGATGCCAATAACAGAAATGTATCTCCTTCTGAACAGTTAGCGTATAAGGAAGAGTACTTACGATTCCTTAAGTCAAAGCTTCCGAATAATCCGGTAGGTCTTTACTGTAATGTAGACTACTGGACTAGAATAGACAAGGATAGCCATGCTGGAGATTTCCTATGGATAGCTACTGCTAATAAGCCTGCGGGACATCCAGGAATTACCTCTAAATGGGTATTCCACCAGTATGGTGCGTCTGGTGTAGATAAGGATTATGCAAATTTCTCGGATAAAAACGAGTTAGTACGTTGGGCTTACAGTTTTTCTGTCAAACCCCCTATCCCACCGAAAACTGTAATTCCAACAGTACACATAGATTTTATTAAGAAAGCTGCGACTGTTGATCCCAAGTCTGCGCAGGGACATAAGTCTTTCCCTACTGAGGTAAAGATTGTTGAGCAGGCATTACTTTCTGAAAAGATGCTGGACAAGCAATATGCTACTGATGGATCTTTTGGTTCCAAGACTGTAGAGGCATACGCAAAGTGGCAAAAGCATTTAGGTTACTCTGGTAAGGCTGCTGATGGTATTCCAGGCAAAGCTTCCCTTACCGCTTTGGGTAAGCGCCATAATTTCCATGTAGTCTGATACTAGTAAAATAAGAGGGAATATATCTGACCTGGGTATATTCCCTCTTAGTGTTTTTTAGGATAAGATGTAACTATGAATAGACTTGAAACTGGCGCAAGCAGTTATTTTTCCCAATTTTCTTCAATACTAGATCCTCACCTATTTGAAGGCGACCACCTAAAACCTGATGTACGAGAAACTATTAACAATCTCCTTATTGATTATCTCAATGCTCACTACCATAATGCTACTGGTTGGCTTATGGTATGGCTGGCTGGTTCTGGAATCAGTTATCAATGGTCTGCGGATCGCGGAAATGGTGACCTCGACGTATTATTTGGAATAGACTATTCGCAATTTGTATCAGATAATCCTGTATTCGAGTATATGGACAGACATGAGATAACTGAATTTATTGATTTAGATCTTAAAAAGAATTTATGGCCTGTTACTTCCCATATCCCATTTTTCGCGGACAATCATGTGCAGTATTATGAGATAACATTTTTTCTTAACGATAATGTTGAAGCTGTTTATAATTCGATAACTAATATTCATCCTTATGCGGCATATAACGTAACTGAGGATGTATGGACTGTAAAACCTCCTAAAGAAAAAGATAATTCTGCTTATCCCAGAGAATATGAGGAAAAAGCAGAAGAAAACAAAAGACAAGCTGAACAATTAATATCCAGGTATAACTACCTCAATAACCAGCTAAGTATGGTATCTCCAAATTCACCACAATGGCATAATTACCAAACTTCTATGAAAATAGTTATATCATCTATTAAAACTATGTATGATGAGATTCATTTAGGAAGAAAACGTGCTTTTTCTCCTCATGGAGAAGGTTACGGAGATTTCTATAACTATCAATGGCAAAAATCCAAGGCAGACGGAATAGTAAAAGCATTTAACGAAATACTAAAGGAAAGATAAATGTCAGATCAGTGGGGTAATCATATTGCTATAGTAGTAGAGGGAATACTAAGACAGCCTAATGATAATTCTGTAATTATTCCCGGGCTATTAATATATAAATCTTTGGTAAAAGATCATAGGGTGTCCCTCATTATTGACAGTGCTGCCAAAAGTAAGGTACAGTACTGGTTACTGTCCAACTCACTGGTGGATCATATAGGTGAAATATACTGGGATGATATAGATTCAGAGGATACGGCAGAAAGAAGACTGGCTCAGGTTGGAAGACTAAAGGCTAATGGACCTCTGTCTTTAGTATATGAATCAGATACTTCTGCTGCCACTAAATTACTTAATGCTGGTATTCCTACCATGTTATTTCTTCATCCACAGTATACTCACCCGGAATTTCGCCCTGGCCATACATCAGAAGCTACTCCATGGAATGAATTGCTCGCAGAAAAAATAAGACAACAAGAAGCCAGAATGACTGATACTCGACTAAAGGATTTCTAAGGAGATCATATGCCTGCAAATATTCCAGACTTAGGGGCTGTCCATCATCTAGGAGGACAGTTCACTCATAATGTGTTTGCTTCCGCTCAAAAGGATTTATTGGGAAGAAGCAGACATATACAAGTACACGCTGCCAGAGCTGCACAGGCACGTACACAGGCTAGAGAACAAGTAGCCAGGGGTGCGGCACAGACTGTTAGTGCTGGTAGAAATGCTTTTGCCAGAAATATGCAAACACAACAAAGACAGGCTCAGCAAGCACAGAGAACACAGGCTGCTAATGTACGTTCAGGAAGAGCCGCCCCAGCTCCAGGATCAGCACCAAGAACTTTTGCTATGGGAACTACTCCAGCACAAAGACAAGCGGCTTCCGCTGCTGCGGCTAATCAAAGAACTATGCAATCACAGCGTAATTTCGCGCATGGGGAAGCTCTTAAATTTCAACAGGCACAGTTTAAAACACAACAACAAGGCAGAAACTATGCTCATGGACAAGCAATACAAGAAGAAAAGAGAAGAGCTAAAGAAGCCGGTAATACTGCACCAGAATCGCCAGCAACTCCTAATGAAACAGCAGCTTCCTTTTCTCATACGCCCGAAGTACACACGCCCATTCCGGCAAGAGGTATAGCACAGTCTACCTTCTCCAGTCAGCTTGCCCCTCAGTCTGCTTCTCCTGGACGTACAGGTACTGCACAGGCTACCTTTAGCCATGAGGAACAGCGTTCCACTCCGCCACCTATCCCACCGTTCACAGGTAATCTAGGAGCCCAATTCAGTCATGGAAGCTAATTACCCGGAGCATGTTCCACCTAAGGGATCTTCTAGAAAAGTTCTCACAGAACTATCTGAAAAGCACACTGTTTCGGGTAGAACGCAGGAATTTACTGTGGGTTCCCGAAATGCCGTATCTGGAGGAATTGCTGCTAAAGGTTCTCAATTGGAAGCCAGTGCCATGAGTATGAAACCTAGAAAGCGTAAGAAGTGATCATTTATTATAAAGGGGCAGAACTACCTACTTACAGGAATCTCATTAAGGAGTGCGGGGTTCCTGGAAGTTCTCTTAACTATATGGGGTTACGTAAACGTACTAAGTTTAAGACTCCGTGGTTAGTAAAGAATTATTTTCCAGAAGGTCACAAGCTATTTGTGGATTCTGGTGCTAATGTACTGAATAGTTCAAAAGAACAGAAATATACAACGGAAGAACTTAAAGAAATTGCCAACCACTACTATCAGTGGGTTAGCGAGAATATTAACTCTATTGAAGTATTTTCCGAATTTGACGCTGCACAATTAGGTTTTTCATACACTGAAGAAATGCGTGACAAGTTTATAGAAAAATTCTGTAATAAAGCTATACCAGTGTGGCATGGCACTGTCGATTCTCTTGGAGATCTTTATATCTTAGGAGAAAGATTCGGTAAAGTTGGGATTCCTCAAACAACTATTAATGGTAGAGATATAATTCCAGCACTTAATAAACTAGTAAATGCGGGTATAGAACTGCATGGGTTATCCATGACTAAGCCGGATATAATGCAAGCTATTCAGTGGACTTCAGTTTCTTCTACTTCTTGGGTATCCCCGCAGAAATATGGAGATACTATAGTATGGTCTCATGGGAAACTGAAGAGATACTCTCATGATATGAAAGAACAAGCCAGAAGGAAAGAACGCTATACCATTCAATCAGCCGGGTTTGACCTGGAAAAAATAAAACAAGACGATCCTAAAGAATTACTGCGTCTATCCTTGTGGTCTTGGGAACAATTAGTCAGCAGTATAAATAAAAAACATGGAAACTTACCAACAGGAGTAACTAGATCAGTGGAAACCTACGATGATGGGTTTACGGATAATGGCTATGATGAAGTTGATGATGTTACTGGAAAAACGCTGAACAGAGTACCAACTGCAACACCTAGAGATCCTTCAAAAAGACTCACTATTCCTCTTATAGATTTTGATACAGACAAGGAAAAAGTAAAGAATAAGGAAACTGGGGAATATGAGGACAGAGATGTCCATAAGATAAAGATCCGCAGTGAATCCATGCGGATATGCGATAGTTGTTTTCTAGCTGACAAATGTCCTATGTTTGAGGAAGGAAGTACTTGCGCTTACGATATTCCTGTCCAAGTAGAAACTACAGAACAAGTAAGATCCCTTATGAATGCCTTGGTTTCCATGCAGACACAGCGTGTTGTCCTTGGAAAAATGGCTGAGGACTTAGAGGGTGGACAACTTGATCCTATTCTGTCCAGTGAAATGGATCGTTTGGTGAAGATGGCAAAAACTAAGCATGACATGGAACAAGAAGGTTTTTCTCTTACTGTTACCGCTAAGCAGCAAGGACAGGTTTCCCGTATTGACAGGCTATTCGGAGATATGACAGATCATTCATTCGCAGCTCTTCCAGCACCGGTCAGAGTAGAAAACGCTATAGAACAACTAGGTATTCAAGATGCTGAAATTATTGGTGAGTACTAACTCATGATGCCGGAAAAGTACAAGGAAGAACTCACAAGAGTTTTCGAAGAGGAAAAGGTTTTTAACTACGATCATGCTGACTACACTAATTGGGTAGCAGAGTGGTGGGAAGAACCAGAGGAAACTAAAGCATGCCATTCATGTTTTGGTACAGGTATGGATAAATACGAGGATGCAGACTGCTTAGTCTGCTATGGTGATGGAGTCGTATGATGGAAGTATTTGACAATATGGTGGATGATTTACTATCAGGGGAAATTCTTTTAGCAGAATTTGATTCAGGTTTAACCATTTCGGCTAATGCTGAGTATGTTGGTATAACTATAGAAGATGATGACGCTATGATAGATATAATTGTCCAAGGAGAAGAACTGGATTATCTGCACCTGTTTATGGAAGCAATATTTGTAGCGCGTAAACAGATTGAAGGTATTAATTGGGACAGTTTGCTTGGTGGAAATTCTTAAATAATACCTCTAATAACTGAATCGCTTTTTAAAATAGAAATACCCCGAAATCCTTAAGTGGAAATCGGGGTATTTCTTTATTCTGTTTCATTCTTCCAGCGCTGTATATATTTTCCTTCTTCATTCCAGGTACTTGGGGCTTTGTATTGTTCCCAGACCAGCCCGAAAAGAAGTAGTGTTTGTTGCAACCCTTCCCTATCTTTTCCTTCTTTACTGTACGTTTCTATAAACGTCCTCACCGACAACCATCCGCCATCAGTCATTGCCTGATTCGCAACTGTGATAATTGCAGCATCTCGCATGATATCTCTCATAGTACTTTATATCTCCTATAAAGTCATGTGTACTAATATAAAGTATAAATCGGATATTAGAGATATGTCCGATTTGGGTAAAATTGCAGGGCTGGTTTGAATCCGTCTTGCCTCCGAGTGATTAGGCCGGGGCGCCTTGTTACTAATAACCCTACACCCTCGTGTAAGCCCTGTCAACTCCTTTTCGTTCGCCTAACGAAATAGTTCTATGGGTCCCCTGGTACGAATCCTGAGTGGCTTCCGTTGTACTGGGGCCGGTCCGCCCTTCCTAAGACGACTCTACAGGCACACCCACGTGCCGTCAACCATGCTGTAGAGTCTCTGAGAGCTTGTCTCCCAGCCTCTCAGCGGCACGTAGCCTCATGGTACAGGCTACTGCTGGCAAGCGCTCTAAGGGGCCATGGAAGGGCTTCTGACCAGCACGGTTGACAGACTGGCTAGTGGATGGTTAAGTACAGCCATGGAACGGACGAGACGAGATACCTACCCGGAAATGGCCCGTTCAGGGGGTACCCGAGTACCTGTAAGATCTGGTAGGGTAAGGGAACCGAAGCTACCCAAGGAAGGGCAAGTAGCGTGTCCTTACTGCGGAAAGTTCGTAGCTACGTCACCTAAAGGTAATGTCGTAGCGCACAAACAGGATAGGTATACCCCGTGTGTACCTTCCCAAGAAGATTCACGACGACGTTACGAACAACGGGGCTGGAGAAAGAGGAAAGCAAATGCCTGGTTGGAATGATTGCAGCATCTACGAAGACGCTTGCAGAAACAAGACTTGTGAGCATGTCACCAACAAATACCGTACGGCTGTGTCAGTGGATGAGCAGATCATTGACATCGTAACGGACAGGGGAATTCCCTTCCGTGTAGTGTATGGTCACAGGAAGTACCGAAGCGGTGATGTTTCCATTACTCCGGTAGTGGCGCTCTATGACCGCAGGTATGAGTATGACCATTTGTACGGCGGCTCCCCGCATGGACAGTTCGTAACAGACTACCTGCTCAATGACTTCCTCGCGCATGGCCCCTATGGTTTGGATCTTGCTGGGGGAGTGGACGCGTGGACCATTGACAAGGAAAACGTTGGTCTGATATCCATATGGCTACGCAAGAGCGTTCTTGCTCACCAGAAAGGTAAATAAATGCGGCTGATTATTACGGAATACATGAATCGGGAAGCGCATTCCACTACTGAGTTTCCCGAACGAGAGACATTTCAAGAGGTCACCCATGATCTGGTATTTGACCTCAGGGCTCTCTCAGCGACAGAATACATGACCGATGTTCTTACCAAATGGTTCGGTGGCAGGTATTTCGGAGATTCTTCCCCAGGAAGTGAGAAGTCTTTCAATATCCGCCAGTATGATGGTACCCCGGGCGAATGGGTTGACTTTCTCTTTCGCGTCTAGTGTTTAGCATCATCTAAGGGCTTGATTGTCCTTAGTTGGTGTGGTTCACTAGAGCCTACTATCCGTACACGATAAGGAACCTTCATGATTACTCTTACCAAGAATGACGGAATTGTGCCTCTTCAAGGCGTCAAGACTATGGCTGTAGGTGCCTCTTGGGATACCACGGCTGGTATGTCACGCGGACTGGTCGGCGCTGTCCGTAAGTTTGTAGGCACTGACCTTGACGCCATCGCCATCCTGATGTCAGATGGGGAGCCTGTAAGGTTCGCGGGTCTTGATGTTCTGGACCCCTGCAAGAATGGCTCTGTCACGCATTCTGGTGACAACCAGACTGGCAAGGGGGCGGGTGATGACGAGACTATCTCGGTGAACTTCGCTGATGTTCCGGGTAATGTGGATGGCATTCTGTTTGTGGCGGCAGCATTTAAGAAGCATACTTCTTTTGGGGCCGCTGCTAATATCTCTTTCAAGGTCTATACTCAGGGAATGGATGAGAAGTCCCTTGAGCCTGTTGCAGATATCTGGCCCTCCCTCCGTGGCAATTTCAATGCTGTGGGTGTGGCTAAGGCTGCTCGTTCTGCGGGGCACTGGACTATCGAGGTAGTCAACAAGCCGGGTAATATCACACAGGGGGACCGTAACTCTCTCCTGAACTTCGCAATGGGTTTCTGAGAAAGGCTGCTTAATGTATAATTTCTTCTCTATTGACGTTGAGGTTGTCTCGTCACCTGATGCCACTATCGCTACACTCACGAGTAGCGGTGACATTGTGGGTATTGGTACCGCTAAGCGCCATCCCTCTGATGAGAATGACGAGGCATACGGCATCAACCTTGCCGTTGTCCGGGCAATTCAAGATTATTTGGACAGTCTTGATCCCAGTCTGACAGTGAAGACGCACCGGTCCTAGTGAGTTGACATCATCTGGAGTCACTGTACTCTAGGTGGTGTGAGCTTCCTAGACTTGGAAGCCGGATAAGGGGTTTCGTTATGTCAGAGTTTCGCGGAATGACAATTACATTCGCTAGGAATGTTACAGAGAACGGCGGGGATTTCCACGAAATTACCGTGGATGATATTCACGCATACAGGCTAAATGACGTAGTATTCGCCTTTAGTGATGCCGGGTATGAAATTGTTTCTGTAATGATCGACGGCTATGACTTCCAAGAGGATATGTTTGTTAAGCATATCGGGTCGTACAATGCGAATTCGGATGTTATTGCATTGTTTGATGCTTTGTGCGAAGATGTCTATGCGGCTGATACTATCTGCGCCTTTATCACTGTTAGGGCTTGTGCTGATGTGGATAATTGGCAGGATACCGTTAACTTCTCTGGTATGACCTATGCAGACGTAGTTTGTCAATGGGTAGCTTCATTCCACAAAGTCTATTCGGAGCAGGTTGACAGGTACAACACGTTTTATGAGGAAACCGATCCTTTTCCCCGTTGGATGGAAATAGACTGGGAAGCAACATTGCAGAATATTGCCCGTGAGTATTCGGCATCTGTAGTGGAGTTTAACGGAATGGTATACTACTTCGGCTAGACTGCTTTAGTCGTCGCTCTGCAAAGAGCGGCGGTTATGGTCGCCTAGAGAGGAAACTGATATGAGATTTGAAATTGACAGGCAATTGTTTTTGGATGCTATTGAAAATACTGACGGCGCACTCTATGACGAATATTCGGGACGTCATATGTATGGAGCCACTTGCCCAGGTATTGTAGGGAAGATTTCTGATCTCGCGATTTTATTTATTGAGCTTGCTACTCGTACTGAATGGTCTGACGATATGGATATCGCATACGCTATGGCCCAGCGTACTAGGTCCGATGATATGGGCAATTCGTATATTTATTACTGGCCTGATCTGGTTCTGATTTAATTTATTATTCACTGAAAGGCATTACTTTGTTGGTTACGTATAAGAATCAACTGCCTGCGGATATCCGCTTCGGAGATATCGTCACTGATTCCCGGGGTCGCACATTTGAAGTACGATCTGATGTGGAATTTGACCGAGGAGACTGGCACTTGACTGGTTATCTGATTTCTGATCCTGCGGAGACTAATTGGCGGAAGTTGGGAACAATTCCTCAGTCTTTCACCATTGATGGTAATTCTCTGGTAACTATTTCCTATGAGGACGATGAGGCAGCCTGATAGTCTGATTTAACTATAAGCGGATATATTCCCGTAGAATTGGGAATATATCCGCTTTTTGTATTTCCTTTCAGGAGAAATTATGGAAACTCATCATTTATGGGATAAGAAAACATTTGCCAGTATGGGTCTGTCTGTCGTGCTGTCCTCGGGCTTAGCTGTGGGAGTCCATGACGCCAAGCCCGTACCCCATCACCATACTACCTCTGCCATCGCCTCAGAGAGCCATACAAGCCTGCTCTCAGCCTCTTCAGGGCGAGAGGGGAGATAGCCGATGCCGTACGCGATCAGGAAGTCAGGGGAAGGGTACAAGGTCACCAATAAGGATACGGGCAAGACCTACAGCCACCATCCCCAGTCACGGGCCATGGCAGAGAGACAGCGTCGTGCCATTGCCATGCATGAGTTCGGGCACGGAGCACGCAAGTAGCCATGAAGGCGTCTGTATGGTCCTCTAAGGACCAACTGACATCGAGGTGACCTAGGAGACCTGCTACGTATTGGATCTTGTTAGAGAGCCACACACGGCTTCTCTGTACCACTCGTTGTACAACCCATCCCCGCCGACATAGCCATGGCAAGAACATGTCAACATACCGGCATAAAGAAATCCCCTACCAGTGAATCTAATTGGTAGGGGATTCTCGTATTTACTTATTAATCCTCTATAACCTCGATAACCTCTATGGTGATGCGAACCTTTGACATTCCCTGGTTATACGAGTTGTATTCTCCGTCATCCCACACAGTATTGTCGAGTGCGTCAATGATGACAGTGGCAGGACTATGCGGAGTATTACGGACATAGCCTTCAATAACAGCAGCACCAAACGTTACCTTCATGGCATTCCTTTCTAGGGAACCATAGAAGTAATCCTACCCTTTCAAGCAGGATTACCCCTAAAGCACACTAGCTTAGAACGGAGCCACTTCCGGCTGAGACAGGTTGAAGGCGTTCATCTGTGCCTCTGCCTTACGCATCCACCATGCCCTGCCAGTCTCTGTGTCGGCAGCGTGAGCCATGAACCACGTGTTCTCAGTCACGCCATCCGGAACAGCCGGAAGAACCTCGGGAACCTCAAATTCCTCGGTGATCTTTGACTCGTGGAAGGTAGGGGTCCACGTGGCAATTGCAGGCATGGTGGAAAGAGCCTCTCGAATTGCCGTACCCAAAGCCATATCTTCCCTACGCATGTCCGACACGGTATAGGAAGTCTCTCCGAGGAGACGCTCACCCTTGCTAGCGTCAAGCTCTCGCCGACCCTTGGAGGGGTCGTCAAAATCAACCGGAATGGTGATCTTTTCACCATTCTCCGCAATTACCGGAGTCTGTGCCGAATAAGCCTCATCCACAAGCTTTTCTACAATCTCATCCATGATCTTGCCAGCCTCTCGGGCTTCCACCATACGCGGACGAGCATCCGGCATGGGGTGAAGGTGCTGACCGCCGTCCTCCTGAGACGCAGCAACATCCGCGTTGTACTTCGTGCGCTCCGCGTACTCAGCAGCCTTAGTAGGAACCACGGACGGCTCGAACGAGGAAGTCTCCAAAGCTTCCCGAAGAATGCTCTCAGCATTGTCCAGGGAGACATCAGGAACAGTGAGCCACAGCTTACCTGCTCGGTCGAAATCAACAAGCTCAGCGTCAGCAAGCACACTCAGTGCTTCGAAGGTGTTCTCTCCACCCATTTCCGCGTTCATCTCATCTACGGTGACAGGTTCCTCTTCCGTAGGGGCAAGCTCCACAAGAGTACTGAACAGTTCCGTCAGATCAACGCCGTTAACGATGATGCCCTTAGCCTTGCGAGTAGCCATTTCCTTACTCCTCTTTCTCGGCCCCTTGGGTTAGGGGCTTGATAGGACAGACGTTACCCTGGCAACATCCGCCCTGTCAAGCTACTAGCTCAAGATCTTTTACAGCCCGTAATCTACTTCTCTGTCTTCTCCGAACCATATGTCTACAGGCTGGGGGTACATTGCATCCCTGTCTAGCTCTTCCTGCCACTCAGAGAGCCACTGAACACGTTCCTTGCGCTTGATCTCCCTGCGATGACCCTTTCCTTTCTCCCCATCATCCGCAACCCTGTGAGGGAGGATACGGGAGTTAGCCGAGACACCCGCACCGTTCTTGTGCTTACGGCGTCCACCACTCCGCAAGTGCGGAACGGGAACGCCCTTTTCCGTGGCGTGAACAAGCTTCGGACGCTTGTACTCAATAGCGGGGGGAAGGGATTCGACAAACGCATCCCAAACCTTCGTTTGGGAAACGTAGCGATAAGTCGCCTTGTAGTAAAGCGAAATATCACCATCGAATTCCGAAAGGCGCGGGTATTCGGGCTTTTCCATACGCTCATGCGTCTCACGGTTGAACGCTACCCACTTACCAGCGCGGTAGTAGATCATTCGCTGTTCCCTTCCTGCTGTCTTGCTGTTGTGTCCAACCTAGTGGACACTCCCCCACCCTGTCAACCACCAGATTCAAGATCTTTTAGCGGCAGGGTGCGAGAGAATCAACTAGCTTTAGAAGTCGTAACCTGAACCGTAGTAATCCGATTCATCATCGTAGGAATTTGGGTCTGCGTCCATCCATTCGGAATACTCAACATTAAGCCCTTCCCACATATCCATAGTCAATTCTTCTGATTCATAAACAGATACTCGGACAAAACCTCGGGAATCCATCTCAAGAATCGCATTGAATTCCTTGAAAAGAGCGAACCACCCAAAATCACTCACATCCCCCAAATCGTCGTCTTGGACAGATTCAAAGGAAAACTGCCAAAGGATCTCGGCACGGATATCATTACCGAATTTCTCAGAACGGTACTCTTCTGGATTGGTGGGAAAGTGCGCATTGTTATTCACACACATATACTCACCAAAACTTTCCCACTCTTCCCCATGCGAAAGCTGTCGCTTTTCGATAACCGCGCCGCAACGAGAGCAAATCGAGTAATTCTTAAACATCAGTCTTCCATCCATTTCTGCAAGCGCTTAGGATTTTTGCATATCCTTAGCCATTTATACTGATTCCACGTATAAACGAGCGCCCACCATAAACCATTGTCTTTACGGAGCTTTTTCAAGAAAAAAGTATAAAGCTCTGTGAACACTCTAATTACCTTTCTCTAGAATTCCATACCCGCCGCTATTCTCAAGAATAGAGACGAGTAAAGCTCCCTAGATCAGGCCGAGTCGCCTTGCAGTCGTACGCTTTATCACACGACCACCATTCTTCTTTACGAAACCACGTGCGGCTCGCTGCGTAAGAGGAAGCGTCTTCCCAAAGAGAATCTTTTCGTTGGTCTCCGAACCATTCGTAACGAGGTAATGCCGGTCAGTCGGGCGGAGGACGAGTGGTGCGTTCATTTTGACTCCTAAACGTCTCTGTACGGTTGTCTGGGGCTGATACTACTTGGCGGAGTACAGTTCCCGCAAGGTGGCACGGTAGGCGCTCAGACGGGCAGTCAGGGCGTTATACTCTGCTTCCTCCGCAACGGTCCAACGGCTCACACCCCGTTCACCAGGCCAGCGGGTAAGTTGGGTGGTGGGGTCGGCAAGCTCTTCCTCCGTGCAGTTGGGCACATAGAATTCAGGTCCGTAGTCAGCCTCAAACCGCTTACGCATTGCCTGTTGCTTCCCTACCATCTTTTTTACATGCGGGTTGGCTGCAACCTTGCGCGTAAGTTCCAGAGCATCCATGGTTTCCTCTTCCTGTTGACTAGCCTCTAGGCTGCCATACCCGCCACCCTGTGTCAACAGGGAGACGAGTAAAGATGTCTAGACTTCCTTGAACAGCGTCACAATATGGCGCTCGCCGTGCAGGTATGTTCCGCAACCGTCGCAACCTGTATAACTGTGTGCGACATAATCACATTTACACTCGTAATCGCCCGGAACGTCCGGCCAAATCATGTGCGGGAAACGGGCCTTAAGATCATTGACGGTATACGTAAGACAATCTTCGTCATGATCCTCCCAACCCACGCCCTCAGCGAGCGAGAAAGGCCATTTAATCTTATTCAACGGCTCTGCATCATGTCCATGGTCTGAGTGGCAGTCTCCGCATTCTCCGTTCGCGTGGTGATGCAAACAGTTAACGCAGACCCAAACAGTTCCATAATTCTCAAGCGACATTAGTCTGACTTCCTCTCATACCAGATCATAGCCGGTACTGCGTTAAGTCCCGGGGCAATTCTGACAGGCTCTATGGAAATATCCTCTAGAGGTGCTCCCCACTCAGACGCCTTAGCAATAACAGTAGTAAGAGACCAGCCGTTTATCGTCTGGATTTCCCGCTCTTCAATTCCCATTTCAATTCCTCTTCATGAAGTGAAGAAATTCATCCGAGCATTCCTCGCAGAATTCCAGACTCATGTTTGAGAGCATAGAACCTCCGCCATTCTTCTTGACCATGAAAGACAAGTCATCAATCATTGGGGTATTGTAATGAGGATTAGGATCAAAATCTTTCTTACACCGGTCGCAGTTATGGAATTGAATAACTCGGATTGTCATTTTATTTATCCTTTCCGGGGGATTGCCTAGATTCGAACTAGGTGCAAAAGACCACAATCAGGAAAAGAAAAGTAAACCTGCCTGTAATCTCACAATTACAGGAATCTTTTGCCTGCCTATCAATCCCATATGCTCGCTAGGCGAACAAAGCCAATCCTCGATTTCCCGAGGAATGACTTAACTCGACTAGAGCCTAGTTACGTTTTCCCGGATAATCTTAGCGATTTCAGGGAAACTATCTCCAGCGTCGTTTTTCTCAGTCAAAAGGTGCGTATAACCGTCTTCGTCAATATATTTCCCCACAACGGTTTTCATTCCCGCCCATTCCATAATAACCCTATGAAGAACACCAGTCTCGTAACCTGTCTCGTCACCGTACTGATACACGCCGATTACATTCAAAATCGGCGGAGGAATAACACCAGCCTCAACAGCCATTTCACTCAGAACACCGAGGCAGCAAAATTCATCGTTATCCTTTCGCAAGGCACATGTTCCTTGAGGATACTTGCCCGATTCCAGTCGGGTAGCCAGTTCTTCAGCAATAATGGGGTCCATTTTTCCTCCTAATAATGAAATT